GTAAGAGGTCTTAACCGAGTTCGGTGAAGCAGCAGTTGTTGTTGAAGTCGAGGAGACTGAATCGGTAATTTGCAGAATACCTGCGACCGAAGTTGTGCCACCCCGAACATCTGCCGAAACAGTGCCCGTTACGCGACCGTATGCATCAATCGTTTGCGATTGAACGAAGTTGATTCCAGCAGTTCCAGACGTGTTAGTCTGAGAGACTGTGGCCAGGTCAACTTGGTCTGAACCGTTGATGACGGTGCGACCCGAAGCAACGTTAACGTCAAGAGTGTTGCCAGTCTTGGTAAGACCGTTTCCAGCGGTGATTTGACCAGCGCCGGAGAACTGGGAGAAGAGAATTGCGTCGCCAGTGAAGGTTGTGAAACCCGCACCCGAAATACCCATCCGAATGGGTGCGGGCTGAGTTTGTACGAAACCATTTCCTCCGTTGATTGTTCCGTAGGTGACATAGATGAAGTCACCAGGTGCGATTTCTCCAGTGGGGGAGTTATCAAAGTCTGTAGCTCGGGTCCAGACACCGTTGGCACCCGTTCCAATGGTCGTTACGGTGTAAACACCGTTGTAAGCGGTAGTTGTGTGGTCTTTAACGAGGATCCTTTGACCCAAAATCAGAGTTGAACCACTGTCTACAGTATTTGGTGTGCCTCCTAAAGTGGCACCGATACCAGGATCACCATTTACGACAATGCTGAGTCCGGTGCCGTTAGTTAGAACAGCGTTTGGACCGCCGTACGTAGCCGAAACCTTGGCCTGGTTGTTGGCTGGAATCGTAGTGACGTAGTATGTAGTGTTAGCTGTTAGACCTGTGCCTGTTGTTGTATTGCCGGTGCGAATTTGATCGTTTACCTGTAGAGCAGTGGCGGCACTGAACGTGATTGTGTCTGTTCCAGTGATAGTAGTGATTGTAAGTGCCGTACCTCCCGAAGTGTAAGCGTACGAAACAGCTCCAGTAGTAGCGTAATCTGCCGCAGCGTGAACGTTTAGGCTTTGCGCAATGGCGTCAGCGTATTGCTTGGTAACGGCATCGAAGTCAGAAACTGGTGTGCCAACCAGTGTGATTCGCGCACCGTTGACATCAACCACACCTGTTCCATTTGGAACGAGGTTGACGTTGGTGTTTGTTCCACCCGCCGTAAACGTTAGGGCGCCAGTGCCGGTAATTGAGCCGGTTGTAGTTCCAGTTCCACCGCGAGCTACAGCAATCGTACCAGCGTTCCACGTACCTGAAGTAATCGTGCCAACGGTAGCGAGACTGGAAAGTGCTGTTACACCCGTGTCAACCAGAGTGCCGGAAGTAGGCAGCGTAACGTTTGTGTTCCCTGTAACTGTGAGCGTAGTTGTGAACGCACCTGACGTCGTCAGGTTTCCACCCAGCGTAATCGTTCTTGCGCCATTGTTGACGCCGGTTCCACCGTAGGTCGGGTTGATAACCGAACCGTTCCAGGTGCCGGAGGTAATGGTTCCAACGGTTGCCAGGCTGGACAGGGATGTAACAGCGGTGTTAACCAGCGTACCGGTGGTAGGCAGAGTTACGTTGGTCGCACCAGTTGTTGTAAGAGTTAAGGCGTTTGCGCCCGACGTAGTGAAATTTCCAGCGATGTCAATGTTGCCGCCCAGACTCAGAGTTCTGCTGGCGTTTTCGACATCTATGGTCAGAGCGCGAGCTCCAGTCAAAGCAACGGAAGAAGTTGCACCGATTGAAACGTCGAACGCTGCGCTGGTGTCGCGAAGCGCCAGAGTGCCAAGACCGGTAATGGTTTGCAAACCAGCGATCGTAGTTGCTGTACCGCCAAGCGAAACTGATGTCGAACCCAGAGTTACTGCGCTGTTAACAAGTTTGCTGTTGGGAATCGAGTTGTTTGCAATCGACAGGGAAACCGTTACGTTGCTTCCAGAGGGTTGCGTTGCGGTTGAGGACAGAATCGTCCCGTCGCCCGTGACCGAAAAGGTGCTTCCTGTTGCAAACGTGAAGCTTCCGGTGTTACCCGTTACGGTAAACGTGGAAGAAACGGCGCCAACGGCAGACCGAACATACGCAGTCGAAGCAGCATTTGTACTGTTATCCGACTGAAGTTGAGTCGGTACAGTAATAGTTGCGCCGGTAAAGTTCTTTGTTCCGGTAATTGTCGCGTTGGCACTCAGCGAGATGAAAGCACCAGCACCACCGATTGCAATGATTGAGGTCGCGTTACCCCCTGAGTTACCTGAACCGTAGTACAGGATAGCGTCATTTTCGTTAAACGCTAATTCGGCGTTAGCGAGGGACGAGGGGGCACCCGAAGAGCCTGCTCGCCGTTTAATTCTAATAGTGTTGGCCATTAATAGGTTCCCCCATTGGTTATGTCAAGAATGGTGGTGTCGGTTTCCCAGAATGTTGTTGTCTGATTGTACACGAGAGTACTAAGGTTTGTTAAACCGGTGGTGTCTACATCCGGGAGTTCGTTGATTGGAACGCCACCTCCTCCTGCCGCGATGTAGTCTTGAACCCACTGTATTGTAACAAAAGCTAGGGGGTCGTCAGGGATTAAATACCCCGCTAAGATCGGACCTTCGAAAGTCCCCCCTTGTGTTGTAACCATCTCCTGGGGGTATGGAACAACGGAAATCCATTGACCTCCGTCGGTATCCACATACCACATATTTAGATTACTACTTTCGGCGTCATACCAAAAATCCCCAGGAGAAGGATTCGAAGGTGGCGACGAACTTATGGTGGTCCTGGTGCAATTCCCGGGATCTGTGATCACCTCTGTCAAGGCAATCCATTCGCCCGAGACGCCACCGTTGTCTCGGAGGTAGAGAACGTTTTGAATCGTATCGTACCAAAGAGCCCCGTTTACAGGGTTGATTGGTTCAGTAGCGCTAATGAGAACCGGTGGGGGAGCCCTACCGGGTTCAGGGGTAATCGCAATCCACACACCTCCCTGCGGGCCTAAAGTCCAAACCTTGAGTAGATCGCTTACAGTGTCATACCACAGGTAGCCAACTAAAGGGTTGACAGGGGGGGTGGCACTTACGAGAACGGGGCTTTCTTCTTCGGGAATTCCTTGGGAGATAAGAATCCAGCTAGAGGTGCCAAACGGGGCTTCTTTCCAAACTTTTAATTCGTTGGTATTATCATTGAACCACAACGCCCCCTGCTGGGGGTCGGTAGGAGGTGAAACGCTGACTGTGACTACGTCGCAACAAGACGTTGAGGAAGAAGCAGCGTTTTCCCAGACGCCGCTGCCGGGGGTGTTAACTCTAACTTTGAGAACTCCTTCAAGGGTATTAAACCAAAGGAACCCCGGCTCCGCATTCAACGGCGCGGAAGAGCTGATGAGGACTGGTGGCTCTGGCTGAGGAATTGAGGAAGTGATGTCAATCCAACGGGGTTCTGTTTCCCCATTCAGAAAACCCCATATCTTCAAGATTTCGTTAAGTGTATCGTACCACAATGCCCCCTGCAAAGGGTTCTTGGGCGCTGCGGCACTAAAGTATACAGGAGCCGAAGAAGATGTTGGAACGTTTACGGCAAGCCACTGCACTCCCGTCCATTTCCAAGATCTTCCATTAAACGTGTATACCTGGCCGAGAGTGGGATTTGATGGAAAATTGTATGCCATTAACCAGTGGGCTCAGCACTCTTTTCAAGGTTTTACCCCACTTCAAACGGTTTGACATACAAGAAAGGGGAGGTTTCCCTCCCCGTGTTAAAAACTACCTTTTACAGCGACTCACAGTCGTCAAAGTAGTATAAGAAGAAGCGGTATTACCAACATGGCAACCCCGATGAAAAAGCCTCCGATTTCAAGAATCAGAGGCGTTAGACTGTGCTCGGACATTAGCGCGGAGAGAGAGTTCCCGACGGTTGGTATTGCGACTAGCAGTGGCAAGAACAATGAAGACGGAGGTGATGCCAACGATGCCAACGACAGCGAGGGCGAGGTCGGACGAGGTGAACGAGGTCCAGGTGGAGACGGAAGGCATGGTGTGGTTTGATTGACTGTATTTATTATAGCGCCTTTCTCACGAAAGGCAAAGGGGGGTTAACCGGTCGAGGAGGTACGGTAAACCGTCCGGGTGGATGAGTTCGGTGGTTGTGGGTGAGGAATAGCGGTGACCGTTTGCTTTGGCCCACTTTAGCAACTCCTGCTCAAGGTCGAAGCATTCGCCGAGGGTGGCTTTGTGGAGATGGATGATGGAGATTAACTTGGGGCCGAACCGTTGTTGAAGTGTTTTCTTTGTGATTCCAATCTTAAAGTGTGTGCCGGATTCGTCCAGGTAGCGAATCAAGTACAACACCCCCGGTATATTGCGTTCCTCGGGCGTGTACCTCCAGGCACCTCTTTCTAGCCTTTGCTGGCGGATCAACTCGCACACTTCCGGCGTGTGCTGTTTACCCTTGAACGGGTTATTCTCTCTCATTAATCGAGAGTGCTCAGGGCGAGGTGTAGATTTACGTTGACTATCGCACTTTTTGCACGAGTTCTTAGCTGCTCTGTACGAGTGTATTTTCTGCTCGTACTCGTTGCCGCAGTGACAGCGAACTCTTATAAGGGGGTGCTTGAGTTCTAACAAGGTGTGATTCCTGCTGGCACACTCTTCCCCCATTCGCTCTTCGGTTAAGCGATTGTGAGCAGGTTTACCAACGGGGTATGCCATACAAAAAGACCTCCACGGTTATTATACCGCAGAGGTCATAAAGTAAACTGTAACTTAACCGATTGCAGGAGCAGTCAGGGCCACAGGGGTTGAAGTGGCAGAAGCCAGGTCTAGAGGGAAGTTGTGGGCATTCCTCTCGTGCATGACTTCTATTCCGAGGTTGGCACCGTTCAAGATGTCGGCCCAGGTCTTGATAACGTGGCCTTGATTGTCTAGAATTGACTGATTAAAATTCCAGCCGTTAAGATTAAACGCCATCGTGCTTACGCCCATTGCGGCGAACCAGATTCCTACCACCGGCCAAGCAGCCAGGAAGAAGTGGAGTGAACGCGAGTTATTGAAGCTAGCGTACTGGAAAATCAATCGCCCGAAATACCCATGAGCTGCAACAATATTGTATGTCTCTTCTTCTTGACCAAACTTATAACCGTAGTTTTGTGACTCGGTTTCGGTAGTCTCGCGAACCAGCGAACTGGTTACGAGCGAGCCGTGCATCGCAGAGAAGAGTGAACCACCGAAGACACCAGCCACTGCGATTTGGTGGAATGGGTGCATCAGAATGTTGTGCTCAGCTTGGAAAACCAACATATAGTTGAACGTTCCTGAAATCCCCAGAGGCATCGCATCGGAGAAAGAACCTTGACCGAAAGGGTAGACCAAGAATACGGCACTCGCAGCAGCAACAGGTGCGCTGTAAGCAACACAGATCCAGGGGCGCATTCCCAAGCGGTAGGAAAGTTCCCACTCACGTCCCATATAGGCGTAGATACCGATCAGGAAGTGAAAGACAACGAGTTGAAAGGGGCCTCCGTTGTATAGCCATTCGTCTAGGCTTGCGGCTTCCCAAATAGGATAGAAATGCAGGCCAATAGCATTAGAGCTGGGAACAACTGCACCAGAGATAATGTTGTTACCGTAAAGGAGTGATCCGGCAACAGGCTCGCGAATTCCATCGATGTCAACGGGAGGGGCGGCAATAAAGGCAACAATAAAGCAGATTGTTGCGGCAAGCAACGTTGGAATCATGAGGGTACCAAACCAGCCGACATAAAGGCGGTTGTTGGTGGAGGTTACCCACTCGCAGAAGTCATTCCAGACGTTGTTACTGGAACGGGTTAAAACAGATGAAGACATTAGTCATAGTAAGTATGTGTGTGGGATAACTCAGCGGCTGGGAATCCCCGTGGAAACGCCGCTTACACATGTATTTTACCCGAGAGTTACAAAAGTAAACTTTCAGGGTCCAGTAAACTTTCTTCGACTAGCTGTTTTATCATCGACTCGTACTTTTCACCATCTAAGTTTGCATCGCAACTCCATAAGTTTTTTAAGTGAAACCGTAAACGCAGCGTTGCCTGTTTCTCGAGTTTTTTCTGAGCTTGTTTTTCACGTTTATTTCTTTTACTCTCCCTATTCTTTTTTCTTTGTTCTCGTAGTTCTGCCTGATCCTCTTTCGACAAACCCGCTATTTCTTTAGCTCTTTTACGCCTAACAATGGCACTCAGTTTCCCCCCTTCAGAAGCGAGTTTAGGGAAACTTGCACCCTTGTGCCACCCCCCCTGGTGCATATCCGGAGAGCACACGTAGAGGTGCTCAGGTATGTTACGGCCCCCTAACGCTTTAGGTGGTTCGTGATGCACATGTTTACCTGACATCTGCTCATCGCTCAATCCCCAGTTTATTTGAGCAATTTTGCGATAATCTGTATTTTCTTTTGACAATACTATGGATACTTCCTTATCCATTATGTTGGCTTAACTGCAAACATTTTAGTTATTCTCAGGTTTCGTAAACTTAAGGTCTACTTTACCGGTTTCGTTGATAAAATTTACCTTCCCTTCGGTGAAATGGATCCACTTCTTTAACTCTAGCGTGTATGTTCGTAGAACTTCCGCCTGCGCTAAGTGCCAAGGGTCGTATGTTTTCAGATATAGACGCATGTGCTCATCGACTGCCTTCAGGCAGTGCTTAATTACCGGGTTCCAGGGTTCGCGAACTGGTGTATTCCAGGTGCGTCTTTCTTCACTAGTCCTTTCCATCGGCCTCGTCCAAATATTTGGCTATTTAGTGGGCCATCAATGCGTACACTTCCTCAGTCGTCAGTCCGCCAGACTGAAGAACCGCCTGCAGGATTTCCTCCGCTCTCTCCTCTGCTTCGTCAGTTCCTTTTCGGACGAGTTCTTTCCGTTGAATCATCCTCTTTAAGTTTTCGCTCATTGTAATCTACCAAGTTCTTGAATGTAATCTTCCCCCAGACGGGCTCTTTTGTTTTTCGCTGCTTGACTGGTTCCTTGAATTTCCCCGTATTTGTCAAGGTAGCGATTCACCAAACCAACGTAGGGATCATTCGCAAGTTCAGGGTTTTTCCAGTTAACCAGGCCTCCGATCTTGGCCAGATCTTGCATGACTCGAGCTGGCTGCCGAGAGGTAGGAACACTCAGACCGTAATCTACGAGCTGAACATTGTTGCCACTCACAATGAACTGGAGGGCGTGAAGATCACCGTGAGCGTAACCCAACTTGTGCAGGTCACGAATCGCCGCCGCCGCTTTCTTCGCCTGGGAAGCATTCATGACAGGCTCACCTTCCCCTCGAGAGTAACCTGCCCACAGAGTTTTTCCTTTGGCCGTTGCCATCTCGATGTGCTCGGCGGAACTAGAATAGATCTTCGGACTATGCCCTAGCTGACCCATTCGGGTGGCTAATTCCAGCTCAAACTCCCCAAATTCCCCCTTCTTCCCATCTTTTCCAACCAGCAATTCTTTAACAACACGCTTGCCGTCTGGACTGATTGAAATTTTTCCGTAGTTACCTTGATTGATTGGTTTCCACTTGTCGTATCCTACTTTAGTCGAGGAATTTTCGAATGTTCGACGATTTCTATCATACGCCTTCGACATTCTGTCCAGGAGCTCCGCCGTCTTGCTAAGCTGCCCCGAAGACAAAAAAGCGACCCGACAAGACCGCTGAGAGGCGATACAAGTCGAGCCGCAACTTTTTCCGCGAACGCAACGTTTTTTACTCCCGGCTTTGCGCATCAGGTTTGTACATCTGAGTGGTTTTACCCGTAGCTCGCAATAATACCCCAACCTGTTCCGTCGCCCTCTACCGTCCACCGCGACTTGAGAAGGTCGCGACTGTACTTTACGCGATTGCCATTTGTTGAAAGGTAGGTGCCGGTGGCATTGTTAATCTCCCCCCATGGATCGTTCACCACATACCAAGAACCACCAGGCGCTTTCGTGTCAACTTCCTTACCGATTACAATGATCCAATGCCCTCCACCAGAAGGTGCGGTGCTTGGTCCTTTGTGCAGTATACCAACAGGAACTGGAATTCCACGGGCTAGCAGAGAGTCTAACGTTGAAAAAGTGAGGCTAGTGGAAAATCGTGAACTGACACCAAAGTGCTTTAGTGTTTGAACTTGAACAGCAGCATCCGTGGTGTCGCCACGCTTGAATACTTCCCTGATGTAATCATCGTCGCTTTTTATCGAGGTGGGTTTTAGAAACTTGCACAGCATCGCGCATGACGAGCTGAAGCATGTGCGTGAAGCGTCCCGGTAGTTGTCCCGTTGTGAGTAGTAGGGAACGTTGAGAACGGATGGTACGCCAGGGGCGTTTGTGTAAGGGGCTCGGTGAATTCGCACCCAATTAGCTTCGTCGGTTAATAACTCAGGCTTGATTGCTAGAATTTCTTTATACAAGTCAGCATAAGCGGCCCGGTGCTTAGGGTTAGCTGGGTCAGCGAATTGGGCAAAGTCAAAGAACTTTTTGGAGTCGAAAGTCGCCATGATTCACTTTTTGAAGAATGGTAGTTTGTTAATGATTTTCACGAGCGGTTTCAGAGTCGTAAGAAGAGCTTCAACACGACCAAGCGTGAGCAGAAGGAGGTCTAACTTCTTTTCGATTGAGTCAATCCGTTTCGTAATAGGCTCGAGACCCTGATCTAGTTCTTTTGCCAGAAAAGCACCAGGATCAGTCGTTGAATTGACGAATTTTTTAAGATCCATTTCTATCTGAGTATGCTTAGGATGGTTTTGTCTAGATAACTTTACCCCTTCGACTGGTAAACTCGGCCCATAAGCTCCTCACCAAATACCCGAAGATCCTGGTTTTTCTCCATGTTGCCAGCCATGATTGCCATGCGGCCAACTTCCCCAGGACCATCGGTTTTCATTGCTTCCTGAACGAATGGGTCGGCGAGGAAGTCTTTGATCGTCTGTTTGTTCATAAGAAAATGTCACCTGCGTTTACAAATACCGAATGGGATGCGTCAAGGAGTTTGTCAAATCCCGGGGTCGCTTCCATTTCTCTGTATTTAGTTATAAATTTCTTAACATCTGGGGCATTCACGCCACTGTCAGTGTCTGCATAGTACAGGTTCTTGACTGGTTTTGGTATGTCCCCACGGCTTAACATAAACCCAATGTCGCGAGAGAAATACATTGATAGATCCCTGTCTGTAAGGGTAGAGTTATCCCCCCTCGCTTTTAGGGCTGCCGCCCTATGAACCATGTTCACCAGAGTTTCTTCGGCAACAGTTGGACTTTTCGGGCCTTCACCAATCCAGTTCCCGATTTTATCGTCCCCCCCTAAGAATTCATGAACGAGGGCATGTACATTGTCGTGACTCCAGCTTAAGGTATGGGGGGTTGCTTCAAGGCCCGCTTTCTTTCGCCACGATTCTGCTTTTTTCTCTACTTCGTATATGTCAACGTTCTTGCCGGCCATGACGAGGTCTTTTGACTTCGCCCCCTTGTCTTCAACGGGTTTCGTCTCCTCCGTCCCTTTACGACACTTGCCTCCGGTACCATACGCAGTTCCGTTCGGTCGTACACATCGTGTAAAGTCAAGCGTTTCACTATAGCTAACTGTTTGCTGTGGCTGCGCCGGTTGCTGAGTGCACTTAGGTTTCTTCAGCTTTTGTTGTTGCTGTTGGAGTTGAGGGTCCGGCTGCGAAGCCTGTACCACCTTGGGTTGCGGAGGCTGAGGTGGCTGCGGGGGTGGTTTGGGCTGCGGGGGTGGCTTGGGCGGGCATGGCTCTGCTGCCGCCTGCCCTGGCTCTGCGTAGAGCATGGACGAAACTGCGTCAAGCGCCTCTTGAGAGAATCCAGAGATGTTCATCCTAACATTCTCATCCCTTGAACTTCTTTGCTACTTCCGCCCTGCGGGTTGCCTGGACCCCGTGGGTATGAAGCTGGTGACAGCATTTCGCTATCCAGGTTTTCCTTGAGCTTACCTTGATCGCCGGGCTGCTTTCCGCGACGTGAGTCAATATCCGCGTTCAAGTTGGTGTTCCGCTTGAACCACGGGTCAGTTTCATAGTTTTGTTTATTGACAGGACCGCCTTTTCCCGTCTTAAACTGTTTTTCCCAATTAGGGTCAGAAAACTCTAACATCGCCGTTACTTCTAAGAGTGCCTCAGGCGAGAAACCAGGAATGTCCATCAGTCGTTTCCGTAATTGTCTCTGATGAACTGCTCTTGAGCCTTTATCCTTTCGTCGTACATTTTCATGACATTGCCGATCATCTCTTCACCTGCCCGGCTACCGAACTGCTTCTTATAGTCGCTGGCTTCCCTTTTGAGTTCGGCCAGACCGTCGATAGACATATTACGAGGCGACGTTCCGATCATCTGCCCGTTAGGGCGTCTCACATCTTCCTCGTCTCTTCTCTTTGGCATCCCCTTAGTAAGACTCCGAATTGTATCGGTAGTTGTTCCACCTAGCTTTTGACGAGCGTCTGCGACCAGCGAAATAAAGTCGGTATTTGCAGGAACTCCTTGACGAATCATCTCGGCAATTCTTTTGCGATCTGAGTTAAACCTTTTGTCAGAGAGAACGTCTGCAGCGATCTTTTCGCTTTTAGACATCTTCGGTGCACCCACCGTGTGGCTCTTTCCTGAACTATCAAGAATCTTTTCGCCTTTCGGTAGCATCCCGGCGAGTTGCTCCATGACGTCCTTTTCGTCGTCGCTTACTTCAGTACCCTTGCGGCACTTTCCACCCGTGCCGTAGCGAGAGCCATTCGGACGCTCACAAGTGGTGAAGTCGTAGTTTCCAGTTAGCATTGCGGAAACTTCTTGAGCCACGTCCTCTGAGTAGCCCATTGATGCCAGGCGCTCAGCATGATCCGAGTTTTTTCCTTTTGATTTTCCAGCCATCGATAGTGCGATCGCAATTGCTTGATCTTGTGATTTTACCACTTTTCCTTCCTTGCCGCCTTTTCCGCGACCGCTATGTAAAGATTTGGGGTCGTGATGCTTCCAGCGATGCATCACCTGACCAACCTCGTCCTTGTGGGCAGACATAGGATGGCCTTCGGGCAATTCCTTAGACATAACTATTGATCTAGATCACCTATTTTACCCTCAATTTCCTTGACATGATCTCGCAACTGAGTTACCTGGTGAGCTAATTTAGCCATGATCGTAAGCGCCTCTGTCAGAAACTCTTCGACCTCCTCCCTTGAAAGTTCGTGTAACCTTCGTCTAACGGAAAGCACACGAAACTCTGACTCAAGGGGAAACGGTTTAACTTCAAAGTTCGTCTTGGAGTCCATGGGCTATTGAGCGAAGGTCAAAGAATTTTTCTGCGGCATACTCTTTCTCCTCCTCACTCATAAAATCCCCGTCCACGTATTTCATTAGCATCATCATCTCAGCGTCTGACAAAGCACGAATCTGACGTATGAGACTAGGGCTTAGCAGAGTTGCTTTATGCTCCTCGAAGTTGTAAACAAACTCGGGTGTGGCCCAGTCCTCGGGTGAACTATCGTAAGACACATGATAGTTGTTCTCGGACATCTCGCAGTTGAGAACTTTACTTTCGTCCAGTCCTAGAATCTCGGCGATTTCCTTGTAAGTCTTACCCTCTTTCACTAGGTCGGCTACCTTGTTCCGGTAGTTGGCAATCCAGCGCGGCGTCCGCACCATGCGGGAGTAATCCCGAAGGGCGTGTTGAATGTAACCCCGCGCAGTGTTCCACGCGTAAGTGCTATACTTCACGTTCATTTCGGGGCGGTAACGAGTTGCAGCAACGCACAATGCGAATTTTGCTACGGACTCTAAGTCCTCCCGTGTCAGTGAACCTGTGTGACCCCCGGTTAAACACTTTGCCCCGTAGGCAAGCCTACCTGCGATCCAAGTGTGATCTGTGACAAGTTTCTGTTGCTCAGGCGTAAGCCTTGGGTACTTTTTGTTGCGACGACGTGTCATCTTAGGCTTCACAGGGGATGCATTCAGCATAGTTTGTTGTCTCAGTTTCTTGGGGGAATTCGGCTTTTTCGGTGTGAGCCATGAAGTCATTATAGCCGCCAATGTGCTTCTTGTATAGCCAAAGTTGAGGAACTGTCTTCCAAGCAGGGTTCCAGTATCCTTTCTCTTCGGCTTGCGTTTTTGTAATCTCCTCGTAATGAATTCCGTCAGCTGCTAACGCGGATTTAAGTTTGTCACACCAGGGGCAATCCTCTTTGGTTACAATAAGAGCAGGTACAACTTTCAAGTTTGTCAACAGGGACGAGGACTTCAGATAGTAGAGTGATTTGAGGTTCATCTTCCATGCTGACAAGTGCAATCGCATGATATACGCTGCATCCGACTCCGGGTCAACTTTCAGATTAAGGGACTGACCCTGACAAATATAGGGCTGGCGGTCAGACGCTTGTTTGATTAGTTCAAATTGGTCAATCTCCTGAAAAGTCTTGAAAATTTCCTTCTCAACATCGCTAAGGCAGTCAAGGTCTTGCACACTTCCTTTTGCCTTTAGTACCTGTTCCCAGATGCTGTCGTCTATTCCGCGGTCGCAGAAGAGTTTCTCGAGAACAGGGTTTTTACGTACGTAGGTGCCTTTCGCTTGTTTGGCTACGAAATAGTTGGAGTCGATTGGTTCAATACCTTGGCTAAAAGCACCTGAAATGACAGAGTTTGTCCGGGTGGGAGCAACAGCAGTAAGGTGAGTGTGGCGCATGCCGGATCCCACGCACCATTCAGGTTCGCCAAATCGTTGTGCCAGCTCTCGTGAGGCAATCTCGGCTTGCTCTCGCACCCATTGATGCGTCTCGATGTTAAGTTGCCGAGCGCCTAAGGAAGCAAAAGGCAATCCACGTTTCTGGTACAGCGTATGCAGACCCATGGATCCAAGACCTAGGGCACGAGATTTTTCTGCAAAGCGGACTGAGCGACCGAGACCCACTTTGTCTTTTGCCTTACGAACGAATTCGCTAACGACCGCGTCAAGGAGGTGAATCGCGAGTTGGGGGACTGTACGTCCTGTAATAGGAGATTTCCACCCACTAAACTCGTCATACCGACTAAGGTTGAGGCTGCTAAGGACGCAGACGAACGAATGATGCTCATCGGTGTGCAGGAAGATTTCTGAACAAAGGTTGCTTGTTTTGACCGAGAGGCTGCGTTCGGTGTAGCACTCCGGGTTTTGCCGATTTGCGTTGTCAATGAAAATAAGGTAAGGCGACCCAGAGATCATACGAGTCTTCAGAACTTCTCCAAAGAGCTCTTGTTTTTCCAGATCTCCCCCAATCATTGACTCCACCCACTCGTCAGTGATTGTAAGAGCAACGTTCGAATCGATGAACTTTCTGGGATCACCCTTTGTGTGGTCTTTGGTTCGAAGAAGTTCTGGAACGTCGGGATGATCGATCGGTAGGTAAATAGCGAAGGAGCCACGGCGGACACCGCCCTGTGACACAACGCGAGCACACAGATCGTATTGCTGCGCCCAAGGAACTATCCCCGTGGACTTTCCGCCGCCTGTGATTGGGGCACCCGCAGGGCGAACGTCGCCAAAATAAACCCCCACACCGCCACCGTTCTTACTCAGCTGCGCGACTTCCTTAAGGTGTGAGTATATAGAGCTAACAGAATCGCTAGGGTGTACACTATAGCAAGAAATTGGCAGGGCCCTTGAAGTCCCAAAGTTAGCAGCAACGGGAGAAGCCAAACCCAGCCACCCATTCCAAAGGCAAGTAAAAAGATCGTCAAAGAGGGTTTCATCTTCGTTAATCACAGAGGCGGCGCGAGAGACTCGCTGAAACATCGCACGGGGGGTTTCCCCAGGCAGCAGATAGCCTGCGGACAGAGTGTGCATTCCTTCGTTGGAAAGCCACTCGGGGGCAATAGGTTCGGTCATACGAGGTTCAGGTCTAGCGTCTTAAGGTTAACACCCAGGAAGTCTTGAGTTGGTTTAGAAACGTAATTTCCCCCATCTTTTGACTGGGCAAAGAAGTCGGTACTTGTTGCTCCCGCCATAATAGGGTGGAACCACGATTTAATGCGGTCTGCCGCGTCGTTGTCGACGTGAAATAAAGGAACGGAAGCCCCGAGTTCCGTCAACCGCTCGTTCGCCCTCCAACGAAGGTATTGTTTTGCGTCGTGCAGGGTGATCGTGCCTAGAGTGCGACCTTTGAATATTTGGTCTAGGAAGGCTTCTTCATTTCTCAACACGGCTTTAAATCCCTGCGAGATCATTCTGGCTTCGTCAGGTGTAAGCGGATCCTCCTTAACTAGCTGCCGGAAGAGTTCGATTCCCGTGTTGGAGTGCTGCTGCTCGTCAAGAGCCGACCAAGAAATGATTTGAGCGATTCCCTTGAAACGCCCAGTAAGGTTAAGGGATAGCAGAACAGCAAAAGAACTGAATAGAGAAACACCCTCCCCAGCACCGCTGAACACAGCAAGAGACTCTTTAACTCCTCGACTTTCGAGGAAGTAGCCGATCTTTTGTTGGGCGATTGGGTCACCCAGGAATGCTTCAAATTCATCTAGCCCCAGTGTGTCGGAGAGAAGGTTGTAAGCCTCGGCGTGAACAATCTCAGAGAGGGAGAAAGCACGGGCAACCGCAACGATTTCGTGTTTCGGAAACCAGTTCGGAATGTTCGCCCAGTAGTCACTCACATGGGTTTCAAGTTGAGTGAAACCTCTCAGGATTCCGCCAATGATTTCTTTCTCGTCTTGTGACGCATTTTGCCAATCACGAATGTCGCTCTCGAGGGAAACCTCCTGAGGGCGCCACTGGGACGATTGAGCCTTGTGATAGGCTTCGAAAAACTCAGGGAATTCAAACTTCCCGTTCACTTTATACGGTTGTCGGTACTCGAGAATGCTTGTCATGCTGACGCTTTATACGTTTGGCTTCTTTTTCAAGAAGATATTGTTTACGCACGGGTTCGTGCTTTGTTTCATCCCACCAGTCTGGTTTCTCGCTGTAACGCCACTCGGCGTAACCTTTGTAACCGTTGATGTAGTTGCGGTACGCTGTAACTGCATCGCCGGGGATCTTGAACTCTTCTGGCATTGCTTGGACGAAGGGTGTGTGGGCGGACCAGCTCAAGTCAGGTTCGTGCCAATAAAGAAGGTCTGCAATCTGGTCTAGCCCTTGAGTTGTTCCGTGGACTTTTCCGTACCGGCGTGAATACTCTAGATTCATTTCCAAGGCATGGCACAATAACCAACCAACATTCGCGGGACTTTCGTAGAGCCACTTTGCACAAGGATGGTGGGCAAATCCTTTGAGGCCGTAGTATTTTTTATCAGCGTCAAAGAGTTCCTTTTGCCCCGGCTTTTCGATTTTAACCCCATGCGCGTTGAAAGCCCACGGAGTCAGCAGTTGCAGCGACTCTGTAGGCATTTTGACGATCAATTTATCGGGCAGATCACGAGCAGCAAGGCGAGGATCATCGTTGACAGCGAAAATGTTCACGGTGGTTTGGAACAGGTAAGTTAAGTATAACAGAAAAAAGCACGCAGTAAAGGGCGGTTAACCCTCCATCTGTGCGTACTTCTCGAGTCGGTCGCGTTCGCGTTGGACCATTTCAAGGTAACCTTGCTGGAGCCTCTGAACTTCGCGCAGCTTTTCCCTTTCATGGTTCTGGGCGATTCGCCCGATGATCCAGAATAAACTCAGGTTGCCGAGAAGGGTACCGACGAGGGATCCAACGGTGATTGCAAGAAGAGTCATTTCCCTTGGCCCTTGTACCTACGTTGCTTAGGACGAGAGGGAGTCGCCGCCAGATTGGTGTTACGGCTGCGGCCCTGAGCACTCATTTTCGGTTTGCTTTGAATTACTTGGGCACCCGCCGATGATTTCTGTTTCGCCATGTTGTTCGTGTGTGTTTAGTACAAAGTTTGCGTGTTCGGTCAGTGCCCTGACGAAGACTGTTTGAAATAGAGCGTGGTGCTCTTCATCTTGATTCCAGTAGTTCAGCCAGCCAGCCAGTTCGGTGTCGTCCGGGGCTGACAACTCCCACCCATCGTCAATGTCTGTAACGGTGAGGTCGTTGAACGCATCCAGGGAGGGCCACCAAAATGAGCTGTCAGAAAGTTTCTGAGAGGTGGTTGATTGCATGTGCCAGTAAGATGAGGAAAGCTACGAACGTTGTTGTGAAGACAACCTCAGTCATAAATCAGTATTTTGTAGATGATGTAGACGGTGCCCGCTAAGAGTACCGCGATTAGGAAATTAACGCCCCAGACTGGGTCGGTCACCAAACGCCAGGAATGATTTGCCCTGTCAATGCGTAGGCGCCAAGAGCTGCAATAACGCCAAGCATAGCCAGGCGACCGTTCAGTTTTTCAGCTTTTTCGTTGTGGGTCACAGTGTAGTCCTCGTTGGGATCAATGTACATGGTTGGTTCTTTGGCAAAGACATTCTGCCTATCGCCGTCTTCGGTCGAAATCGTCATCGTTGTTTGAGTATCAAGGTTAGTATAGGGTTAAGTCAGGCGAGTAAATCGCGTTCTAGTTGCAAGATGGCAAGTTTACGCTTGCGCTCTTTTTTACGCTTCCGCTCTTTCAGCCAGTTCTTGAAGTACGCCAACTCGGCGAAACTAAAGAGGCTCGGGTTCTCAAGGGCTTCTTTGGCCAACTCATTCTTCTTCTTCATCGGTTTACCTCCTTTTGTTCAAGTTTAATCTTGGCTTTGGGGTCCCAACCGTTTGCTTTGTTATGGTTGGCAACAGGGCCAGCGGTGCTCACAAAACCGTCTACCGTGGACACCCATAGTTGAGAGTTGGTTACCCTCGAACCTCTTTTGCCTGCGTTTGAGGAATGTACACTTTTTCCTTGCTCATTTTTCTCCTGGTTCATTGTCTGGGCCCTCTTCTTGCCAGCTTTTACAGCATTCACGCTTTTTCCCTCGTGATCCTTGATGAAGTGCATTCTCTCAGCATTTTTTACACCCAGAACGCTTTTACCTCCAGGAGTTCTCTCAGAGTGTGCTTTCGCCGCAGTCTCTAAGGCGTGAATGCTCTTGCCGTCTTTATCTTTTCTGGCGTGTGTTTTCTTTCCCCCTTTACGACCCCCTTTGGCCGCATTTAGACTTTTGCCTTCTTTATTTTTAGTTTTGTGTAATCTCTTGCCGTTTTCTACCCCTATGACGCTTCTACCGAGACCGTCTTTGTTTTCGTGAGCCTTTTGTGCTCCCCTTTCTGCCCACTCGATCCATTCCTCCCCATTATGCCACCCCCAGCGATGGAACGAGGGTGAACACACATAAAGGTTAGAAGGATCGTTTGCTCCACCGTCACTCTTTGAGATTCGATGATGGACATGCTTACCCTTCATTTGTTCATTGGTTAGACCCCAATTTTCTTGGGCGATTTTTCTATAAGGTCGTTTGTCTACACGCACTATTGAAACGCTATTATCCATTATCTCAACACCTCTCTTTGTGAAACTTCTATAGGGCGAAAGTAATCAATCAGCACATCCACTGCTAACTGAGTTTTTAATTCACCGCAAGTATAGCAGTCTATAGCTATACTTCCTTTCTCAGGGAAGCTATGGGCGCTCATGTGAGACTCTGAGAGTGCGAGGATAACAGTAACCCCATAAGGTGTGAACTCGTGATAAAACTTGTGAAGAATAGTGGCTCCACAAGCATCGGCAGCTTTGGTAAAAATTTCTACCATCCCCTTGGAGTCATTGAGTAAGCTGAAACTCACTCCGTACAATGATAGAAGAATGTGATGGCCCAACTCATAAAGTCTCCGATTATTCAGGGGTGTCTTCAAGGATCTCCTTGATTTTGTCTCGCAGTTCGACGATTGTCGCTGCGCCTTGTTGGTGGCCCATGTACTGACCTTGCTTAGTGAGAAACAGGTAGATTGGCAAATCAATCTCGTAGGTGGGAGAGAGGCAGTACCGCTCCAAACACTGGTAGATTCTGACTTTCGTCAAGTTGCCGTTGTGGTTGATAACGTCATCAAGAGCGACTTCTTGGTACGCAAGTTCGTCGAAGTTTTCGAAAGTTGCTCGATCATGCTTGCTCATATGCTTGCAGATGTCGCAGTTATCATCAAAAATCTTGGTGACAATATAGCTTTTACCCGTTGCTGTGTCAGTCATTGGTTACCCCACTGGGCAAGGACGGCGCGGGCTGCAACTTTGAAAGCTTCTTCATCCATTTTTTTCTGCCAATCGCATTCCCACCAGAAGATGTTTTGTAAATCCTCATCAGTAGGGGCCACCGGCTCGGGCTGGGCCAGGCAAGACCCATACCAAAACTTTTTGAACTCTTCTGGGGATGATCTGTCAAAAGCTTGCGCCATATCGCACAGACGCCGCACTAGATCATTCCGATCCTGAATAAGTTTTTCAGCGTGTTCCTGGCTCACCGTTGCGACCGTGTCATCTGAAGTGGTGGCAATATCGACGCGGCCATCAACTCGCTTGCCCCAAACGAAATACACTGGGTATTCCTCCTCTATATACTTATCTTTCATGGTTAGTGGGCCTGGCTTGTGTTGTTGGCGGGTGTGCCCCATTTGGCAAGGACGGCGCGGGCGTATTCCACGGCGGCAGTATTAAGTACCACGCGGAAGAGGCCAGGCTTGACTTGGGCTCCAGTGGCGTCGCTACAAACCTTGGCTGAAAAGCCAAACTCGGCCCGCATGGTTTCGGGCATCAGCTCCAGTAGCTCCTCATCCGTAGGCGCCACCGGCTCGGGCTGGGCCAGGGCAGCGCGGGCGCGGGTCACAATGTCAGCGGCTGCATGGCCGAAGTCGTTGAAGTCAAAGTCTGCCGTGGCATCCCAGGTTTCAACCAGCTCAACGCACAGGGCGCGGTAGTCAGTCATTAGGTAATGCCTCCAGGGCGCGGCGGACGATGTTGTAAGTGCGCTCTTTATCTTTGGGATCAGGCTCGCCGTAGATGTAGGTGTCTAGTGCGTCATACGCCTGCTCCTTCAAGCTCGGCGGCTTGGGGCGGCGAGCGGCACGGAGTTGTTCTTCAATCCCTATGAAATGCGGGAAATCTTTCAACCACTCACAACACGCCTCCAGCTCCTGGTCGGCACCCCATTGGGCGGCGCGGGTGGCGATGAACTCTGAATACCCGTAAGGCTTAAAGTGAGCACCTGTCGCTTCTTGATTCCACTCACGCACTAACTCAGGTGGTGGGGTGATAGTAACCTCAGTAGCACTCACTTAATCAATGCCTCCAACTCAGGGTGCTTTTCACGCACGATCTTCGTGAATCGCGCAATGTGTGAGTTAATCGCCTGCTTTGACATTCCGAACTTCTTGGCAACCTCGCCTTGACGAAGTTCTGTTTCCCCGAGAAGTCCGTAGCGGGAACACACAATTTGTGCCCGCTTGCTGTCCAGAGAATCGCAACCGGCTAGAACAATCTCGCGAACTTTCGCAGAAACCACCTCGTCGCGAACTTCGAACTGATTTGGGTCCTCTAGATTCTTACACCAGTCGGATTGCTCAAGGGAGCGCGGGTATTTCGGATTTCGGTTTTCTTTGCGGGCTAGACCTTGAACTGCGCCGCGAACCTGCGGGTAAATCCAGGTCATTGGTTTGCAACCGTAGTCGGCGTCAAAAGTCTTGATAGCTTTTACGATTCCGAGCAAACCCTCTTGCACAAGATCATCCCGGCTGTGCTTCGGAGCCATCCAGGAATACTTGTTAACCAGTTTGTGGACTAGAGGGGTGTATTGCCGAATCACCTGGGTCACAGCCCGTGCGTCACCTTTTACGGCGTTATAGAAAATTTGGTCGTTAGACATGACATTCATCAACTGTAATCAGTATACCGCGTTTTGGCCATTTTGCAAAGGGGTAAACCGCCCAGAAAAGGGGCGGGTATCCGCCCTAAAGGTCAAATTCAGAAAGAGCAGCTTCGACCATGCCCATCCGCTCTTCCCACCCGACGCCCCCGTCCTTCCCTCGGGAAGGATTTACGCATCTGTCAACCTTCTCGGCAGGAAGTCGGCGGCAGACAAGGGCGTTGAGGTCTTCGTCTTTTCCGGGTTTGCCGGTTGCCCAGTAGAGTTGGTCTGAGATCCAAGTTGCGCCGCAAATTGGGCAGTTTCGGTTTGACATAGGTCTGAGTCCGTGTAATAAAGAACTTTCACTCTCGCTTCGTATAACAACTCATTCGCAAGAAGAAAGTTCGACACCCACCGATCTGGACCGTCTTTTGGGTCAGGGCAAACAACTTTCTCGACCCCGGCTTGAATCAACGCAGAGGCGCATTGAGAACAAGGAGGCCATGTAATGTAGGCAGTGGCGTCTTCGCTTGAGGATCCGTTTTTTGCAGCGTTGAAAATCGCATTTTTCTCTGCGTGAATTGTGGTGGCTAACTTAAAATCACGGTCGCTGTAACGTTCGAGAGAGTCGGAGAGACTAGCCGGAAAGCCATTGTATCCCGTGCTAATAATTCGACGATCTTTAACTAACACGCAGCCGCATTTTGTACTCGGGTCTTTCGACCAAGATTGCACTTCTTGGGCAATCCTAAGGAATCGGTGATCCCAGTGGTTCAGATAGGTATTCAATGTAGTCGGTTAGCGCAGCGGCGAAATGAGAGCAGACGTCGGACAGGTCTTTGAAGGTTAGGCCGGCATCGTCAGAAGTGTGAACGAAACCGTCCCAGCATGCTAAAACTTCTGAGACGCCGTATTCCACTTGCATGAAACTCGTAGCGTCCGACAACAGACGATCCACCTTGCGGTAAATCATCATGCGATCGAAAGAGACTTGAGATGCGTTCATCATAAGATTAACGGTTGTCACCAGAACCAGCGATCACTCCTCGCTCAGCGCGAGAAGCAAGTTTGTCAAGGTTCATTTGGGCGATATCCTCCAGAGGGTAATCCATCTCGTAGGATAGCACTGCGAGGTACCACATTACGTCCCCGAGTTCTTTCGCAACTTTGTCACGAACTTCATCGGTCAGGATTCCGTCGTTGTCGCGAATAACCTTTTTCAGTTTGTCTGCAACTTCCCCGGCTTCACCAACGAGACCCAACGCAGGGTAGACGAAATTTGCACCCTGGTTGGGGTAAACCGCAGTGCTAAGGGCCGAGGTTTGGTAGCTGTTTAGGTCCATTTAGTTTGTGTATCCGAGGGGAGTATAGGCGGGCAGGCGGTCAGGTAAACCTAGAACCCGACGTCCACCTCACGGGCGCACCCTTGCTCAACAAGGTCGTCCCAGTCCATCAGAGCAGCTCCCAACGTAAATTTGACGCTGGTGGTGGTTTTACCCGCGAAGTTTGCCACCTCAGCCAGGAGTTGACTGTAAAAGGCAATTTCCGATACGAATTCTGTCACTAAAAGCGTTGGAATGAAAACCATCGCTGACATCTCGTTCCCCTCTACGATGAAGTACATCGTGATAGGTTCACCCACCCGGCTGAAAGTAAAAGTGTGAACGATGTCGTCGTTTTTCTTGCGAATCTCAACAAGCAATTTATTCCAGCTGGCTTCTTCTTTTTTCTGAAGAGTCTCAACGTTCTTTGCCACCCACTCAGGATTGAAATCGTAACCGTAATCGTTCGCAGCGTCGGCTACAACGGTAACGCCAGTCAGGTATACGCCCAGGAGGTCACTCTTACCTTTCTTAACGACTAGATTCTTTAGGAATGTTTGCGGGTCAGTGTACTTTTGAGTCATTGTTGTACTTCTTTTGGGAGGTTTGCGGTAGATCCTGGTAGATGATGTGTCCACCGTTTTCCACGGTCTTAGTGGGATCATGAGGCAGAACTTCGCGAGTGTTGTTCCCCACTCGGTTCATTCGCATTTTTCCTTCTTTTCCGAACTCGGGGTGAGTACGAAGGAGATCTCTGGCATTTCGCTTTGACTCGATCGAGAAGTCTCCGAAATAACGCTTAGTAGCATCGTCTTCGGAGAAAGCCTGCATGTCCTGGTCTTTTCTCGATTTGATTTTGCGCTCTAAAGATCTCTTCAGTTCGAAATCTCCAGCAGCGTTACGATACTTTTGCGTTGGCGTACCAGCACTGTTAATAGGTGTTGGTGCGTCCGGTGTATTGCTGCTGAAGAACTCGCTACTCATGTCAAAGGAAGACGTAAGGATGGTACGAAAACGTTTTCGCCAACGCGGCGAATTCCAACCACGTATTTTGAAGAGAAGTATTCCCCTGGCTGGGGGATCACATAGTTAAACTTGATAATCTGCCAAAGGGGGCAGAGGAAGAAAGAATGCTCGAGACTTTCAGTGCCTTTCGCGTACAGCTTGGCAAGCAGACGCGGAGTGTACTGTTCACAAAGGCATTCAATCTCTTGAACAGTGCCAATCTTGTCATAAAGGTTCGCAGGGTCATCACAACAGGTGAAGCCTTCCGACTCCAGCTGAGTTTTCAACCGTGCTTGCTTTTGACATTCATAAGAAAATGCGTCCACCGTGGTAGTCTCGAGAGAGTTAGTTACAGTCATATTATACCCCTCAAGAGATGGTTTCAAGGCGAAGCAGCTTTTCCCGAGCGACAGATCGGAACTTCTCAGCGCGATCGGGTGAGTAGTGCTTGTTTTCCAACCACTTATCATAACAACGCTCTTCCGGGTTACTCAGACGTATTCGATCGAATCCTTCGATTTCCTCGATAAGTTCTTGACCCTCCATCTGCAATTCTTCGCTCGCGTGACGCATGTTTTCCCAGTTCTCGATCACGTAGTTCGCAGAACCACCGATCTTGAAGCCGTCTCGCATCACCAGCTTTTCCATGATATCTTTGATCACTTCCGCAGTGGTCGTGTTCCCAGTGGAGTTTCGCCCAAACTGCTCGTAATAAGACACAGCTTTCTTGATCGACTCCCAACGAATCTCACGAAAACCTTGATAGTAGTGCGTAGACGGCCTACCGGCGAGTTCCCAGTGTTTCTTCATCCTGGTCATCATCTGAAGTCCCGACGGGTCGACTCCGAGGAAGTAGAAGTGGTCTAGGCATTCCTGAAGCATTTCCGGCGTGAGTTCAGGGATTTCCGTGTTTCCTGTCCTGAGCATCCACGCGAATGCCATGCCATTGACGAGCGCCTGTGTAACATCCGCCTTGAAACGGATCCTCTGCCGAGTCGTCCAGTACCGGACCTCGACTTGGAGCCGGTTAATTGACGGGTCACGAGTGTCGTTAATAACTTCCCAGAATCGATCAGTTGCCAGTCGCAAGCACCACAGATAAAGAGCCTCTTGGCTGACCCCGAGTTTGTCCGCAAGGTACGGGATATGTGCCCGTGGGCGGAGATCCGGCGAGCCCTCCGATAAGGTTCCCTCAAGATTCTCCCGATTCTTGGCAACCTCGTATTCGCGGTAGGTCGATATGATTTTGATCCGGTCAATAATGCCAGGGTCGAGGTCATAAGCGAACTTGCTGTTCCAGTCGTTGGAGTTAACCAGGATAACAGTCTTCGGCCATATCTGCTCAGAGTTTTGGAACTTTTCTTCGACTTGGAACAGGCCATTGGTAATCAGGATTTTAGTTTCTTCGGCTGCGAGGAACTTCTTGAGCGAGGTGAGACTCGTGTCGTCTTTGTAGGCAACGTCGCTGAGAGCTGCGGCTTTGAGTCCGAATCGGTCTTCAGTTGATTTGAAGGTGTGGGTGACGAATCCACAGCGTTGGAGAGCTGCGGTGAGACCATTGAACAGGGTTGACTTTCCGAGACCAGCGTCTTTCCCCACGATGACACCAGCCATTCGGGCAGTATGGTCAACTGGTTCTGATCGACCTGGTGGTAAGTGATTTGCACGTCCGACGCCCACCCGACCGAGAATAAGCCTGAGCATTTCCTGCTCGGCTTCGGGGAAGATTGTGAAAACATCAGAAAAAGTAACTGCGTTAAGCGCAGGGTCAAACCAATCCCGGTCAGGAACCCAGATACGAGGGTTAAGAACAGGTTGGCCACCCCAACGACCAACCGGGTCAAAGGTGTGTCCATAATCAAGCGTTTGGTGGATATTTTTCGTTTGATTCACCCGCTTCATCTTGAGCAGGCGCTCAGTAAACGAGGAGAGATCGTTATCGCCCGCTTTCGGGCGAAAAAGCGGTTCCCAAAAGGTTCGCACCTCGGGTTCACATGTGTCAGGGTGAAATGCAGCCTCGATCAACTCGAAGTGAGCGTCGGTGCAAATGTCCTGCAAAGGCTCAAAAGAGTTGGGATATTTGATTCCCTTAATTTGCTCAGGCGGTTGCGGACGAAGAATGCGGTGGTTGACGTGGTCGCCGATTTCATTGAGTTCCACTCGGAAACCCCGAGCCTCAAGAAGCGCGATTCCAGCCTTGTAAAGCTCCGACACTTTCACGGGAGCTTTCTTGTCTTCCTCCTCTTTCTTAGCTGAAGAACCAAAAGAGCGAGCTTTTTTCCTCTCTTTAACCTTCCCAAGAATTTCAATTTCTTGTTTCGTGGTGCCTGCGGCCCCTGAAAAAGGGTCAGCCATATTTTAGTTTGGATAGTTGTTTCCGTTCGAGTATAGCAAAAAGCCCCAGCCGGTAAGGCCAGGGCAGACTGTCAAAAGATTCAGAAGTCTAGATCAAAGGAGTCGGGATCTTCAGCAAAGGCAATCACTTTCAGAATGCACTTCGCAGTCGGGAATCCATTATACTCACCATGTTCAAGAACACGCAGAGTAGCCGGGGAATCCAGAGTGATCAAAGGCTCGGCAGCGAGAACCTTCTTGAGAGCAGAGTTCGGGCGAACAATGCACCAATCGGTAACTTCGGTTTCTACGTCCATCCACTCCCCGTCAACTTCCGCGCGAACGGGAGCGGTGAAGGGCTCAGTTACCTGAGCTTGAAGGAAGTAGTCGGTGCCGTATTGACCACCTTCTTTAGCACGATACGTTGTGATCTTGTAATCACCGATCGGCAGGTGTGCCACCTTCAGGAAGGGGCCAACCATCCGCTCGCCACCACCTTCTCCGCGCTTGGAGAGATCCGAGGCAAGCTGAACTTTCTCAGCGATTGCTTCAGGGTTTTCGTCCAGAAGCAGGTCGAGAAGATCGGCGCTGATTTTGTCTTCGTAGTCGACAGACCGGATAGGAATCGGCAGAGTGTACAGAGTGCCGTCAAACGTTGTGGAAACGCTGAGGACGGGTTCTGTGAACTTGCCAATCTGCTCTTCCTTGAAGGCAAATTTGGTTCCTTTCGGGGCGGAAGAGGTAGAGATCTTGCCGGGTTGAACGTCCAGGATGATATCCTGGTCACCCCAGCGAATCACAAGACCCTTTTCTGCAGTCGAGAAAACGGTTGGAGAGTAAAGACGCTTGAACACACCGTTAGCGTCCGCCCGGACGGTAAAAGTGCTTCCAGATTCTTCCAGATCTTCACCGGTTAGGGCATTGAAGATCGCATTGAGAGCAACTCGCAGACTCTCGGGAAGAGCGGAGTTCGGGATGTCAGTGTATGCCCTGCTGTAGCTTTTGCTTTCGAGCCGAGCGCGATTACGCTCGTCGAGGTTGGGGCTGATTTTGAAAGTTTGAGTAGCCATTTTGAGTATCAGTAAGAATGCGGGTATCTGACCTTATTGCCAGCGCATTCAACCTTACTATAGCGGCACCGTGAGCGGGTAAACTCTACCCTCGGAACGGGCTCACCGGTATGCTGACTGGCCCCGTTGGTACCGCTGCCGTCGGTGCTGCCGAGCTCGGTGTAATAATCCAGGCGTACTCTTCCCACTTTTCTAATGTTGATAGAGTTTTGGCTTTCTCAAGGAACTTTTGGCCGCTAGCTTGGCTCATTAGCGTGGAGGGAATTCCGTAGGTTCTGCTTGCTGTTACACTAATGTCGACGCCGCCATCAGTTTGATTGTAGTCGACTGTGTTAACAATCCAGTCCTCAATGTCGTCCACCCCTTGAGGATTTAGCTTAGGAATATAAACAATGTCATAAGGTTTAATACCAACCAGTGCAGGAACCAGAAATGTGCTAAAACTTAGCTGAGCTGCCGCTTCCTGCTGCTGGTATATTTGTTTGTTTGGGCCAACAGAATCTTCTGCAACGCTAATCCCGGGGTTGGGTGAAGCAAGAGCGGTGTTTCTCACAGCCCCGACCCCTTCCGTCCTGCTTACCTGAGTTTCAACTGGTGTGTTCTTTCCGCTCTTGTTTTTCGATTTGCTTGGCGTGGCCGTTTTTTTCGGTGTTGGCGCCTGCATCTGCTGAGGGGGAGACCACCGAAACGTCCTCTCCATCGTGCTAATTACACTGGGTCCAGTCAAGTACCCGTATCGTACCGCAGGGTCAAAGAATTGGTTGTACCCTACGCTCTGCCCGTCCAACACAACGTCCTCTTTGCCGTCGTATTGAAAAGGAGTGAATACAACCAGTTTCGAAGCGGTTTCAGTTCGTCCGGTAATTGGGCCGGTGTCAGAAGTTACTTTGTCAGAAACTATATTAGCGGAGAATACGTAGTTTCCATTTTCTTTGACAATGTTATTGATCGCTGAGACAAAAGTAGTGTCGCGAGTGTATTGGTTAAAGATTTTATTGTCCTGTAGGTCTTTCTGAGCGGCGGCAGTATATCGAATCAGTTTGAATTTTTCAACGGCAAATGATTTCTCAGTCTTCGTAATTGCACTTTGCATCGACATCGCATCGTCAGCGTTATTTGCCACGCTTCGAACGGTTGCGTTGATCAGACCACTAAGCTCGGACAGTAGGGTAACGCGCAGAGCCATGGAGTTTCCGTAGGTGTACTGGTTTCCACCCCAAATCCAAACCATCGAAATCTTTTTCTTCCCCAAGTACCCGAAAGTTGTTACAATTTGGTCGTCGGCGTTGTTTTTAAGCAACTCTTCGTACACTTCGTACGCACCCGCCGTTGGCGCCCACATCATTGAGCCGCTTGGGTTATCCGCTTCCCTTGGCAGTGTGCATTCAACTTTGTAAACTAGCGGTTCACCTTTTGGGTAGTTTCCGGATCCATCGTAAGATGTTAAGTTTACTTTCCCCCAGTACACTTCAACGCGGGGGATGATTAGATTTCCTGCCATAGTTTACACGTACATTGATGATGAGCGGGCTTGTCTGATGGCGCCGGCAAGTTCCATTGCCACGAGGGCAGCTAGTTGTTCTGAATTTTGACCAGGCTGCTGGTGAATTGTAATCGGCGCGTTCACCGTCACTCCAGCTCCCATTCCTTCGGAGGAATTCGAAGTTATCGAGGAAACTTTTACGTTGCCAAGCGTCGCTTTGTTCTCCCAAGCCATCGCTTCACGCTGAGACGAGAAGAACGCCGGGGTTCCTGCGCCCATGGCGTAAGCGACGTGAACGTGATTATAGTGCCCTGCACGAGCGTAAGGCGGAACTCTCTGACCGTTCTTGATCGAGAAGCCCAGGGGAGTGTAGATAAGCTCCTTCAGATTGCTTCCGTAACTTGAGGCAAGGAAGCGAGCAAAAGCCATCATTTGTGGAGTGGGACCTGTACCGTTGGAGTAATCGCGAGCGCGATTGACTCCGTGCCACCCCCTATCTCCAGGTCGGTTACCACTTGTCATTGTGAGGCCATGGCCTCTTGCCATGGGTGTGAAAGAGTCAACACCGCCAACACTTCCCATACCGGGAACTGAGAATTTGGTTTCGAGTTTGGCCAAACGAGTGTTTGTTTGCTGTTGATTAACAACTAGAGTTTGATTGATTTGGCCTAGATTCTTTTCCTGAGCTTGCTGAACTTTGCTTAAAGCAGCAACAACAGAAGTAAACCCGGAGTACATTGTTCTCACGAAGTCTACCATTCCTCCACCATTTCCTCCGGCGGCTGGAATGATCGTCTCGCTGCTGTTAGCAACAACAAGTTTGGACCCAGACGGTTTGTTTGACATTTCGTAGTTGATAGCCTGACCCAGATTGCCCATGAAAGGATTGGCTGAGCCTTTGGCAAAGGCCGAACCGGGAGTGTTCTGCATTTGCGTGAAAATTGAGCTCATTGGAATTCTAACTTTACCGTCTTTACCTTTTACTATCGCCGTGGCTGGTGGTGCGGCTCTATTTAAAAGATTAGCTATAGTCGTAAATATATTGCGAATTGCCCCAACAACAACGCCGCCCATTCCGCCAATAAGACGCACAATACCTACAAGTGTGTCAACAATACCGTTAAATAACTTTTTAATTCCCGCAATAACACGATCTGTGTCGCCCATAATCAGGCCTGACACGATCTCCCAAAGTCCGTTAAAGAATTTGGTAATACCGCCAAACAATTGTCCTATACCTTGAACTACCTGGCCAAACGAAGATGTCAGCCAGTTACTGGACTCCTGCATTTTCTTGCCGATATCTTGAAGCGTGTTGGTGAGAGCCATAATAGGCCCTTCAAAAATAACAACCGTCGCGGCTAGGGCAGCAACCCAACCTACAACTGGAATAGAAGCCAGTCCGCCAGCGGCAGCAGCGCCACCACCACCGGCAGCCCCGGCGGCAGCAACTGGAGCCGCTCCTAATGCCATACCACCAAAGCTGGCAGTTCTTGCCGCAGCAGCTGCTTTCTGAGCCGTTGCTAGTTTGGCGGCTTCTTTAGCTGCGTTGGCCTTACCTATTTTAGGCCCCAAACCCGTTAGTGTGCCTAACATCATACCGCCCATGCCCTGAATGGCCATGGGGACCAAACCCGCAATCAAAGCACTAACAAAAGCCGGAGCGGAAAGGAGCAAGAAAATCTTCCCTAGACCATCGCCTAGCGGTGTTAGACCCTTTGTCATGTCTCCTTCTGTGAAGAGGAGTTTCATGATCATTGTTTGGATTCCCTTTATCACCATGTCGAGATACTTGGACCCATTAAGTTTATCGGAGTTGAATCCCCTCATAAAGTCAGCAAACATCTTGTCGATGGCTGTGCCAGCTTCGCCCCCTAAACCTGATGGGTCAAACAAAGTGGCAATTGATTTTACTATCTCTGCGAACAAACGACCAATACCTTCCGCGCCAGTGTACTTCCCAGCCCTCAACTTGGACGCGATATTATCAAGGTTAATTTGAAGTTGTGCGAACACGATATCCAAAGACTTCATGGCTGCGTTCACTGGCCCCATGAACACACTTCCCACCGCGTTTAGAAGGCCAGAGATAGACTGCAGAACAGGCGATAAAGATACTGCTATCCTCTCCAAAGGCGAGTTAGCATTCCTTAGTATGTCGTCGAGCTTCTCAATGTACTCCGTACGTTGTTTCTGTTGCTGAAGCTCAATGCTTTGAAGAGATGCACCTTTCTTGAGCATCTCGGCTTTTCTTTCTTCTTGTTTTCTGTCATAGTCGGCCAGCTTGAGTGCATACGCGGAATTTTTTACTACTTTTCCTTTGACTTTCCCAAAGTCCGCGAGTGTTTTCTCTCCCTGACCTTGGACTTCCATGGCCATAGAAAGAATTCCCACGCTGGGGTTGGTCAAAGTGTCTTGAATAGCCTGCATTCCGCCAGCTACAGACATTCTCATCTCGTCCAACATCATAGTTGGAGAAGCGATTTCAAGAGCTTTCTTGATGATTTGAACACGTTTCCCGATGTCGCTAGTCGCTGCAATACCCCCGTCGATCGTCTTCAACGCTTCTACGAGAACAGGGTTACCCTCGAATATGGCAAGTTGTCGGTTAATTGTGCCGGAAGTAATCGCCTGTGTGAACCCCATCGCCCCCATTCTTGCATACTGCGGGGACGGCATAAGCGTGGCCATCTGCTCGTACAGCTTGGCTAGCTCAACGCCTACCCCCGGCTGCTCTTTTGTACCTTTGAAGGTTTTTTCGAGGTCTGCTTCAGACTGCGTACCAAGATTGTTGATACCTCGGCTCTTAAGCATGAGCGGGAGCAAGTTATCAGTCAATTGACGGTTAAGAGTGGACACCGTCGCGGTACTAACAGGCGACTCTCGAACAATATTTCCGATAACTTCTTCGTTGATCCTTGATATTCTCTTGGTTTGTCTGTAGTCTCGGGTATCCTCCTCTGCCGTAGTTCCTTTGAAAACACCTTGCTTCTTCAGTGACCCAAACAAGGACCCGCGAGCTTGCATGTCCTCAAGCTCATCTTTGACGGCAGCACTAAATTGTTTTCCTACGAATCCCATCCCCTTCGACAGGATTCCAATCGTGCTTCTTGCACCGACACTCATAGCATTACCAACACCTTCCCCAACTTTAATTAGCGCATTCGCTTTGAGAATTTCCCCTAAAACTTTTGCCTCACCTTGCGCTGCACGGATGCCATCTTTCATCCCTGCGCCAAAGTTATCCCCCACTTGTGAAGCATCGCCTAGATTCTTCCCAAGTACGCGAGCATCTTCACTAGCTGCTTTGATTCCGTCTCGGAATTTGTTTAACCCCCTTGACGCTTTCCGGTCAAAGATATCCCCGATTGAATCAAGATCTTTGGCAAAACTTCTGAGATCTTTGTTGAGCTCACGAAAACTTCGCCCCATCCCCCTGTTTATAACCTTTTCAAACGCTGCGAAGGTCCGATTCAGTTTCTTTAACGAAGGGGTAATTTGATCGTCAAATTTACCGACTAGCGTAAATGTCTTGTTCTCGGCCATTCTACGAGGTTATTCTTTCTTACTTTTACCCGGCTATGGCTTAGGTATAACGGGCTTCGGCGGCGTCTTTGCCTTAGTCTGCGCGGCGACTTGTGCGGTAAACTTGTTCGCTTCTGCGGTTTCCGCACTTACTTTTGCAAGAGAACTGTTTGTGGCTTTCTGTGAAAAGGGGGCTTGGTCGATACCCGAGTCAACTTGAAACGCAGGGACTTCGATAAAGGAAACGTCAACGTAAGCGCGAGTTGTATCACCCGCAAGATCGCGCATCTTTTCTTTCACCTGAACACTCTTGATCAGGAAATACGCTTGCCCACCGTACCCCTTCTGATTGGCCCAAACCTGATAAACAGGCACGTTAACAAATCCACCAGCTAGCGAAGATTTGTACTTCAGAAGGTCCTCTAGAGCTGAGACTTTGGCTTCGACTTTCTTATTACGTGTAAACCCTTCGACTAGCGCATTGTTCAAGCTAAACTCACGCAATCCCCTGGTTCCAGAAACCGCTGGGGGATTATTCGTCCCGAACATCTCGACACGGTTAACTGCGTTAGAGTTTGTCCAGGAGATTTCTTCGGGGGCACAAATGAAGGTCCACGACTCCGGACCCAAATCAACGCCTGGATCAAAAGCAACTGGGTTAAAAGTCAAAGACTTTGCTGCGTTTAAGTCTATATTTGTTAAGTTAATATTTGTCTTCGGGTCGTATATCAGCGAATCCGTCTTGAACGAATTTGAAAAATTAGAGGAATAATCCACGAGTCATAGCCCCCCTGTAACATACATTGAACTTCTCTTAATTGCGTTTATTGCTGTATTCTGGATATTTCCGGGATTCGTCACACTTGTTAGCGGCAGCGTGGTTGGAGTTGTAGGGTTAAAGACAGAAGAGAAGTTCTCAAAAGTCTGCGGACCAGAGTTAGCTGGGCGAATCGCAATCACAACGTCAGGGCCATTTGAGCCCAATGTATAAGCGTTGCCGCCGTTATACTGAGCTGGTGGTTCATTCCCCGCCCCTGGAAAGAATTTCGAGGCTTGGCTACCACCCGAACCTGAACCCGGTGTGATACCTCCCCCTATCAAATTCGTAAGACCGTTGAGTCCCTGGTTCACTAAGCCGGCACCAATCTGCGAAAGAACTGGACCAAGTGGTCCTGCACCTTTCAAACTGTTTTGAATCGACTGGTTAATTCCTTGCGCGAGGGACCCTGTAACGTAGGGAGTAATTGTGGAGGCAAGAACGTTCGCCCCAGTATTTAGGTTGAGGCCAGAGGCTCCGGCGACCTGAGTGCCGAGAAGGGAGTTAATTCCAACGTTGACCACACTGCTCGCAACATTTCCAACTACGGCGGAACCAGCTTGAGCAAGGCTCTGGTTAGCAACTCCGCGAAAGAGTTGATTGGTGCTGGTTCCTACACTCGTCGTTACGACGTTTGACACAAACTGTGGTGTAATGCCGACCAGGCTGAGAGGTCCGCCAGGATTGGCCATTATTTCCACCCCCGAGTTCGAACTCTGCGCTTATAGTCTTGCTTTGTTTCGTCGTCTTCGTCTTTGTGCTCGTTCGGAATCGGCGGCAGCTTATCAAGCGAGTCTGCCTTCATCCGATACGTGCATAACCAACCGCTTTCGGTTGGGGCAATTTCAAAGGTGAATTTATGGTCACCGTGCATAAACGTTCCGGCGAACGTCCCGTCCCCTTTCTGGAGAAACTGATTTTCCTCTTTCGGGTAGTCGCCGGAGTTGCTACGAATCTTTTCTACAGGTGAGCCGAACACGGACTCAATCACTTTCTGCAAAACTTGCTCGCATTTCTCACCACACCCTAGACTATCCTCGATGAAGTCTTGAGTGTTGATTCCGGGTGTTGCGTCTTCGTCGTAAACTCGTAGAAGCTCTTCAGCGTTGACCGAAATAATGTCGTCAACAAAAGGCCAATCGGCGGGATTGACCTTGCCAAGTATCTCGACGGCCTCGTCCCACTCCTCGGGCTCAAGACCATCGGCAAAGTCAAACTTGTTGATCAGCTGCGCTAGAGAAACGGAACCGTCAACATAATCATGCCGAAGATGACTAGAGTAATCGTTAGGAATTCTTTCAGCCAGGCCCTCTGCCGCCTCCCACAAGAAACGCGCCACCGATAGGTATTTCGCCTGGTAGGCGACATCTGACATCTGACACCGATTGAGTTGCTAACTTTTACCCTGGCTCAGAGCCTCACGGGAGGCTCAAGGCAGATCTTCGCAAATTGCCGAATCGTAGTTTCAAAGTGATCAGTGCGATCATTTGGCTCAGGGTCGTTCAAACACTCTACAAACTGGCTATACCACGGTGCCGTTTCCTCAACAGAGTAATAAGGGTTCGGTTCACAAAGATCAAAGAGGCATTTAGGACTACCTGGAGGCAAATTGTCACCCATATCGCCATGCTTAACTTTCCAGTCAGCAAGATTGCGAGGATGATCGAGTTCGTAACCCATGCGATGCAGAGTATGATCGATAACGCCTTGGTTACCGACAAGGCGCTCTTGTATCTTCTCCTTTGGGAACGGTACTCGGGAGTTTGCGAAATAGACATGGTGTTCCTCGTCAACAAGCTGACTCCAATCGCGATCTAACGTTGAGAGGAAGATTTGCCGCTGAGTAACAACGCTGTCAGCGCCGCTATCCCGACTGAGGCGATAGACAGCACCCGCAATGTCGTCTGCTTCGAAACCTTCTTGAGCGAATGTTGGGAAGTGTTCATTACAATACGCCCATCCGACGTTAAAAACACGCCAGAAGTTGTCAGTTTTTTCGCCTCGCGTCCCCTTGTAATGTGTAGGGATTTCAGAAAGTTCTTTATTCTGTGCCTCAGCATACTGCTCCCAAGCTGTTTTAACGATGGTTGACTCCCGCATGAAACGGTCCCGCCAGTAGTTTCCCGTGTCAGAAAATCTGCTGTCGGCTACGACTACGATGCGGTACGAGTGACGGGGAAGCATATCCGGGCCACGATTGATTTTGAGCGCCCACGCACCTTTGAGAAGTTTATCTTCAACTTCAGGCTTGAACGAGTTTTCAATCTTTTCTTCAAACCAGCGCAAAATATCGTGAAGGTAAACATGGAAGTCTACCACCACGAGGGGAGCTGGATTGTTCCGAAATTGAAAGTTAGTTTCTAGTTTCGGTCTGTCAATCATCTGGGCATTGGTAGGTCACACCAGTGTGTGGGTTGTTCCGCGTGGTCTTGACCGAATACTGGTTCCCATCCGTTCCTTTGAGTGTACAACCATACGTCAGGATACCCATAATTGCCCTCTTCGGTAAGGAAGCAAACTACGTACTCACTGTCGCGAGTAGGATAGTCTTCCAGAATTCGCCAAGTCGCTTTGACTTGTTCTTTGGTCAGGGTGGTCATGATCAGAGTCTGCCTCGGAGGGTTGCTTTCAGAGTTTCGATTTCAGCCCGTAGCTCTAGGTTCTCGACTTCCAAGGGAGTTGGCTCCGGGGTGAAGTAGGCTCTAGACACGGCAGGGGTTTGTGTAGAGAAGATGGGGCGGATAGCGCGGGCGAGTTCGACGTGCTCCCACTGAACCACGCCTTTGTCATCGCGAACCCCAAGGTAATGCATCCAGCTACGAACAGAACCTGTGACGTACATGCGAGTGAAACCGCCTTGCGGAAGTACGAAACGGGCGACTTCTTTGGCGATGTCGTTTTTAAGGAGATCATTGTAGGCGAGATCAGCAATTTTGTACGCGGATTGCATCGTGTTCATCATCGCGTCAGTCAAGTTTGCGTCGTTCGCGAAGATGCTGTTTTGACGATTCTTGTGGTCCTGAACTCTTGCCTCTTCCGGAATGTAGTACAGGTCACCGAAGGGACCTAGCAACTCTTTCAGTTCCTCGTTGGTGGAGTATCGTAGCGAAAATTGCTGGAAGCAGAACGACCGGTGGCGAAGCATCTGCGTGGCGATTGCTAGCGGCGTAATCACCTCGATGCACATGTATGCTTGTTCAAACACCGAAACGTGACCGTGCTTGATGCAATACTTCAGAAGACCTTCGATCTTCTCGTTTTCTTGGTTTTTTGGATTGCTGACGCGGGCAATGTAAGCGATGTGCTCTTCGGCATCAGGAGTTACCCACACAAGACGGGCTCGGGACGACCCTTCGATGAACCAGGGATTGCTGTTTTTCATCAGAAGTCCAGAGCGACGTTTTCCATGCCGAAGTGACCCGTTAGTGGGTCAAATGAGGGCGTTGCTGAGTCCGTAACTTGAAGAGTTTCACCTGAAGTCAAGTGTCCAGTTGCCCGAAGAAAATCTCCGAATAATTCCACTAACTGGGGAAGATTGGCTTCTGATGTGATTGACATCGCGATGTCAGCTTCGATCGCGTCAGAAGGGGGCTCGTAGGCTAGGCGGTAACGCCCAAATTCGTACATTGTTCCAGTGAGGTGGTCGGTAGTAGTATAGTGAGAGTCTGCCAAGTGTAAATCAGAAGTCCAGGGCAATGTCTTCAGCGTTGAGTTCTTCCTTGTTGACGGACCCGGCCATCATCTCCATCGCTTTGATGGTGGAAAGGCAGTCCGCGAAAGCGTCGTGGGCGGGCATTCCAGAAAGGGCGGGAAGGCGTTGCCACTTGAAACCGTCTTTCTTCGTGTTCCACTCCCCAACCCACTCAGAGTACTTGTCCATCGCACAAGAAGCACCTGCGATCTTCGGTAGATCTTGATCGTACTTCTTGAAAAGAGACCACAGGAGCTTCACATCAAAGTCCGAGTTCCAGCAAACCACTTGCTTGTTTTCGAGCACGAACGCAACCATCTTGGCAACTTGAGAGAAGATGGGTTGATTCTGCACCTGCTCGTTGGTGATACCGTGAATCGCAATCACCTCGTCACTCATCGGCTTGTTCGGTTTCACAAGCATTGAAAACAGGGGGCGACCTTTGACGTCGGTAATCGCCAGTTGGCAAACTTCGGTGTCAGGGTCTTTGCTCGGCAGTCCCGTAGTTTCTGTGTCAATTATGACAGTGGAGGCGTCAGCGAGGCGCTCTTTTGCCCACTCAGCTGCGCTCTCTCTGAAACGAGCCAGTTCCTCAGTAGTCGGTTTCATCGTTAATTTCGTTGTAGTAATCTTGGCCGATTCGCTCTCTCCACTCAATAATCTTACTGAAAGCTTCAACCAGGTCAGAAGCGAAACCGCTTACGTGTTCGATTCCGTCTGGTCCGTCATAGAGTTCAAATCGAAAGAACTCTTTTCCGGTATTGGTGAAGTGGTTAACAATCTCAATTTGCATCGTAAGTCAGTGGCTTGATCCCGTAGTCGGTAGACCCGAACAGGTCTCTGTCGATAGATCTTCCCCCAAGGCGGGTGTAACAGTAAATTTCTCCGAGGAACTTAATGCGCTCATTTTGTTCTGGAACGTGACCAATCTTCTTGAATTGGCGACGAAGAAACCACAGATGGTTAACTAGAATCGACTCACCGATGGGAAGGGGAGTTACGATCAAGTTGACGAGGAGAATGGTGTCGAGGTCCCGCCGTTTTTCATGGCGGCGAAACTCTTTAATTCGACCGGAGCATTCAACTTTCGTTCCTTCCAACAGCCTTAAATCGTCGCGTTGACGAATAACGGTGTTCACATCGACGGGTACCACTCACCCTTTCACTATAGCGGAAGCAGTGGTGGGTAAAGTTATCGAGGGAAACTGCGGGATATTCCGCGAAATATATCATGACACTCGGACAAACCACTTTTGATTTGAATAAAGGTCAGTATAACGAAAAGTTGGGGCGAATCATTAGTAACCACCGGGCAGGAAGCCGCCTTTGTGGTGAGCCAGCCGAGTTCATTCTCCGAAGCTGCCGTTTGACGGAGCAGTGGGGAAAACTTGGGCAAGATTCGGACACGGTTGTTTACCTTCGCAACGTTGATATTGCAGGAGGCAGAAAAGTGAAGATGCTCTCGCTTGAGCGAGGGGGGACTCGCCAGCCGATATCAAAGAGCAAGTTGGTTGAGGCACTGTATCCGACTAAGAAGATTGCCACCACGGCAACGGCGGAGGAAAAGCATTACAACACAGTCAAGTCTGCGATGCGTGGCGCTGTCAAAGACCAGTTGAAAAGGTTTCGGGACCAAATCGAGTTGCCGTGCGTTTGCTGCTTGACAGGGAAGCAGATTCGTCGAGGAATGCGCACAGATGTCGATCATACTGGGACGTCGTTTAGCGAGATTGCCGATTGTTTTCTTACCGAAAATAAATTGAAGTACACGGATATTGCGCTGGTTGGGCCTCCAACTGCGAAGAAGTTTCGACTCGAGACGCTCTGGGAGTCGTGGAAAAAATTCCATAATGAAAAGGCGAGGTACGCAATCGTCCTCGCCAGTGCCAACCGAAGTAAGGGTTGCGGTGAATATGAAACACCCGAGTGCCTTTACGGGTCATTCTCGAGTGCAAACCCCGAAGAGTTGTCCCTTGAGTTTTAAGGATTCCGGCTTTATCTACTTAGACGAGCACGAGGATCAACCTAGGGAGGGACCGCCACCTCCGCCACCTCCGCCACCTCCGCCACCTCCACCTCCTACCAGCTCCCAAGTGTTCGCTTGAGCGTTGTATCGATATTGCCGGGTAGTAGGAATCGGCTGCTCAGGGTAAACCTGTCCATTAAACGGCGACGATGGGAAAATAAGAGTTGACATTACGGCACCCTTTTAGTCTGCTGGCTATCTTCCCTTATTTTACCCTCCGGGTTTGGTAGTATAAATTGTAAATTTATAAGCCTAGGCAATACGTTGCCACAGACCACCCCAGCTAGGCTGAACACCATTATTTGGAGCGGCACCGTGTATGCATTGCCATGTGCCAGTAAAGTATGGGTTTGTATATTGAGTATCAAATGAGCCAGTTGAGGTGTTTCCGAACCACCCCATTGGTTGTAAATTATTCGCGGCTGTAGTTCCCCCGGGAACCACAGTAACACTGAAGGATCTGGCGAGCATATAGCAACCAACTCCCCCCGCCACCACTACAAGGGAAACCGAACCTGAAGAAATACTCGCGATTCGACCATCGATTCTCACCGTTATGTCCGGGTTGGTGTAAGCACCCGGTACAACTCCTGTCCAGTCTAAGAGTTCAACTTTATCTAAGGGCATGGTAGTTAAAGGTTATTCAGGGGTCACGCTATCTTACTGTATTTTACCCCCCTAGGGGTTTAGGCAGGTTGGTCAGGCCAGAGCAAGTATTCTTCGCTCTGGGCGTAGGTGTTCAGTTCGTCTTTTGTCTCACAAACTTCAACCTGCTCTGCCTTCTGTTCGGCAGAGTCTCGAATTGCCTGTCGCCAGGCAGTGATGTTCGCTGGAACCGAAAGCCCTGTCTCTACTTCACGAGTGACATACCAGTCGGTTGGAGAGAGAATCTCGTGGGCAAAAGAGTTTGTCTGAGAAATCATATACGTCTGCGAATCTCCCAGGGAGTCTTCCCACTCGAAGGGGGACTGGCGCCAGTCTGTTCCGCCCCAGCTAACAAATAGTTCTTGAGGTTGTAACATTTTGAATCAAGATTGTGGAGGTGGTGTTTGCGTAGAGTTGGGCGGTTGCTCCCCAGTAGGGGAAATCATTAGAGCCCCGAGCCCATAGGTGTTCCCTTGCCACACATTCCCGTCTACAGTGGAATACCAGTGGGAGTCAGCGTATGAAACTACCGGGCCGAACTCGCCCGCCATAGCCAGGTCGTAGATTTCAACACCGTAAGGCTCAACATCCGTGGGAATCGCAGTGAAGGGAATGGGGCCGAAAGTAGGGTTGTCCCAAATTAAGGAGACGCCCGGTTGAGTTTCACTGAAGAGGTAAGGTTGAGAGCACGAGTACGTCATTGTTTTGAGTTTCTAAAGTGTGTGTGTGCAAAACTTTTACCCCCGTAGGTGCGCAGGGTACACATAGTACCAAGTCACTGCGACACGTTTTAACCCAGAAGTTACCAGTTGCCCTGAATGCGGGAAACACCAGCTCGAAGGAAAGACTAAGGCCTCGCCCGGCTGAGGTTTATACACCGCGTCCGCGAACTCAGTTCCTCCACCTTCGAAGTTCGACGTAAGGTACAGAACTACGGAGATGGTTCGATAGAATTCGTTACTATTGTGATCCCAGTTTTGGTCGTAGTGAAATTTATACTCTTGCCCGGGGATGTATTCTAGGATCTGAATACCTTCACGATGAGACTTCGTCCCCGTCGCCCCTGGCGCAAGTGTGTAGTGGGTTAGTGAAGGATGAACCGCTTGAAGACGATCGCGATATTCAAGCAACGCCTTGTTTATCGAGTTCCCGATCAGATCAGTAACAGAATTTCCCTCAGTTAAAGTAAAACCTTCACTAGAACGAACTGAGGTGTCCTCTCTGAAATTTCCATCCCCTGAGAAAACGGTGCATTTTTCTTTTCTCTGACTGTTGTTTTCGCAAAAGAGGTTGACTGAGCGCAGTTCCTCTTTGCTTAAAGTTGGTACAATTTGAACGAGTGGGTTTGGCATTTAGAAAACGTTGTCGATGTTTGTGGAGTGTGACCGAGGACTTTTCGACTTTTGTATTTTAGCTCTGGCTGCAGATAATAAACTTAGGCGGGCTTAATAGGCCACTCGATATCGTGGGGCCACCCTTCTTGTTCCGGTAGATCTAGCAAACTCCGTCGATAATCTGCCCACTCTTGTTGCTTTTCAGGACTTAAGTCGGCCCAACGGAGGGGGTTGGTTACCTGGGGGTCGACTTCGTCCTCTAGTTTTGTGTTCCGGATTATTCTGCCTATGACTGAGGCTTCCTCGTCGATTTCTTCTTTAGTTGGAAGGGAAATTTGTCCATCCTTTACAATTTTGTCGTAAAGTTTACGAACATCAAATGAAGCTTCAGTGTCGCTTGGATTGCAAGTAAATGGGATCCACCCGTAGGCGGGATGATCTATTTCGCAGTCGACGCGAACTAGATCCAAACAGTATTTAGCGTTACGGTAGTTCATTCTAAGGTGCGGTTGAGAAACTGGTTTAGTTAGTGACTACGGGAGTTACGATATCCTGGCCCAAAGTGAAGAAGACCCGCAGCCACCGCCGTCCAGTTCCCCCATAAGCCTCCAGGTTCCATTAAATTGTCCTGGTCCAGGGGTAACTGGCAGACCGCAAGCATTGCTGGGTATCAACCGTGACCCCGACGTAGTTTCCCCAGGGTTGATTCCACTTGGGTTTGCGGTGAAATGTGCAAAAACATACGACCGGTTACTACCGTAATTCGTGCTAGCGCCGGGACCCTCTGGTCCGACTGGCCCCGGACCGCCCGTTGGTCCCGGCGGTCCCGGCGGTCCCCCCGGTCCCGTCGGTCCTCTTGCCCCAGTGGCGCCAGAAGGCCCAGGAGGTCCAGGAGGCCCGGCTGCCCCTGTTGATCCAGCTGGCCCCGTAGGTCCAGGAGGCCCATTTCCCCCTACTGGCCCTGTTGGCCCTGCTGGAACTTGGGCTGCAACCCAACCTACGAAATAGTACCCGCTAGGGGGAGCACTTGCAAAGGTAACTTGGCTTGTTGCTGCGTTCCAGGTAAACCCTATTCCCGCATCCTGAATTGCCCCTCCAACGAATAAAACGAGGTCTTGAATTGTGACAGTGGAGGATAAATTAACACCACCGGATTGAAGGGTGAAAACTGTGGTTGACCCGTTAAACGTGATATTGTCTAGATACAGGACATTTAACCCACCACCACCTCCTCCACTTGGTCCAGGAGGTCCCGGAGGTCCGGGTGCTCCACCACCCGGTCCCGGAGGTCCCGGAGGCCCCGGAGTTCCAGCGCCTCCAGTTGGTCCCGGAGGCCCATCTCCCCCTGTTGGCCCAGTTGGCCCCGCTGGTCCAACAGGACCAGTAGGCCCTTCAGGAGGCACGAGTGCCCAGCTTCTTACGCCGGCAGCTGTGCTAACTAACCCATAACCGTCAACTGCCGGAACACTTAAGTTAGGCTCTGTGTCAGCCAAACCTAGAATTTGGTAGCGAAGGGGATTCGCTGTAGTAGGGGGGACAGGGATTACCTTCCCATCAAAAAATCCTGCCATGGCTTAGACTAGCGTTTCAAGGACACTTAAAGTAAATTTGATATTCGGAGTTGATCCGACAATTGATAAACTATCCCCCGTCTGGAGAACAAGTTTTCCGGCCGTTCCGCCGGAGGCAATTAAAACTTCCGAAGAAGGGATAGGGTAGTTATAGACTACGAAATGGGAGGTAGCACCCCTAACAACTTTCATTGAAAAGGTTTCGGTGTCGGGGTCGGTATTAACCGCTTGTGCAGTCAAGACGATCGAATTGTAACCTGTTGGCGCGGTGTAAACACTCGTAAGTGTGGTGGGCACATCGAGGGGAATAGTTTTAAAGACTGTTAATGGAAGAGCCATGTTTCAAGAGAGGGCGAGGATGTAAGGAATTACGATGGCCAGGATCGACTTTCTAAACGCTTGGCCAGAGATCGTTCCGGTATTTTGATTGATAACTAGGTCTTCACCAACACGGAAGTCACCCAGTTGGTCAGTGCTGGTAACAGCAACTCGGCCCCCGTTAATCTGGATAACCTCGTTAGCTTGGATGGCAGTTCCGCCTGAGAATGGGATCGCAGTATTTATGTCGATTCCGCTCCCCACGTACTCCATACAGTGGGAGTTGGCGATGATTCGGCTAACACGCCAAAAATTGACTGTGTCCCCAGGTGAGGGGTTGTAAGGTAGATTCTCCAAGATGGCGATAGAAACAGTTCCACCTACACCTGTGAAAGTCTCGGTAACTCCCGCCACTGTGTAATAAACTGGGTTCTTGACAGCAATTGCCGCTGCAGAAGCACCACCACCACCAGTAATTGAAACTGTGATTACATCCGTGTCTGTATAGTTTTGTCCCGAAGAGGCAACCTCAATACCAATCAACTGCCCGCCGTCAATAATTGCAATCCCTTGCGCGGCGATGGCGTTCGGCCCGGTGCCAATCGAAACGCTTACGGTAGGGAGGCTTGTATAACCACTACCGGGGTTAGTGATTTCGAATGAGCTAACATTATAGTACAAGTCACCAACCGTAATCACTTGTCCCACGTAAGGGACTTGTCCGGTTGTTAATGTATTGAGGGCGAAAACGCTGTTGTTGACGGTGGAACTCACCAGAAGTCCCGATTGTTCTAAAGGCCCGGTGCCATCTGCATACATTCCAAAGTTACCGAAGTCAGAGTTACTGTTTGTAACGCTAACGAGTCCCCCTGTCTCAGCTAAAACGGACTTATCCGCGCAGATTGTGAACATACTCACAACCTGACAGTAACCTCTGTTGTAAACTTTTACGCCCACTCCGTCAGGGTTGTATTGCGTAAAGCTGTCAAGAACCATACTCTTCAGTCCACCTGCCTTACTGCCGTCGACGTTCAACCCGATGCTGTTCTCTACGAAGTTTGTGCAGTTTTGAACGTAAGGACTCTGAGTGATTACCCCTGACCCGGTGGGCCAGTACGACATAATTCCCTTCGTCTGAATGAGTTCCGTAGGATTTAAAGGGTTCGGTGTCTTAGTTACGGAGCCCAGGAAAGAGAAGTTTTGAACGTAGCAGCCGTTTAGAACCTGGAAAAGGTCGTCGTCATTCAACAGGGTGATGGTTGTAGAGCGTAAATCCGCTCCAACAATCGAAATGTCCGGGAAAGGGAAGATTAGAGGGTTTTGCTCGTTGTAGTTACCCGAAGCAACTCGAATTTGAGTCCCAGCTGTGGCTAGTGCCAACGCTGCTTTAATCGTTTGTTTTGCCGTCTGAGGGCTGGTGCCGTCATTACTATTATCACCGTTTACATCCACCCACAAAGTGTTGGAAATCGGCGTGATTCCCCTCCAACGAGTTCCGTCGTAAACAAGAAGACCGGGGGCATTGGGGTTCGAAGTGTCTAACCACTGCTCACCAACCGAATTTCCGTTAGACCCTCCGCTCCCTTCAACAGTGATTACGGGGGATACGGGGAATATACTGTAGTTCCCTGGCGACAAAACCGAAACTGAAGTAATCGACGCCCCTGAAGCTGCCGTAACTTCCAATGTTGCGGGAACCCCTGAACCACCGCTAACAATTAAAAAATCGCCAACAGTGTAACCCGAACCACCGAAAGAAATGGTAGCGGAGATTACACCGCCGGTCAGGTTAAAGGTTGCTCCTGAGCCGCTACCACCAGTCACGTTTACGGGAGAAACCGGGAACGTAGTGTAGCTGCCCGCGTTAGTTACGTTTACGGAAGTGATCACCCCCGACGACACTGTGGCAACGGTGAGGATCGAGGAAGTCCCGGAACCGCCCGTGACAGTTAGAACGTCGTTAACTGCGTACCCTGTACCACCAGAACTAACTGAGGCACACGAAACGCTGCCCACCAGGTTTAATGCTGCACCAGAACCACCGGTGTTACCGTTAGGAGGCGTCGGACCAACTGCGGTTGGACCTACTTTAAACAGGTTATCAGCAGCATCCGCGAAAAAGAGTCCGGGTTCAAACTCGTTGATGTTTACTGCGGGTTGGCCTGAGAGCAGAAGAGCAGGGTTAGGTCTCTGTTGAAATGCTTGCGAACGTAGTAATTGTATGGGGGTCGAATTAGTCATTACTTATTTTGACGAGATTTCGAGGGGATGTGTTTTCAGTTATAGAAAGTTTTACCCTGTTAGTCCAACGTAAGTTCGCCGGTAGTCGAATTCACGGCGAAACCGTCGCCTAGAAGAAGTAGACCCTGAGAAGTCTCAACGTAGTAGTCAAGCGTTCCTGCACCTGTGCCGACTTGGAAGCTGTTGCCGTTTACAACGCTAAGCCCATTTCCAATGTTGAAGTGACCCGTCGAGCTCGTAATTTGAGCAGTTGAAGCAGTTGGGTAAGAAGTTCCGGAACCTGTACGAAGAATTTGCCCGTCAGCACTAACGGAGATTCCTGCATCAGCGATTTTCATGCTCCAGTAAGGACCCTTAACGAGATACTCCTGTGGTCCGTTAGGAATTGTTGGGGAAGGGTTTGGAATAGGGTTGTTAAACGGGGGGGGAGTTGGTAAAGTCATGAGGACTCAAAGCAGCCTATAGGAGCTTTTACCCTTCAGTTTCCCGTAAGATATTTCCTCCTAGGGGACTTCCTTGTAATTCTGATCAAATTTATCTCTGGTCACAAGTCAGGGGTTAGAAAGCTGCTGATTTCCGACGTTAATTTCCGGGTTCGGGTCAGTATAGAATCGACCTGTCAAAGCTTGGCGTTGAGGACCAAACAGGACAATCTCTCCACGGCTATTTACGCCAGTAACCGTCACTCTCCCACCCCAGAGAACTGTTGACTGGAAGTCTGCGGATAGTTTTCTAGAAAGATCGTTGTTTTGGTATTTTGGAAGTCCCCGAGAATAGTCGAGGTAGCCTGTAAATGCCCAGGTATGGGTATTCGCAATGATTGTGGACGGAGTGTTAAACTCAAGTGGCCACCTTTCTGTCACTAACGCGTAACCTTGCGAAGGGGCGAAGGGAAGGGAAGTGACGGAAAGAGCTCTTTCACCCCAGTACTTAGGCCCCAAGTAAGGGAGAATCTCTTCGTTAGAATAACCCATCACCTCAAAGAACCTGAGAACTGCTTGTTTCGTGTTCCCCCAAAGCGGGTCGTAGGCATCTGCGTTAGGGACTCGGTTAGTTTCACAAACCGTGAGAAGAGTTGCTGACGGCCAGTTTTTAACTTCGGTAGAAGGGTCAGGATAATAACTGTTTAGCCTGTTCAGTCTGATAGCGCGCACGACGGAGCCCGTGATTTCAACAACTTGCAAGTACTCATAGTTGAACTCGTCAGACAGCAAGATAATCGAGACTTCCTCCGTAGGGTCGTTAATAACTGAAACATTCGCAACCGAGAACTCTATAATTGCTGGGCGGTATCTTCTTAGATCGTCTGCATCCAGGGGTGTCTGAACAATAGAAATTCCGCCTAATGTTGTGGTTGTTGCGGTAGTTGGGACATTCGTTAGGCAAATTCCCATACTGTCGGAGCCGTCATCCCCGTTAAAGTACGATTGAATGCTATAAGAAGTGTACGGATATGTCGACCCCCGGAAATAAGTATCACCTTCGGAGTAGATCTCTCCTTCCAGGTACACATCGTTGGCGAAGGTACCCTGGTAAGTGTTGCTAACAAGATCCTGGCGCTCAAGAACACTGGTGTCAACAAACGGCGAGCAGGACTCTACCGGTGCAACTTTATAGGGCCCAGCGCTCGGGCGGAAGGAAGTTGCTTCCCCGTAGTACAGATTCCCCCAGAAGTTATTTTCTGCTGCGTACCAGTTTCTTTGCTGGTAAGTTACATAAGACCCCGTGGAATTGTTAAATTCTTGAGTCCATGGTCTAGAATAGTCAGAAACAGTTGCCGTAAAGTAGTAATTAACGTTTTCGTTGCTGTCCCCGATAACGTAGTTGTATTGCGGCGATTCTGCGAGCCCAGCAGTAAAAACGCGGTCAACTGTGAAAATTCTTCCCCAGCCACCCAAGACGCCGGGGTCAAATTGAACGTTAGGCCGAAGTGTTCCGGGGTTAATCGCCTGGTTAATCTGGTTGAGCCGTAGAACCGAGCCGAGTTGTGGAGGAATAACAGTTGGGTAAGTGTTAGAAACTTTGAAGCTGTATACCCGATCAAATTCTTGACGGGGATCGTAGAATCTTCGCAGGTAGGGAACCTCGAGCTCTTCCGTCAATGCTGATAGCGGAATTGTGCTATCCGACGACCGAATTCGCAAAGTTGAGGTCAAACCACAAGACCCTGGCGTTGAAATAACTGTGGGTCCACCGTCTGTTGCAAAGAAACCTCGATAAGTCAATCCTGTAGAAGGATTAGCAACCCACACTGCACTTCCTGGTTCCAGCGAGTAAGGAAGGATGTAACAAGGGGAAAACTCCGAGCTTAACTCAATTAGCTGAATACCGGGATCCAGAGGGTCTAACTCCACTGCAGTGATCCTGGCGCCGAGTGAAAGAATCTGCTTGTTTTCATTGGAGGTTGCCTGGGACTGTGTGAGTGCCAACGGGCGTTGAATCCCTTCGAACAGAAATCCTGTTTGGTTGGCGTCTGCACCGCCAACTCTGTTGATTCCCGTGAATCCTTCAGATTTAATTGCCACTGACCCGAAATTACTCGTGCTGTTTGTCAGCGATACGTAACCGCCGTTCAGAGCCCACACACCTACAGCACATCCGATAGTGTAAATAGACTGAAGCTGAGCGTACGCACCGTCACGAACCCGGAACCCGAAGTGCCTGAAATCTTCCTCAATGTTTACAATTCCGATATTCTCATTGCTGTCGGTGACTAAGTTCTGATAGTAGAAACGGATGTTTTTAATCTTTGTTTTGTTGAGAAGGTCTAATTGAGCTTCAACTGGTACGGAGTCGATTGACCCAGGGCGCTCATCAAGGGGGAGAGACAGCAATGTTGCCCTAGCCAATGACCACCATTTCTGCTCCGAAACGTTTGTTACGGGGTTTAGGATCGTGGTGTAGATTTCATAGGCGGCTGGGTCGGTCTGCAAAGATACAGACGTGCATTCATTAGCGATTAACGACCTAAACCCTTCAAGCTGACTCCCAATAATCTCACCCCAACACATTCCGAAGTTTGAGCGAAGGTTGACACTATTGGCGTAGGCCGAGGAGTTCTTTGTTGTGTTGACCCCCAAGTTGTTGGGGTAGGGTGTATCTGTGGGAGCAACAATAACGTACTCAGCTTGGCTGACCAGCGCAGCTCCGTTGGTCACTTGGCCGCCAAAGAAATCAGGAAACGCCCTTTGAACTTTGGTGTAGTAGTCTGATAGTTCCCCCACAGTTGCGTTCAAGCTGCCGCGTAATCTGTGGGCGGATCTTAGCTGGTTTTCAACGGTTAGTATAGTTGAAACGGTGCTCGTGACTATGGGGATTGCCGAATACTCAATGAAGATTGAACCCGGTGCAGTCTGAAGGTAGAAAGAGAACGTGTCGATTGGGTACGCGTAATAATTCCCGTCCCGGAAAGTTCCGGTCGTCTGATTAACTCTGGAAGAAAAAGTAACCGTTACTCGATCCTCAACTTCAAGACCGTGGGGCCTACTCGAATAGAAAATAGCTTCTCCCGTGGGAGTGGACTCGATTCTCGTAATGTCTCGAGAATCAACTTTATCCAATATGGAAAAATTGTTCAGGTATGTGTTTCCGGTCCACTTGAGAATCGAAGTGATCGGCTGATTAAAGTCCTGATCAACGCCTGACGGATAGGCAGGGTTCTTGTAGTTGGGGACGTATGTCGGGCTTATAATGCACTTCTTCAGGTCGAGACCAACGATCGAAATTCCACGGGGGACGATAATCCCGCCAGTGGGGCTATTGAACTGAGTCAGCTGCGTGGTCGTTACTTGATCGTAGGGAGACGTAGAGAAGTTGACGTTAAAATCGGCAACAGTTTTACCGGGGCCATTGTTCGCGGTAACACGGGAAGGGGCGAAGTAAATTGTATATTTGCTGTTCTCGCTCGCAGGGTTTGACCCTGCCAGAATCGCATTGATGGTAATCTTACTTAGCTCCAGAATCGCCCGTGTCAAGGTTTGAAACGGTAGGGCCTGACCATCATTTAGAGTAGAGTCAGTGGACCCGGGAAATTCAGGTGCCACGAACACCACGTAACCGCCGCCGCCAAGATATGGGGCCGCAATTGTTTGCCACTGAGATGCCGAATTTTTGAATACACCTGCGTTAAGAGTTCCATCTTGAGTGTTCAGCCAGAGTTCACCTTTAGCCGGCGTGTTCGTTGGAGGACTTGGCAAGACTGATGTCGGGCCTACTTTTACAACTGTATCATTATTAACTTCGAAGAAAAGGCCCGGATCGTTCGAGTTCGTATTCAGGCCAATCTCACCAACCTCAAGGTTCGAGCTCGTCGGGCGTTTTCCCGGAATGCTCGAACGCTTGAAAATAATTTTTACAGCAGACATTTGCTAAGGAGCGAGTTGTGACGCGTAACGACGCTTCTACCTTTTACCCTAAAGGTAGGCTCCGCCGATAATCGCGTCTTCGCTCACTTCACCCTTCTCTCGCAGCTTCATGGCCGCTTCAAGATACAGGTCTGCCTTTTCGCCCAGCTCCTGCCTGCGCTCCTTGTAACGTGACATCAGAGCGATGTACTTCTCGTCGTGTTTACTCATCAAACCCCCTCGTAAAGAATCGAGATGTACTTTTGAGCCTGTTCATTAGTTAGTTTAGTCCAGACCCCCTGCTCGTAAGTCTCCATTGGCGAACGAATTCCGTGATCCATCACCGTGGCAATGTCGTCTTTGGAGAAACCATCCCGAAGCATCGCGAATTGAACGTCAGCTTTGTTTTGTTGAACTCTGGCGAGAACGGGAGCTTTTTCTTCGAGGTCTTTTCGTGCCCTTTCTGTTGACACGGGTAGAGCACCAGATTTCAATCTTGACTCGTAAATTTCGAGGAGTCGGCCAGCCGTCCCATCCCATCGACGAAGTTGCCAGTCTCCTTGTCCCGCAGCACCCATACCTCTTGTTGCCGAACCACCTTGTGGAGGCATAAACACACCCATCGCTTCGGCCAAAGCGGCTTTTGGCGAGTCTTGAGCAAGACCCATGTCAACGAAACGGGCTTTACCTTTGCGGTCTACAAGAACGTTGTCGATGTGCATATCATTGTGAGCGATGCCCATCCGGTGAAGTTTTGCCCTAGCAACCCAATATGCGTCGGCAACTTTGACTCCGCCGATTTCTTTGTCGGGTGCTTTTGAACCGATAGGGCTTCCTGCAACCACGCTCATCGCCACGCGACCAATTTTCGTACCGGCGTTATACTGCGAGTCACCGTCAAGTTGAGCAGCAAGAAGTTTTGGCCCAAGGTCAACTTTTCCAAGACGGTCAATCAAGTCGGCTTCAATTTTACCGACTTCGCCCCTCTTGATGGCGTTTCCTTTGTTTGGCTCACGAAGAACGGTCCCGTAAGCACCTCTTCCGAGAAGTTTTGACCCCGACCCATAGGAATCTTCCCAGCGGTAAGACTTGCTTCCGAGCTCACGGGAAATCCCTTTGTTTATCATGTCACCGTCATGATCGCGAGCGTCTTCACGAGCGTAACGAACGTTTCCAGTTGCTTTTGTTTGTGGGCCTTTAATCGCCTCTTCCACAACTTTGAGCCGATCAACCAGCTTGTTGCGAAGCGCACCCGGTTTTACCTTTTGAACTTGCGATTTTAAGTTATTCCGCAAATTCCAGGCTTCTCCGAGAAGTCCCTCTAAGTCACGTCCAACTTCCCTACGAGTTAGAGCACCAAGTCCGAGAACGGATTGAAGCTGTGCGACTTGTGATTTGATTTTGACTCGCCCACTATTGTCGTCAATCATCGAGATATATCTCGGCGATTCGCCCTTCAAGAGGCGTGAAATATCATCCATTAAATCCTCGTCGGCCACTGTTCTCTTTACGGGGAGAACCGTCCTTGTTCTTGCGCCTGGTGACTTATCAAGTTGCCGTGGTGGCAGAACTAACAAAGGCTTCTCGCTCGGGGTTTCTTTTCTGCGAGCTAACTCTCGGTCAATTCTATCTTTGGTATCCTGTAACACCTCCTTTTTCCCTGCCGGTGCTACTGAGAGACCTTTTCGGAATTTAACAAGAGCACTCGTATCCCATGCTCCGTACAGCTCGTCGGGTTGATTTTTTGCGTCGACAGTGGGTTTTTCAAAGGCTCGTTTAAATACATCCCCTAAGTTTGTTTCCGCCTTCGGTGCAGCGGCACCCCTTGCCGGTATAACACCAGCAGCAACTAAACGTCGTTTCAGTTCCCGTGCATCCTCGCCTGCGCGAATGTTCCTGCCAAGTTCCTGACGAAATTCCTTCTTGATTTTTTCAAATTGGGCGGCGCCACCGCGCTTTCCGCCCGCAGCAGCGGCTCGGTAGAGTTCAACAACCCCCACCTCATCTGAGGCTTTATTGAGAATGTTATTTACAGCTGTAGGGAAGTTAAGTCGGCAAGATTTTGCATTGCTGATGCAACCAGCCCCACACGCTTTACTGCGGCTGCACCTTTTTCTCACTTTGCGCTCTCCCGGTACTCTTGAAGTTTGGCTTCGAGCTCAGCGATACGGGATCCGACGGACTGAATATGCTCGGAATAGGAATCATCCTGGTTCATAGTCCGATTGTAATCATCCATTTGCTTACGGCCAAGATCAAGAGTGGAAAGCTTCGCGTCGAGAGCTTCTTTCGCTTTAATCAGGTCGTGCATTTGCTTCATCTGGGCTTGCAGACCTTTGAAATTTCCACGCATACGGGAGGTGCGCATCTCGTCTTGAAGCGAGTCAATGCGCATATCAAGCGATTTCTCTTGCTCAGCAAGGCTATCGTATTCCCCACCGTCACGAACGTTTTCGGGGAGAATCTCGCCAAAGCGAGAGTTGATCACAGACGTGTTCTCGGGCTCCATAACGGTTCCCCGAGCGTAATCTGTCGGTGTGTGGGAGTAATCAAGGATCTGATGCCCCCGCTCCGAATAAATTAAATAGGCTTGTTCGATAGCCTTTTCTGAAATGGAGTCTTTCCGCATGTCGAAAAGGAGACTTATACGTGATTTTACCCTATCTTGTGCCCTCTAGGGTCTTGCGGCCGATCTCGTTGATGGCCTGTTGCCGAGCCGAGCCGCTGGCATTTGGATTCGCTAAGGCCGCTGCTGATTGAGCAGGGGCTGCTGGTTGAACGTTTTTCGGTCGTGGCGATTGACTTGGTTTTACGGGTTTTGGACCCACTTTCTTTTCACCGGCGACTGAACCCCATTCAACAAGAACGGGTTTGCCACCTTTTACGGCCCAACCCATCCGCTTGCCGTTCACCATTACGGGTTTGTTGCTCTTAACGTCCGAGCCCTGCTTCTTGGCTTCAGCTTCACCCGCTTCCTCTTGTTTGGTTTTCTTGCTGGAGTCGAAGTCCTTTTCACCGGTGCCGCCGCCAACTTTGCGGCAGACGCCGAATACCATCTTCTCGCCTTCTCCACAGCCTTGGCCGTCAGCGAAGTTCCAGTCGATAATTGTGTAGTGAACACCTTCAATGAGGTGGTCAACTGAGGGAAAATTGAAATTGCTTTGCATGGGGATCACCACTTAACTTTGTTGGCCCAGTAGGAACCAGAGGAAGGACCTTTCGCGATGTTTTTTGCGTGCCGCGCTTTGAAAGCTTCGCGTCGCGCCTTGTAAGACTCCGACTCACCTTCTTTTTTCGGGGACCCTTTGACGCCAGCTTGACCGAAACGAATCAATTTTTCCTGACCGTCGTAACACGCTTTGACAACGTGGCTGTGTCCGCCTTGTGTGTCCGCCTGAGGCTTGTTACAAGCCAAGTCTGCCTTTTCGGCGTAGTCTCTACGAAACCGCTCAAGAACTCCCTCAAAGAAAGACCCCCACATCAACCTTCCTCCCCGAAGCGAATGAAATCACCGACGCTTGCCAGGGCGACTCCAGCGTTTGCAATCTTTGTAGCAGCCCACGGAGGCAGATTGTCTTCTTCGTCGAGCATATCGAGCATTATTTCGATCTTTTCTTGCGCAACACGAAGTTGGGTGATGATCATCCCGCCATTATTTTCACTGGACTGAAAAATTTCTGAGTAGGAGTTGTCGTTCGCTGAAGCATGCATCGCAAGTTGACCGTTTTTGTTAGCTGCCCTTTTAATGACTTCCATGCGGGGCATCCGAATCGGAACTCCTTCGTTCATCTGTGGGTTCTTTTCGTCACCTTCGCCTGGCTCTTCGGGCAGAAAGTTCGGTGTCATTTCTGCTGTGGCGATGTCACCTTCCCCATGTTTTGACTCGAGAGGAACGCAGTTTGGAACTGTTCGTCCGCCTTTCTTCTTCACGCCGACGGCGTGGTAGCCCTTCCAGCAGGCTTTCTTCAAGCACTCACGAGAATCTTCGGAGAACCCGAAACCTTCGAGTCTCTCCCAATCGTAGTTGTTAGGGTTCATGATCTGTGATCCTCCGGTGTAGTAGATCTTTCTGAATGTCTTCGACCTTTTCCGACAACCGAATATGATCTTCCCGAAGAGTGTACTTGATTGGCAGGTCCGTTCTCAGGTTATCGAGAACCGACTCCATCTTCTCCATATGGCGGATAATAGTTCCAAAACGGTCGTCGATTCGCTTTCCATTTCGTTCAAGAACCCAGCCAATTCCGCTAACGGAGGTGACAATAGACGCTAGAATACTTAAGATAGCTACGGGTTCCATACTACTCCGGCAAACCTGATTGACCTGAAGCAAGCCGATCTTTCACGGATTGCGGTAAGCCCGACTCCCAGCCGTTCTTCTTCGCGATGCGAATGATGCTAGCCATAATTTTGCGAGGATTTTTTCCTCGCCCTACCGAAGACCAGGCGGCAGCAACGTCTTCCGGGCTCGAGATTGGAAAAGACATATCAGGGCCGGCAAATTCACCCTTGACTGCCCCGGCTTTGAGCTCTTCGCGCTTTCCGGTGCTCCACTCGCGGTACTCGGCTGCTTTGCGTTTCTTGTCACGGCAAACTGGGCAAGATCCTCCGCATTCGCATTCGGCCATTGCGAAAGGTTGCGCAATTGCGAGAAGCTCGGTGTCCTGAGAATCGCCCTCGGCGAACCCGTACTCGGCCCTTTTCATTTCCTTAAACGAAGCCATCCGAGATTTCTTGCGGTCGAAAATCTCTTTCATGGCCTTATTGCCATCGCAATTTTCGTTGTAATTTCGGTTGACGAGACTAGTACGCTTTTCGCGATTTGCAGCGTTCAACTTTAGAACACTTTCGTTGTGGTGAGACATTCCACCGGTAATGTCGGGAGACCATTTCTTACCGGAGGCGTTCATTTCTTTCAACCTGTCTACGCTAATTGCGTTCGAGGCGTTGATGTTACCGCCTACACCAGGAAGCGAAACGTCGGAGAAATCTAGACGGGATCCGTACATATAGGAGGCAGTGGCAATACTTTCCTTTTACCCTTTATTAGGGACTCTCCGATTCGTTGGTGGTTTTGCGACGACGAGTTACTTGCTCGACCTCTGCACCGGCAGCAGGTTCTGCGGGAACTAAAAGGGCCAGCAGGGTAGTTAATGCCAGTTTGCCAGTTTCGGCGAAGCTTGAGTTCGCCTGAGCGCAAACTAAGTTTGTTTTCTCCAGTTCGGCTGGGCTGCTTGAAAGTTTGAAACAGGTGGCAAACTGTGCGCCAGTGGACGCGAATTGAACTATGAAGATAGCAACGAGGCTTCGAATCAGAAAGCGGCGCTCGTTGAAGCTACTCGTAGTCTTCGTCAGCAGGCTCATTGTCCTCTTCCATTGAGAGTTCGCTTAGAATTTCATTGACAAGGGCGTCAACCTCGTCTTCAGTTAGTTCCTCTTCCTCGTCGGACTCTTCCTCCTCGTAGTAGGATTCCGGTTGGAAGGGTTGCTTCAGATCGTCATCGGGACCTTTTCCGCTCGGATAGCGCCAAAGGCCAGTATGCTCGATCCAAGGGGAAGTGTTTGAGATTTCGCCAGCAGGGAGACCGGTTCGGGTGTCCATATCCTGGTCTTCCGGAGTCATCAGTTGAGCGGCATACGCAGCGCGGAATGCTTCAACGGCGTCCATGTCGAAATCGCCACCAATTCTGTTGGTCATTTGTTAGTTGTAATGGAACTTGAAGAAATTTTACCCGCTCAGGCCGCCCCGAAAAACCGGTAATTCCCCTCGTCGTCCTCGTAAATAGATCCCTCGTAAGCGTCTGTCCCCCTAGTAATTGCCTCGACGTCTTTGTCGGTCCACCCCAACACTTTCTTCAGAACTTTTTTTGGTACCGTAGCTGCAAGATCATCGTAGGAGGCGTTTTTGTCAACGTATTTCTGTAATTTCGGGTGCTCCATAACCCTTTCGATGGCCTCGTCAACTCTTGATGGTAATCCAGCCTTGGCGAATTCGCCGAGTGCTTCTTGCTTTCTCTTCTTTCCCGTATCCTTGGTCACACCCCCTGGCCCGTAAGTGTTATTTTTATGCCCGTATAGACTTGACTTGTACGCGTCAGCTTCTCTGCGTCTTTCCCTTTCACCGGGCGTCATATTCCCCCTGGTATCGCCCTTCTTATAAGGTTCACGCGCACGACCAGCAGCGTTCGCTGCGAGTTGGTCATACATGGCTTTTCTTTCAGGTGTTTGATTCTTTTTCTGACGTGCCAGTTTCGCTGCTCTTTCCGCTACTTTGGCTGCTGCGCCTTTGGTGGATTCTACACCTTTGCGGCATTGCCCTCCCGTGCCGTAGATAGACCCGTCGGGTCGCATACATCGGGTGAAGTCGTAGCTCTCTCCCTCGGAGAAATCCGCAGATTGTGTTTGTGAAACCATCTCCGAATACTGGAGGAGAGCCTTTTCTGAGAAAGAACCTAGCATGATACTAAAGTAATCTGCTCAAGTTTTACCCTTAGCGTTTCTTGATCTTGCCCGAGATATCTTGCCCCATCTTGCTATTGCCCATGAGCTTTTCTTCGTACTCTTTAACTTCCTTTTTGACATCTGCCTTGAGTTTACCTTCCTGAAGCATTTTTTCCTTCTTAGACTCAAGGATTTCAGGGTCGTAGGGGGCATTCTTCTCTCGCTCTTTCTTCGCCTTTTCCTTGCCCTTCTGCATTGTTTTCGCAGTTTGCTCACGCTTGGCAAGTTCTTCTTTGTGAACGAGTTTCCCTTCTTCGTCAAACTTGTGGTCTTTTGGAAGCTCGGGGGGAGTGTACTCTTGGTGAATTTCCTGCGCCAGGCGATCAAGAAGTTGGTCGTACGAGTCACGCAGGCGCCGTCTGCAAACGCCGGCAGCAGCCACAGTCATCGGGCCACAGGGAATCCTGTGCTGAGTAATTTCTTCGAGTGCGTTCATGTTAGGCTCCTTTTCTTTGGCGAATGCGACCGTCGTTGTGCTCGTCGTAGTGAACTCCCTTCCTCTTTTCCTTGCGGGGGTTTGAGTCCTGACGATTTGTTTCCCGCATCGACTGAACCATTGTGTCGCGCATGTTGCGAAGTTGCTCACGCGGCAGAGTGCAATGATCGCTGTCACGATAGGAACGATACCAGCGGCAAACTTCCGACGGGTCGTCAGCCTGGAGCATCATATTCCACACCCCGAGTGCTTGCGCATCGGCTAGGGTGCCAGGCTTGAGTTTGGCCTCAATTTCGTGCCGCTCGGGGCGATTGAATCGGGTGTCTTTGCGCATCACTGATCAGAGTTTTCCTATTTGCCATTTAATACCGACGTCACTAGTCCACGGATGCACGACTGTATATCCGTCTTTGGTTTTCTTTACTTGAAAATTATCGCCTCCTTGCTTCTTATTAAGAGCGTTAGCAAGCTCTTGAGCTTTGTTTTTGGGGAAAATTAAAGAATCGGACGAACGCTCTGACGAAGTTCCTTTTGAACTCTTCTGTCCCTTACCCGCAAGCTGAGCCAGAGCATTTTTAGCATAGCGGGAAAAGGAACCTTTGGCCCCATCTTCTTGATAACGATCTGAAGCATTATCGAGAGCACTAACGAGTTTTTGTTTTTGTTCGGGGTTTAATTTTAGGCCCAGTGCTTTTTCTAACTTGGGTGCGAGTGTCTCCCCGGCATACCCAGGGGTGGAATCTGACTCTCCGTCCTCAAAGGCCATAAACGCTTTGTCCCAAGCCTTATACAAACCATCTACGATTTTGGCAGCATCTTTCTTTGGTCCACCCGACGCTCTCTTCGCTTTTTCTTCAATTTCTTTAGCGCCTTCCGTGCCCTTTCGGCATTTACCCCCAGTGCCATACGCCGACCCGTCGGGTCTCACGCAACGGGTGAAGTCGTAGGTATATCCTTCAGAGAAATCCGCAGCTTGAGTCTGAGCCGCAAGTTCTGCGAAGTGACGCAAAGCGTCTTCAGAAAAATGACCGTTCATGGCTGTAAAATAATATACAAGTTTTACCCCCTTGGTGTTACAAATCTGCGATTTGTTGAAGTACCTCGTCTTGAATGTCTTTGATCTTCGGCGCAAGGAAATCAATTAACCCTGTCCTCGTTGAATACTGCGTTTCTCGAACTCTATTTCCTTTGTATTTTTCTTCGTTTAAGTCGAGAAGTTTCCTCTGAGCCCCGCTCAAAATTGAGCCCATCTTCATCAAACCCCCGTTATCTCCCTTTTCCTGGAGCTCAGCGACTTTATCCGCTAGAGCTTTACCGACGGACGCGCCTCCTACATCTTTTCCGTACCAGTACAGAGGTTTGGGCACAGAACGTAAACTCCCCTCCTTGGCTGACTGGATTCCAATAGCAACGGTTCGTGACGAATCTGTCCACGCGGAGACAACTTTACCCATTAGATTTGCCCGGTCTCCCGCGTTAAGCTCATTAGTGGGGATAAGGGCAATAGACGCTAACGCTTTTTGAGGATCTAGAATCTTGTCTAAGATGTCATCCCCGATTGTTTTCTTTGCTGAGTTTATTTCTTCCCGTTTTTCGTGGAAAAGTTTACCGTCTTCCGTGAGTTTTCCGTTTCCGTCAAAAGTTATCATCCGTGGCTTACCCGAGGTCTTTGAGGTGTTGGTGTTGAACCAACCTGCGGTGTTAGTTGTTAGCAGGTAATCCGGACTGCCTTCCCCTTTCCCTCGGTTTATTCGAGAGTTTGTTAACGACCAGTTGTTCCCGATATTGGCATTTGCACCTGCGACCCCCGCTGGTATCAAGTGCTCTAAGTCCACGCTCAACAAATTCAGTTTCTCCCCCGTGTATACGTCCTTGAATCCTGACTCCATAGCGATCTTCATAATTAAGAAAGATTTTGCCTTATCCTCCTCTGCTTTTGACATCTTCTTCCCCGAGGGAATTACGTCTCCCTTCGGAGTTACAGATCTGTAGGATCCAGGAATTTCTGAACTTCCCGCACTCTTCAGATAGGTGAAAACTTGGGGGGGCATCAGACCCATCATAAAATGGACCTCTGAGTCTTTGACGTCCTGATTTCTGTACCATTTTGCGAAAGGTTCTAGTGCCTTGGAAAATTCTTCAGGGTTCTTATATTTACCTGTCTTATAGTTGTCATAGACACTCGTAAGTTCTTTAAATTTGTCTTGACGCTCTTTCGAGGCCATTCGTTCTATGCCCTCGTTAGAAACAACTGGGGCTACATCTTTCCTCCCGTATAAGACGTCAAAAGCCTGACTCACCATGTCCCGCATTTTTTGCCTGCGCTCTTTAGGGTCGGGGTAATCTTTGGTTAAGCCGTTGATCCCCTCCCGAAGAAAAGAAGTCCTTTCTTTCAACTCAGTTTGAACTTTCCCCGTTCTAAATTCTTTTGGCAGGGTGTCTTCCGCCAGTTTTCCTTTCACAAGCGAGTTAGAGAAACCTGTGTATTGTTTAAATCGTTTTGCGGCTTCAGCGGTGGTCAAGTTTCCTTGAGCAATTTCTGATTTCAAGTAATTTCGTACTTTAGTGACTTCTCCTGAAATTTCTGCAGGTAACTGCAGGATGCAGTCGTTGCGGTAGAAAATGCAGGAAGCCCCACAAGATTTACCTTTCTTACACCGGTCACGTTTTGCGGAGAAGCTTTTTCTTTGAGCTGCCGCATTCATTGCGCTCTCTTTCTTCGCTTCTGTGATCACTTTCTTTCCCCCGTCAGACGTCTTTTTAGGGGACCCACCTGTTTGAGGGGAAGCCGCTGGTTTACCGGGCAGAGGTGAAGATTCACCTACAATCCCTTGTCTTTGCCCAAGGCGCTCTACTTTTGCATCATCCCCTTGCATATTGCGGGAGTCTGCAAAATCAAACCAGCGATACTTACTTCCCATTGCAGTTAATCTTCGTAGCGGTCGAGTATGTGAGCGATGACGGAGTTGCGAACGATGTCCTCTTTCGAGAACTCTACGATACCAACTTCCGTCAGGTGACGCAGCCGATGAATAGCATCAACCAGGCCATTCTCCCTCCGGAAAACTTCCATATCGGTCTGTTTCGTGTCTCCAATCAGAAGGATCTTCGAATCTTTGCCGACACGGGTTAGAACCGTTTTGATTTGTGAAGGGAGGAAGTTTTGAGACTCATCCACAATGATGAAAGCCTCGTTAAGCGACCGTCCTCGAATATCTTCCAGGAGGACAGGCTCGATAATTTTCTTGTTCAGTAGGTACTCACTTGCGCCATGGGACTTCATGATGCAGGGCAAGTTGTCAAGAACAGGCGCAATCAGGGGTGCGATCTTCTCGGAAAGGTCTCCAGGCAGCGCTCCGCGCCCGCGCTGGAATTCAACACCTACGTCACTTCGAACGTAGTACACCTTATCAAAATCACCAGAGGCGACACCAAACAATCCGTAGTGCAACGCAATCAGCGTCTTTCCGGTCCCGGCACACCCATGTGCGAGAGTAACAGTGTTTTTCTTAAGGGTGTTCCACAGGTCTTCTTGCCGCCAAGTCAGAAACTTGGGAGGCATGACATCCATACCTTTCGAGTAGGAATGCTCTAACATCTGGGCATTTTCGGAACGGCGAGCCTTGCGCTTTGTCTTTGAGTCTAACATGTTTAAGGGAGTGGGACAGTCGGTGGGTAGTTCATACACTTTGCTGCTTAATAGGATTACATCCTTATCACCCCCTTCAGAACTAGTGGGACGAGTCATGGTTGGAAGGGAAACTCGTACAGTAGGTTTTACCCTACTAATCTGGCGAGCACCGTTCGGCGGGTAAAATTGAAATAAATTAGTGAACGCAACTTCACACGAAATGATAACAACCATTTGTTTTGGTCAGAGTTGTGGCTGAAAATCAAAATAGCGAGTACAGTTTACTTTTTGGCGACGACCTGAGTACAGCGTCCGTCCAAGCTCAAGTTGTAGAGCTACTAGTGAACACCAAAATCTACAGCCTCGACCTTGCAAGAGGTAGACTCAATAAAGTCGTGATGGTGATTTTACACAAACCCACAAGCGCGGTGGTAGGGGTGGTAACAGGTTCTGAACGGTATTCCCATTGCCTGAATGGCAGATACTGCCATCTCGGGGTGGTCATTTTACCTCACCACTCCAACAGACCAAAAATCCTTGAAAGGGTGTTCAATTTTCTTCGTGACTCTAAGCATCCTCACCTAAAAGGGGTCGCCATTTTTCGAAAAAATCGCAAGATCTCAGACAACCTTCTGAGGCGGTATAAATTCAAACCCTCCATCAAACCTGATTTGTATTTCAGAGATTTTAACACAACGGGTTAAGATGAAATTACACAGAAACGCGAGACTGTACACAACTCTTTACATACTAAGTCACTTCGTCCTGGGGGTGTATTTTTACGTTTTCGGCTACACCTACGCGATAACCTCTTTATTCCTGGGACTACTCATTTTCAATACCGCTACCTATGCGTTTATGCATAGGGCAGTCGCACACAATCAGTTTCACTTTTCTCCCCGAATCAAGAGGTTTCTGTGCAATCTCTTTTCAATGTGCGGGTTCGGTAGCCTTGCCGTGAATTGCGCAGTTCATACTCAACACCACAAGTACAGCGACACTCAACTCGACCCGCACGATTTTCGTCGGGTAGGCCTGGTAAAAACAGTTTTCAAACAATGGGACGAAAAGTACTACCCGCCGGTGAAATCTTACGCAAGATATTTAAGGGACCACGAGATTCTTTTGCAGCATCGAAATAACGCTAAATTCTTTCTCTTTTCATCCCTTGTGTTTCCCTTTATACCGGTGGTGTCCTTTTGGATGCTGAACCTAATCTTTATTGTGAATCACCTGGGGGAGGGTGATAGCTCCCTGAATGTTCCCGTCCTGTACCCGCTGATGTGGGGGGAGGAATTTCACTCTGATCACCACTCCCACCCCGAAAGAAGAAAAATGCACAAACTAGACCTTATCTTCCTGATAGCTTCCTTTCTGGAGCGAGTTTAACCCTTTAGTGAAGCCGCTCGGCGAAGTCATCAAATCCGTCTTTTCCGCCGCACCATCGGGAGTACCGGTCGTCCGGCACGTTGTATTGTTTGACTTTTGCTTTTGTCAAATACTTGTCAGCTATTGGCGAAGTTGCCAATACCACAGTGCCATACTCGGCACGCATAATCTCACTGTTAAAGTCAGTTGGATGAATAGCCATGGTAATCTGTCTTGAGGACAGCAACTTTTATTTTATACCGTGGTGGTTACCAATCACCACTCAGTCGTAACCAATGCGACCCCTGCCGCCCCTTCTGCTGCTAACGAAAGGTGAACGAGCGTCGACACCCATTGTTGAGGCATCGTAATCCGGATCGTTAATCGCGGTGTCACCTGTGAACAACTTCTGCCGCCCTGTGCGAATTTCCCCAAAGACGGACTTATCACCGAGTCCTTCACGAAGAAGGTCTCCTTTGAATCGTTTGTTCTGAATAATCGTTTCCTGAAGTCCACGATCAACAACGTCCATTTTCATCGCATAGTAAGTGAGCGCCCAAGTAAAAGCATCCGTGCTGTCGTCGTGACGAACAAACGGAAATGCGGTTAGTTCTTTGATGAAGGCGTCGGTCCAGTATCCCTGAACCAGTTTAACCCGGCTGTTCTCCAGTAAAGGACAAATCGCCTGCAATCTTGTAGTCTTTGACTTCAAGGGTCGCATCTCTTCGATCGGAACTTTTGCTTCTTTTCGAAGAACTTGAATGAGCGAGTGGCCCGACGCGGCCTTTTCGATGCATAGAACTTTTGCCTGGTAATGAGCGTAGTTTTGTTTTACAGCTTCGACTAAGTCAGGGAATCCCCAGCGACCTTTCACGATCTCTCGAATGTAAATCACAGTCGGGTCTCGCATACTAATTCCGGCCACACAAATTGCCGTTTCGTCCGCCATCTGCTTCTCCGAGAAAGCGCAGTCGGCGGCCAGCCATACAACGTCAAGTGGGGGACAATCCTCCTCCTCTACAACTTCGATCCAGCTGTTCTTGACAATCTGACCTTCTGAGGCAACAGGAACACCTTGGTAAAGTGCCGCGAATTTGAAGCTGCCCATGATCTTCTTCTGCGACTCAAGCATCGGCACAGAAAAAGTTGGGTTATCGGCCCAGTGTGACTCCCCCATCGAACGTTGGAGGGGGTCAGTAGACGGATCTTCGCAAAGTCCTGCGACATTGATCCAGCGCCAACCGAACTCGTTGTCAATTTCATCGTAAAGGCCATCACCATCCATCAGAACGCCATGCAGATCTTTCTCGTGAAAACGAGTTGCGATGATCATTTGGCAGTAATGGTTAGTTCTTCGCGTCGACGCCTGCTCCTGCCACCATGATTCGAGGTTGTCAAGTGCTTGTTTCGAATCCGATGATTTCAACGGGTCGTCAATTACCATGGCGCCAACGCCAGGGCTGTCCATATCCGTGGTTCCGGCGGTGAAGCCAGTTAGCACCCCCCCAACAGATGTAGAAAGGATGAAACCGCCACCAACCATGTCATACTTTGAGTCCGGGCAGAATCCAAGCCATTCGGGAAAAACCCGCTTGAACTCCTTCGACTTCATCATATGAACTACTTCACGGTGAAATTTGAAGGAGAGGGAAGCACCGTAGGAGGCAATGACGTGCTGTGTTCTTTGGTCCCTTCCGAGCAGCCACGCCAGGAACATAGTTGCAAGCATTGACTTTCCCGAACGCGGCGGGCAGGAAACAATCAATCGCTTGTACCTTCTCGTAGCAAGGTCTTCAAATGCCGAGCCGATCAATTCGTGAAATGGGGCAACCTGAAGGTCGCCATGCTTCATGATATCGCAGAAGGCAAGGAAGCAATCTCGGGCAGCTTTGTGCCGAAACTCTTGAATTACCATGCGCGGAGCTTCCATGAGCGTTAGTTCACGTATGCCCCGCTGGTATTTTCTCCATGAGCTATGTTCTTCCAGCTGGCTGGCTTTCGTGATTATGGGGCGCATTTCAATCTCCCGTCAGTTTCTTCAGGAGCTCCCCAACTTTCCCGTCGTACGCAACCGCAAGCTCTTGCTCGCTCTTGGAATCAATCTGTGTGAGGGAAACGATGTCCGAGGTGATTTCTCTGTGCGCTTTGATCGCGCTGTTAAAGATGGAAACGAGGTCTCGAGTGGAGCACTCTTCCATCTGGTTGGCAAGCTGGTCTAGAGCATCTTTCGCCACAAGAAGGGTGTCTTGCGCAAGGATCTCTTTCTGCTTGATAATGTCTTCGCGTGATTTAGCCATTAGTAAAGCCTCTTTCTGCATTTGGAGCAACCGCCTCTCGGCGGCGGGGGATTCCCCTTGTAAGCCATGATCTTTTGCAAGATCTTTTTCGCTTCTTCCATTTCATTCCGCTGTACGGCGGTGTGGTAGCTATGCCAAAGTTCTTGAGATGAGTTCATTAACAAGGGGCAACGGGGCCAGGGTTACCTACGCATGGAACGCAACCTAGCTTCCATAGCGAGTTGATGGAGGCGAGTTGGAAGGTATCTTCCAAAATCCACCCTTTGCCTTGGGGTGATTTCGCCACGAAATAAAACCTTCCCTTCGGAGTCTGAATGAAAGTCTCCGGAACGATACCAACCAGGGAGCCCCCTTCGAGGTACAGTTGTTTTGCTTCGGGGTTCAGAGGGTCGATGTTTAGGAAGGTGTACGCCCCTAGAACAACGGCAAATTCACCGGCATTGATTCCAGTAAACCACTCTGCATATTTTGACGCACGGTCAGAAATCGGGTCGGCTTTGCCAGCGACGTCATTCCACAGCTCGATCGCATATCGTGCTAGGAACTTTCCAGTTGGAGAGTAGAAAACTTCTTCAAGCGGCTCCGCAGTTTCAGCGTCCCAAACAGTTACAACTAATCTACCATCCTCAGTATAGCTGTTATTACTCAAAAGATAAATCGGTTGGTTGAGGGGATCAGGAAGGAATACCGTCTCGGTGTCACACACAAATACCCAGTTTCCTGACTGAGTTGCAGGATTGCTCCAGGTAACACCGTACGGCGCAGAGTAATCTTCGAGTGGCAATTTATCTCCGGTATACCACGGAACGTAGATCTCTCCGCTAGCAGAGTCAACGACGCCAGCCAAAGGTAGGCTAGTTTCGACGTTGGGCCCAGGGAAGATCTGGCGGCAATCCCCCCTTTGCACGCAAGGATCAAGGGCAATGTAAGGAAGCGTTTCTTCCGCCACAAGAACGTAAGTCTGGGTGTAGGTGTACTGAGATTCGGGGCTCAATCCGGTGAACGATTCGACCGAACAAGTGAAAGGTTCAATAACCTGAATCGAGGCGCCAGAAGGGACACTGCCGTTAATTGTATTGAAAGCGCCTGTAATAAGCTGTGTGGCGAAATCGTGACCAGAGGATGTAAGGTAGTTCTGACAAGAGAAATTTAACTCGAAACTCATACTTCTCTCGAAAACCATCGGGATTCGGTTCTTAACTGTGTTTGAAGAGCCTACGTAACGAATTACGATGTTGTTAGTTTGCTGAACTACGCCCTCGTTTTCGATCGCATCGGCGAGGCGAAGAACATTGACGCTGATTGGAATCAGGGGGGAGGCTATAAGGGCATCAACAATGAATTGCTCGATACGATTGATGGTGTTAAGTTCCATAGTTTATGGGAAGTTAGTGTTTGAGCCGTTGATGTACCACCCACCAGCATCGTTTGGCGAAGTAGTTTGAAGGGTTGAGGCCAGCTCCAGAAAATTATTCGATGTGATCCAGTTCGGAAAATCGTTATTCTGGCCGACTGCACCCCAGCCAATTCGGTAGTCAGGGGCCTGATTCCCAGCTGTGTCGGTTGTCCACCCTGAGAGACCTTTTCCGGATACAGAGTTGTAACGTTGTGGAACGCGCCACGACCGCATAATACCTTGCGGTGTATCAATCGCCGAGTCTCCATTACCTGCGCGAATCGCAGTCATTTTCATCTCGGCCTGCATCTGCTTCAGAGCGGCGTCGTAATCTTTGTAGACGTCCTCTCTGCGGCGAACCGTATCAAGATAGTAACGGGCGATAGTCAGCGCCGTGCGGCGCCGATTGCTCGTAATTAAAACCATTCCGGCTTTTCCGGATTGTTCAATGTACGAGTCGATCAAAGAGTTGGCATCTTGAATCGCCATCTGCAACTTTGCCACATTCACCGTGGTGGCTGCTGCATCGTCGATGTTTGTAAGTTGTATGGCTTCTTTTAGTCCGAACGCGACGGTAAAGTCGTCGGGTGACGCACTTCGGGGATCGGATTTGTGGTTAGTTAAAACTCCTGAGCGATTCTGGTATGGGAAACCGTAACCACCGATCGTTTGACCCAGGTTAGACTGAATGCGGGAGCCATCAGTTGATTCGTCCGGGGCGAGTGTGTTTCTCGCTGCAACACGGTAAAAGGCGCGAGTCGCGTTGCGCTTCTTAACAACGTCGTTTGCAGTAGGTGGAATCGGACCACGCAGACAAAGGTTGAGGTCGAGTGGCGGCTCGTAGGAAACGAACGCTTGATCCCAAGGCGTCAGAGTGCTGTCTATCCCGATGGATACCATCGTGTCCGAGGAATAGATTAGGGTTTCCACCCCATACTGGCCATAGTTGACGGTGAATGACGTTAACGGCACCGGAACATTTGTGTCCAGTGGTGCGTCAAAATACAGAACAACTGTTGTTGGCGTCGTAACTAGAATTTCTTTGATCTTAGGCGCAGCCATCAGCTTCCTCAGCTATAAAGGTTGGTACGAGGGTCGTTGGAGAACGGGTGGAAATATTCGCTCACCCAGAATGAATATGCTTCTTGTGGAACTTCGATGACGTAACCGTCTAACTCACGGTATTTGCAATTTTGCAAGTAGTTCGCGGCCAACCGAAGCGGCCATTCATCTCTCCAATTTACTTCCCAGGAGTCGATTGTGACGAGGAAACCTTCGATCGTGTAATCAATACGACCAACGATTGAACCGCCGCGTTGCTCGTCATCGGCATATGGGGGGTTACTATAGTCGAAAGTTTCCGAGACTCGATCGAAAATTTCCCCGTCCCACTTCACGAGCAGATACCGAAGCTCACTCGGAGGATCCTCATGATAAAGAAAATCTTGGAAGAGCCACGTGGGCGATTGAATTCCGGGACGACGAATTGCCATGAGTTAAGAGGGGGGTTCGTGCCAAGTGGCTTCCCCGCCGTAAGGGTTCGGGCGAGGTGAAGTTCCGTACGCAGAGAATTTGCTCATTTCTTCTAATGAAGTCGGGAAAACAAAATCCCAGACCGCTTGTTCGTCGACGGGCGGTTCTACGTCTCCGCCACTGTCGAGTGGCTGCAATCCGTCGTTTTCGCCAGCGTGTCCATGCTGTAAATCAACGTGACGCACCCAGATATACTGGCCTTGCCTCTTAAGGCAAACACACAACCAGTCAGAATCCATTGGGCCATCTTCTTCGATGACTGTGCACCCGTGGTTTTCCAGTGATGCTGGAGGGAGGGTCCCGGCGGGGTACACCGGAAGTCGGACCATTGTGCTATTGTTCGGCATTTCAAGGTTTTTCTCTGCCTTGGGTGCCAACAACTGGGGGTCAAACAAAACATCTTGTAAGATCGCGTACTGGTACTCCCCGCTAGACGGTGCTATGTTAACCCTCTTACCAAGCAACCCTTCAGGTTGCCTCCCCACGAAAGCGGGCGATGTATCAATCCAGTGCGACGGAGCAGCTTGCTCCCCAGGTCGTTCAGCAGAAAATTCCCCGGTTGCCCCAGTGAACTGAGGTATGTCGATGTTGTGATCGTCAAAGATGACCTTAACTCGTCCCCGGTCCATCGGATCGTTTATATCAACAATCGTCCCCCGCAAAGTACCTCTCGGCAGCCCCGCGAATTTCATATTTGTCTCAGTTGCGTTCAGAATCGAAACAAACTGACTCACAAATTCAGAAGCTCTGAGTTTGGGCGGATGCATGCTCAAATACCGTTGTGAGATTTAGAAAATCTTGGTGTGTTTCTGGGGTGACGCTTGGGAGGGGGGGACAGGGGAGGGGGAGTCCGAACTTTGGCTGGTTTTGCCGGCTCCACGGTTTTCGGTTCTTCAATAACCGGTTGCTCGACTGTCAGAACTTCCGGAGTAGTCTCGGTGGCTTCTTCCTGGGCAGGTTGCAGTTCTTCTTCTATTGTTTCGAATGAGCTCACTTCTGGTTGCGGCATTGGTTTACGTCGTCTGGTGGTCATACGTAGGTTAGGTACTAGAAAGTTTTACCCCCTTTGCCTTTCGGCAAAGTTTGAATTGTTTTGTGAAGCAAAACTTAGTTCGTGATAACGGTCCAACCTTTGCCTTGAAGCGATAGCTTCGCAGCGGCACCTGCGGCGCCAGGGGCAGCCGAGGTTCCGAATTGGATGCCTACAATTCCATTACTTTGACCAGCTGTGTCGAGGGAAACGAGAATGTTATCAACGCTAGTTTGGTCGAGAGCACAATCTTGCCAAGCCATGTTGAAGTTGGTTGCTGTGCAAGTGTCAAACATTCCCGCAGGGAATGTGGTTAGGCTGGTGCAGCTGAGCCACGCAGAAATGAAATTAGTTCCGTTGCTAACGTCAAGTAGGGGGAAGGAGGTTAGGCTGGTGCAGCTTTGCCAAGTAGCGTTAAAATTAGTCCCGTTGCTAACGTCGAGTAAGGGAAATGAAGTTAGGCTGTTGCAGTTATACCAAGAGAAGTTAAAATCAGTTCCGGAGCTAACGTCAAGTTCGGGGAAGGAGGTTAGGCTGTTGCAGTTGAACCAAGCTTCTTGAAAATTCGTTCCGCTACTAACGTCAAGAAGGGGGAAGGAAGTTAGGCTGGTGCAGCCCTCCCAAGCAGAGTAGAAACCAGTCCCGTTGCTAACGTCGAGTAGAGGGAAGGAGGTTAGGCCGGAGCAGAGGGCCCAAGCAGTGGCGAAATTAGTTCCGTTGCTAACGTCAAGTAGGGGGAAGGAGGTTAGGCTGGTGCAGCTTTGCCAAGTAGCGTTAAAATTAGTCCCGTTGCTAACGTCGAGTAAGGGAAATGAAGTTAGGCTGGTGCAGTTATACCAAGAGAAGTTAAAATCAGTTCCGGAGCTAACGTCAAGTTCGGGGAAGGAGGTTAGGCTGTTGCAGTTGAACCAAGCTTCTTGAAAATTCGTTCCGCTGCTAAAGTTGATCGGGAGGAAGGAGGTTAGGCTGGTGCAGTTGTACCAAGTACGTGAGAAATTGGTTCCGCTGCTAAAGTCAAGTAAGGGAAACGAAGTTAGGCTGGTGCAGCCGTTCCAAGCATTCTCGAAAGTTGTTCCGTTGCTGACGTTGAGTAAAGAGAAGGAGGTTAGGCTGTTGCAGTCGGCCCAAGCACTCTCGAAATTTGTTCCGTTGCTAACGTCGAGTGGGGGGAAGGAGGTTAGGCTGGTGCAGTTGTACCAAGTACGTGAGAAATTGGTTCCGCTGCTAACGTCGAGTAAGGGAAATGAGGTTAGGCTGGTGCAGTTGTACCAAGCAAACTCGAAATTAGTTCCGGAGCTAACATCAAGTAGAGGGAAGGAGGTTAGGCTGGTGCAGTTGTACCAAGCAGCCTCGAAAGTCGTTCCGGAGCTAACATCAAGTAGAGGGAAGGAGGTTAGGCTGATGCAGAAGTTCCAAGTGTAGAAGAAGTTTGTTCCGTTGCTAACGTCGAGTAAGGGGAAAGAGGTTAGGCTGGTGCAGTTGTACCAAGCAGCCTCGAAAGTCGTTCCGGAGCTAACATCAAGTAGAGGGAAGGAGGTTAGGCTGGTGCAGGTGGCCCAAGCACCGTTGAAATCAGTGACACAATACGGATCAACACTCGTATTACAACCATACGGGGGGAAATCACAGGGTGGGCAGTCGTTGTAATTAATCGTCCAAGATTTATCAATTAGACTATCGTAAGCGGCAGTGGCAAGTGCAGTCCACTCGCCGGAGCAGGCGTTGGTTCCCCCGTCAATACCTAGAATACCGTTTGTAACCCCGCTGGTGTCTAAAGAAACAAGAATGTTTTCGATACTTTGAGACGTCAGAGCACAAATCTGCCAAGCACGGTCGAAATTGGTTGCTGTGCTAGTGTCAAACATTCCCGCAGGGAATGTGGTGAGGCTAGTGCAGTTGGACCAAGCACCGACGAACTCAGTTCCGTTGCTAACGTCAAGTAGGGGGAAAGAGGTTAGGCTGTTGCAGCCGGCCCACGCCTGAAAGAAATCAGTTCCGTTGCTAACGTTCAGCAGGGGGAAGGAAATTAGGCTGGTGCAGTTAAACCAAGCATCACTGAAATCAGTCCCGCTGCTAACGTCAAGCAGGGGGAAGGAGGTTAGGCTGGTGCAGTGGGCCCAAGCCCTGTTGAAAGTAGTTCCGCTGCTGACGGTAAGTAGGGGGAAAGAGGTGAGGCTGGAGCAGCCTTCCCAGGTGCGGAAGAAAGTGGTACCCGAATCAACAAAGATGAACGGGAAACTTGGCAAACTACTACAGTCTTTCCAGGTTCGGTCAAAAACAGTGGCCGAACTTAGGTCGTAAGCTCCAAAACTCGTGAGACTCGAACAACCCTCCCACGTCTGTACGAACTCGGTTGCGTCTCGCAACTGGTTGTACAGGTAAAGCGTGGAGATAGTTGCCATTGAAGAGCAATTAGCCCAAGTATAGTTGAAATTAAGCCCCGAGTTGAAATCCTTGGGTGGGAAGCTCTCCATAGAGGTGCAGCCCTCCCAACCGTAGGATAAATCCACCAATCCGGCAGTGTCTACATTAGGGTCACAGTTGAAGTTTGGCATGACTAATCCGGATTAGATACGGGAAAGGACGTTAGACTGCTGCAGTTTAACCAGGTGGCTACAAAGGTGGGCGAGTCTATGGGAGGCGGCGTCGGCAAGATTGTCACGGTGATTGGCTCCCCGGGTCCAGAAGGCTCAGCCGGGCACTTCGGAACGATATAGAGCGTCTTAGGCTGAGTTTCAGGAATCCTCCACGCAGCTTCTTGTTGCGGGTCAAAGAAACCGTCTTCGGCAACCGAAGCATCCGCCACGAAATAAGCATAGCAAATCTTGTAGTTGTTTGCGTCCACGCTGTATGTCCCTGAGGGGTTATCGCAAGTTGGCGGGCATTTGTAAATACTTGCGTCCCAAATCGGAGCCTCAATGGGTTCTACCACAGCGTCTAGTACGTCATTTATGTAGTACCCGCTTAAGAAACCGCAAGCGTTGATGTTCAGGTAAACGCCTTGCCAATTTCCGAAACCTGCGTCGGAAAAGTCAACCAATCGGTTATGAAGAGGGTCGTAATCAATAAACTGTGCCTCTGAGAACTCGTCGTAGTCTACATCAACAGTCGGCCGAACGGCGCCGTTAGTGTAAGAAGCGTCCACAGACGAAAAATCGTCGTACACAACCGTTGAATACAAGAAAGGTTCAGAATACACGTAAGTGTAGTCAGTCCTATCGTTGTTTAAAACCACCTCCTCGTAAATCTTCGGTAGACTGGCACCCGGCGGGCAGTCCATCTTCTCGGGTTCGATGTTGCTACCGTAGTAAGCGAAATCTTCACAAATGAGGGCTGCCTTTTGCCAAGCTGCCCCGTTGCGCCCATAATCCAAGGGCATCCTGACGAAGAAACGTTGCCAGTTGTCAAGAGCAGGCCCATTGTTAAGGTCGGCAACAAGCGGGTTTGGGTAGATATCCCTTAATAAAAGTTCCGTCGTGTTTGCAGTTTGAAGGTGTTGGCTTGCCCACAACCGGAGGGGAGTTTCTGCGTCATAAACATTGGGGGACATCCGGTAGGTCACCCCGCTGAACACGAGAGATGAAATATCAAGTTGATACGAAGATGTTAGTGAGTCGGAGATTACAATTTTGGGGAAATTCGTTTTGCCGGTGGGAGTCAGAGGCCGGTACTGCACGAAGTACAGACCTATTTTTGGTTCGAAGTCGTAGGTGAACTCATAGTCACCCGTAAGAAAACCGGTGCCGGCTGTTAAGAGGTTTCCGTCACAGTAGAAAAGAACCGTACTCAGGTCCAAACTATAAGAAGGCTCGGAAATGCGGGTATTCTGGTTGATCGGAATCCATGTGAAGTCGTATAACAACGCGGCAGCCCGATTTTCCGGGTCCGGGTTCGCGTAATCCCACCAGAGCTCGCCCCAGGCTGGGTCTTCGGGCGGTGCGTCGAAGGTTGTTAATACCCCTATCGAGCCATAGAACAAAGAACTATTGGCAATAAACTTGAGTATCGAATCCGGAAACAGAGTCCACTCCGTAGGACCGTTTTCCTTCACGAGAACGGTCTTGTACATCCCCGCGACAGTAATTTCAAGGTTGTTAATAGTGTAGTTCGCCCCTGCCGGACTCAATCCGGTTGAGTTCAAAATGTACGTTGGAACATTGAAAGGAATGTTGGCGCTCGCGACATCGAAAGTGTCTACGTTCAAAAACTCAAACCTGACAGGCACCCAGTACTGAGTGTCAGATTGACGATACAAGTACACGCTTCCTGAGCCTGTAAAAGGCTCTTCGATGTTCAGAACATTGTCAGCCGAGGAAAGCCCGGTGATGTCAAGGATGACGATACTGATTGTGCTTGGCGGAACCGAGCCCTGGTCAGCTACAAAAGCGGCAACATCGGGAAAAGCAATCTCCGGAACAAGTTCTTGTTCGGGCGCTTCTCGATACTCAACTTCAACCCAAATCGGGCATGTTTCCTCTTGTTCAACTTGAATAGCTAAGACCCCACTGGTGGTGTTCCACCACAGTTTTCCAGGGGGAAGTTGCCCAGGGATGCCTGAGTCGATTGTCGCCCTTTGAGCGTACACCAAATCAACTACGTCGTTGAAAGCAAGCTCTCGCTCAATTACAGGGAGGTAGAGAGAGTTGTTTTCGTCAAACCCATGAATCGACAGGCTGTCAAAGGCCAGGTTAAAGGGAAGAGGACCCCCTTTGTTCCCCCACGCACCAAGAAAGTTTTCAAGGACGCATTCAATGTTCCAGTCGGAAGGGTCACGCCAGTTTTGAATCTGAACCTGACGAGTTGAGTTCTCGTAAGGCCACACAAGGGTCGCAGTGACTCCAGGGGAGTTCTCTTCAAGACCCCTGGGTATGCTTAGAACCCATCGACCCGTATCTTCATTGTACGTTGGTGAAACGTCTACATATAGAGCGTCCGAGTAGGACAGGTACAGAGGTTTGTCAAAGGCGTAAGCTGACCCGGCAAAAAGTATCGGAAAAAGGTACGGGAATTGACCGGTTGTGTCGTAACTCGGGAAAAGATTAAGTGTTCCGCCATCGTCTGTGCAGTTGAATGCGTTGTCGCCTGCTACACCAATTTCAGGTCGGTAGAAAGGAGCCGGTCGTGCAGAGGGAATGTCAATCCTAAGTTGCGTGTTATTGTTTATTTCCGTGAAGAACGTATCGTCAACTTCTCCGAAGTTGAGCACCATCCCAGCGGCAGTTTCTGTGAGAGATAGGATAGGGTAGGCGTATATATCAAGGTAGGCAATTTGACCTGCTTGAATTTTGTCGTCCCGCTCAATCTCTACAATCGCAACGCGGGGGGAACTAAAATCTTCGATGTTTTCCCAAGTTTTTATGGTTAGAACTCGAGGAAGAATGAAGTTGTTGTAAACACCGTAAGACCCGCCAAGAAGCTGTCTCTTTTGTGAGACCGTTGCAGGAAGGTTAGTCCAGTAGTTACTACCGCTCCAGCCCAGCATCTGAGCAAGAAAGTCCAACTGACCGTTAACTCGAGACTCAGCTAAGGACACCTGCTCAGCTTGATCGGGCGACAGGTATTTGTTTGTGAAATTACGAAGCTCGAACTCGCTTGCGCTAAAACTAGGATTCGCTGCAGTCATTTAATTTAATTCCACTCCGTAAGTTTCAAGGGCTAAATACTCCTGGCGAACGCACACAACGGGGCTCATCCAGAGGGTCGAGTAACCCTTGACTTGCTCATAAAAGTTAATCAAGTCTTCGTCGAAAGGTTTTGTTAACCAGTCGGCAATCGGTTTGTACTCCCTGTTGATTATCGGTCGAATGTCTTGAATGTCTAGCAGCTTAGAGTTAAAGTCTACGTCGATGTAAGCAAGGTTGCAGTATGTCGCCGGAATTTCCTCCCCTTGAGAGTTAAACACGGTGGTTGGGACAGCTTCTGCAGGGTATATCGATAAGGCGCAGCGGGTAGCAGGCCCGGCCTGAGGTGTAACCTTTGTGACTACCCCTGAGACTGTTATCGACTGAATTTTCATACTTAACTCTGTGAAGTCGATGCGCCAGCCTGTTTGTAGACGTGGTGAAACGATGTTGAACTCAAAGTATTGGCTCGTTTGATCTACTGACACGGTTGAGGTTGCTACTTCCGTCACTCCCAGGGAATCGACATAACTAAGGGTTGCACTTCCAGAGTAGCTGGTTCCGGAAGGGCAGCGTAAAACAACCGTGGAATAAGCTGATGGAAGAATTGTTTCCGGCGCAATTGGCGAACTTTGAAAAGTTTCATTACTTTCCCATTGAATAAACGACTCCACCGGTTGAACAAACTCCGGAAAGTACGTATCGCTGTTTGACCAGTAGGTTGTCGTGTTCAAGAAAGCATTTACTACTGGGTACCGCCAACCAAGGATTCCATCACTACTCGACGTCAAAATGAGCTTGGTGCCCGCCAACGAGAAATCTTTCACCTCATAGTAATTCTCGACGGGAGCGTCATCGTACACCAACTGGTACGCCACAAGATAGCGACCGCTACCAAAGTCAAGTTCTTTCAGGTTGAGGATGGCGGGTGGAACAACGGTGGTCCCGTACTTCCACACAATTTGACCCGCCTTTATGATTAGGTCCTCCGCCGAGTCAGACGCTACTGCTTCCGTAGAAACTGGGCCAAATATCCCTTCCCCCCACGGAATATACACGTATCCGACATCTTGTGTCCCACCAAGCTGAATGGCAGTGTTTGTCGCAGGTAGTATACTGAAAAAGTCTGTTTGATAAGTTTCGCTTACAGCCGGCAGTCTCCGATAGATGGGTCTGCCGTCAATAACCCACTCGGTAGGGCGACTCTTTAGGTTTTTTACGTCGATATACTGAAGCGAGGGAGTGTTTACACTCCTCCTCTCCGTGGATGTCTGCAGGGTTTGAACCCCCCCGCTAATTGGAACAAGCTGCTGGCTCATAGACCCATAGTCCCGTTTCTATAGTTCGGCGGTGCGTAAAGGTAAGTAGTCCCGGTAAACCACGAGAGCTGAGGAGTTTCAGAAGCAGTGGCGGCGTTCTCCCAAACATACTTGTAGGACGTCAAAGAGTTGTTAAATCGCTCCTCATTCTTTGGAATTAGAGTGACTTGCGCGATTCCAAGTTTGATTGCGGAAATGTCGCGGCCGAACTGGGACCTAATTTGCTCATCGCATGAGTACACGTTCACATAACGTAGGAGATTTCCTGCGTACTCTTCGATTCGCGGAGTGTTGACAACAACCGTATTTGTCCAGTCTACCACAGTTGGGGGCGGTGAGAAAGCTCTCATGACTCGGTACAAGTTTCGCCCGTCTCCTGAAAGAATGGTGTCTTCCGAGTAAAGGGCGTAAGACGGGTTGAAGTAAGGAATGTAGGGAAGTGTTAAGAACCCTTCCTCTGTGAATTCAGCGGTAGGTACGAATACCCCGTTCTCTACGTAAACAGAGAAGTCAAATAGAGGGCTCACGTTTGTTGTAGCCGTATAAGACAGAACGGTACTGCCCTGCCTAAAGATCGTTGTATCGCCCTCAAAGAACCGGAACATTCGTGTGGGTTTGGTTACAGTGCCGTTGAAGAGTTCTTCCGTGAGTTGAAGGTTTTGCTGGGTAGTGTAGGCAAGAGGAATAACCAACGCCTGGTCTATTAAGTCGTTGATCAATGTGCTACCAGGTGTAAAAAATTCCGTGGCAATGAAGTATTGTGGGCTTGACACACTTGTCTCCCTGTATTCAAGGTAAGTGCCGACGGGGAACCTTGGCCTGTACTTGAAAATCGGTAACCCATTGTCCGCGTTCTGAACAATTATTTCCTTTATGATTCCAAGCTCCACCAGTTGGTCAAAATAGTTTTTGGTGGAAAGACCGTTCGGCTCGTATATAAAGCCCTGTAAAACATATGCAAATTTGTTTACCGCCCCCTTTGTCGGGTCAACATAGTTGTAGTACGGGTCAGAAACAGCATTTGGGCCCGGACCAATTTGAGGCGTAGCTACCCACTGCCCCGAGATACAAGAAATACCGGGTGTCAGGGTTAAAGGGGTGACTCCCGAGCCAAGTAAACCAGCCGACAATGCACTGGTTACATTGTTTGAAGCTTGCCCTAGAGTGAAATCTTGAGAAACAACCCAAGCCAGTGCGCCAGGGCGCTTTTCGAGGGGTATTGAAGAAGCTGAGTCCGGAATAAACTGACCGTCGCCTGGGACGTAGTCGTATTGAACAATTTCAGGGTTGTATACGCTGCTCTGAGTAATGGTGTAACTGTTTCCTACTGTCCAGGTTGAGTAAATTTTTGGTCCGGAAATTTTTCCTTCTGCTATCAAAACAGGAATTTCAATTTTGGACCCGATGTCTAAATTGTCTAAAATAACGTGGAGCTCTCCGTCCCCCCCGTCGTTCGGGTTCCAATAAACGATGTCGCTTTGAAGATAATTCCCTGCCTGGAGAAGCTGAATCTGCTTCATCTTCAAGTTTCCGTAAAGTGTTTGATCTCCTTTATCATCCGAGTAAGGAGTGAAAGACGACAACACCCGGTAGTAAGTCTTGGACGGAATAGTTTGAAGAACTAAATCGTTCTGGCTAAGCAATTGCTCAGACGGCTCAAACGTGTACACTTGCGTGTAAAGAGCTGCGGAAGCCGTAAGTTGAGGAGGTGTGTTGAACGCTTTTGCCGAGAAGATTCGTGGGTTTACATACCGGTCAGGAGCGTCAAAAGTTAGGTTGAAGGCGGAGTCAACATCACTAACACTGGGGTCAGTATAAGCTGGAAAAACGTTCCCAGGCTGTAAGATATCAAACAGTCGATTTCGAAAGTTTAACGAAGAATTGCGAAGATTCACCCCGTATGAGCTATTAGCATCAACTTCAAGAGTAATGTCGTATTGAACTTGACTGAGCGTAAGAGGGTACAGATGCCCTGTCACTCCAACCGGCACTGAAAAGTTGACAACGTTTTGACCTCTGCTCAACTGCTCGTCCGTCAACTCCACACCGTCTGGTCCGAGGACGAAGAAAGAAACTTGACCACTCGGCAGAACGTAGTTGGTTAAATAATTGTAAGAATACTCGGAGCCTCTGTTAGGTTGGACGGAGGTTTGAGTACCGATTCCGTAAAAGTCTATGAAGAAATCTTGCCAATCTTGGCTGCTAACCGGATTCTTCCTACGAATAAGGGTGAAGAAACGTTCTTGAACTTCCTGATATGTTTCTACGTCCGACCCGCCAGTCGCCGGTTGAGGGTTAGTGGCCGATAACCCAACTACATTTACGGCCGAGGAGCCGACTATAGAGTTGGCAGGAACATTGTTCAGGATTCCAACGAACTCAGAATAAACGGAGACGTACAGAACAGTCTCCCCTGGAGGGAAAGTGTGTGCCTCAGTTGTCACAAAGTTGAAAACTTGACCACCCGTAATATTCGGGTTAGTGGTGAAAACAGAGCCAGACGGGACAGTAACCGGTACGTTCGACGGAGGTATTGTCAACACAAGACGTGCGATTGAAGCCGTCCCCAGGCGACGCATAGCGCCCAGGAAAGGTCCAATCCATTCGATAAGTAATTTCTGTGGAAGCTGATTTAACCAGAAGAGGAATTCACCCTGCGCAAAAACCTGCCCTTCAAGCAAGGCTGCCAAAGGGTTTCCCGCACTAAAATCGTTAAGAGTCTGGTTAGACGCAAAGTAGACTCTCTGGGAAGCTGCTTGAACAAGTTGAGCCTCGTTTCTAGGGTCAATAGAAACAGAGGGTAGCGGAGCGTATCTAGGCACGGGGGAATCTCCTTAAAGCGGGCAAACTGTTACGGTATTTCCTGCGCCTACGGAATAGTTTTTACAATCGGTGTCTGCTTCTGAGTAGTAAACCCCGTTATCAATAACCAACTGCTCCAGTAAATCGTCGATTTGATCTTTTATAACTAGCTTGGTTATCAAGTCCTCGTTATCTAGACCTGCAAATTTCTGAGGGATTGTCGGAGAAGGGTAACCAGCAGGATTGTTATATTTATCGTTCGTCGTGTAACTCTTAGGAGCGTTTTCGTTGATGTTGGCTGGGTTACTGAGGCCGGGGTCTGAATCGTAACCGAAATTCCACACACCTGTGACAACTTTGGAGCCGGAGATAGCAATTCCACTAATCAGCTGACCTCCTTCAACGTTTGGCTGAGGCGTTGTTAGAGTGATAAACCTGGAGTCTAAGCCATTTGGGCCCGCTGTTATGAGGGAATTCAGACCAAGCGGGGAGTAATGCCAGTCAAGGTCTTGGCCGTCAAATGAAATTTGCTTAGCGCCATTTAGCCACTGGCTTGTAACGATGACACCACTAGAAAAAGTTGTCTTCATGAATCCCTACGGATTACCTTCTTACACTGGTTTTACCCTACTTTGCCTTGCACCTTATACCTCTAAGGTGTTTCGTAAGATTGCCAACATTCATGAGCATGCCACATTGAGGGCATGGTTGTTTTTTGGCGTTGGTTGCGGATACGGCCCGAGACTGAGCGGCTTTTTTGTGGGCGGGCTGGGCCTTGGCGCTTTTGGCAGATTCGCTCATCTTTTGACGAACTTCTTTGCTCCACCGCCCGCCATCAAAAAATACTCGGGATGCTTCAAAGTTTTTACGGGAGGAGGTTTGAGAACATCCTATTTTGTTGCTCTCCTCCCACCACTCCCTGCCACCAAACTCGCAGACAAGCCACTCACCCTCTATGAGAAACTCTCCAATCTCTCCAAAAGTGACGGGTGCATGATAGTCATTTGCCCGGTAGGGGACAAACCTGTTTGTCTTTCGTTTGTTGTAACTCTCGTCTGCGATGATAAGGTTTTCTCGTACATTAAGCCCGCTAACTAAAACCCCCCTTTCGGGGTCGATATGCTCTAGAGTAAAAGACATAAAAAAGCCCTCAAAAGGTTTACTTCTGAGGGCATTATAGTGAATGTAACTAATGGGTAAACTAGGTGAAACCTATGTTCTCTCCCAGTAGTTTACCGTAAAGGCACACTCAATCGTCTGAACGTTTCCGCTCTCACGGTCAACATCAGCAGTTGTAACTGACTTGTACTGACAGCCGTAAAGAACGTATTGGCCGCCTGCAGGAGCAGAACCAGCGCCGACACAATCTTTAGGGGTCACTGTAACTGTGATTTCCTCGCAGTTATACGAAAGCCAGAATTGTTCGAGTTGTTTGAAGATGGTAGGGTCGTACGGGGCCTCTAACGTTACGTCGTCTGCGGTTCTTGGTCCGATGACGTGATACAGTCTGTTGCCAGATCCGTTGGCGTACCGACTGTCCTCGGCTGAATCCTTGATACCGCTGAACTTAGTGAACACCGCTGTAAAAGTGGGTCCACCAAGAGCTGTGAATGAAACTTCGTACTGAGACTTGGTAATTGGTCTTAAAATAGCCATGATGACACCTCCTTATGTATTTCTTGGATCAACCAAGAATGTTGGAGATCATCGCGCCAGAACCGATAAGACCAGTGGCACCAAGACCAACCAGGTTAACAACACGCTCAACAGTGATTTCAGCACGAACCACGCGGCGCTCACGAATGTAGTACTCGGGGCGAACAGCAGGGGTGCCGGTCAGTTGATAGGTGTAAGCGAAAGCAGGGGTAGCAGCGTTAGCGCCACCAGCAGGCATTACGCTGTCTGAAGGACCATTGGGGCTGTAGAACAGCAGGATTCCGTTTGAAGGGAATACAGGCTGCAGGGTGCCATCGGTGGCGAGATAACGGCCCTCAGCAACGCGCAGACCACGCTCAAGACCGAAGTAACGGGCAAGAAGGTCTGTGTCGATTGAATCGGCAGTGGTGTACTTGATACGCTCAAGGATAGCCTGGTTGGTCAGCAGTTGATCAAATACGGCAGTTCCCAGAACCATGGAGTTCGGGCGAATACCAATCTGGTTGGCAACTGAACGCTTCAGGGTCAGAACGTCTTCGATCGGGTTGGAAGTCAGTGAAGACCAAGCCGAAGGGCCAGCTGCAGAAGTGTAGCTAGCGGCAAAGTTTGTCCAGCTGGTGAAACCAAGACCGGTTTGAGTAGCAGCGCCAGCGCTGGGCTCGTAAGGGTTGTAACCAGCAGTTACAGTCACAGCCTGGCTTACGGTGTACTCGTAAGCATTCATCAGGCGGGACATGGCGTTGCGTGTTTCAATCGCACGCAGGTCAACTTGCGCAGGACCTTCGCCAGCGTTCTCGATGACTTCTTCGGGCAGTTCCCAAGCCACGACTTCTTGCTCAAGCGCATAAGGCTCGGCGTCGTAACGGCTTTGAACGAACGGAATGTTGGTTCCGTATGCACGACGGAAATCGTTGATGGCGAACTGCTCTTTGCCGAAGCGCAGAATGCGGCCAGCACGAGTCGGGGTGTCAACAACAGGGGCAATAAAGTTGGCGATATTAGTCGCCGGAAGCATGAAACCTTGTGCGAGCGTAGTCAGAATCGGATCTACGCCAGCATAGGTTTGCTGGAGGTTCATCATGGGAGGGAGGCTCCTAAATAATTAAACGACTTCAAATGGTTTGAAACCACAGTTGGGACTTACACCCGGAGGATGCCCAACTGAGTTTAGTTATCAGGCGAAGCTGACAAGAGCGAACTTGCGACCGCCGATTCCGATTTGCTCGCGAATCAGAGGAGTGGTGCCGTCCAGGGTGACGGGGGTGCCGTCGCCAACGCCAACAGCTTGACCCAGATCGTTAATTTCGAGTTGGGTGTTGAGGGTCAGATCGGTTAGAGTTGCAGCAGGAGCAACTTCAACCAACAGAAGACCGGAAGTAGCAACGGTCAGCTGACGAGCGGTGTAAGGCTGAGCCAGAGCGGTAGGCATATAAGCCTGGTTGATACCAACGATGGTGTCTACGCCGCCGGGGGTAGTGAAAGCATCTGGGGCAGCAGCGAAGTTAGGGCCAGCCCAGGTAGCGTAAGAAACGGCGCGGAATTCGCCGATTTCAACAACACCGGGATCGCCATCTTGATTGTCAGCAGGAGCTTCGAAAGTTTCTGCGTAACGGATGTACTGGCGGCCATATACGGGACCTGCGTTTGTAGCCATGTTAATGTCTCTTAATAATAGGACTTCAATGTTTTTTGTTTGCTCTGGGGCTTGTTTTTAACCCAGTTAAACTGAATGGTTTTACCCTTATCGGTAGTCGATGCTACACCGGCAACGGTCGTAGCATTGACATTCTTTGCCTGGCATAGGGAGGGTACCCATCGGTTGCCAGCCAAGTCGGCCAAACATAACGCAATCAGGGCAAGTTCGTGAGTCGAGTTTTGGAACTCGCATCATTTCCTGGTATCCCTGATCTTGTCGAACGTAGTACTGGCCGAGATTGAAGAAAGAGTATGAAGGGTTAGCTAAGTAACGAACAACACGAACCAGCAACCCAGGCCAACTCTTAACTTCGCTGAAATCTTGTGTCTTGTCGCCCAACAGAATTCCTCCGTTGTCGAGTGCGTCTTTTGTTTCAACCAAAAATTCTTGAAGCGGAGGGAGCATTTCGCCGACGATTGTGGGCCATGCCCGCTCCATCTTGCCACGAGGGTTGATATCTTCGGCGCCGAGGTTGACAGCGGCAAGCGCAGAGATGAGAGTTTTGTCGAGTAACGACCTCTCGTACTCATCCCACCTCATTTGCTTATCTCGAAGACCTTTCACCAAAACTTTCGACTCCTGAGTCATGCGCTCTTCAAGCTCGGCTTGAGAATTCACTTTCTTTCGAAGAGCCTCGGCTTGGGTGAAGTAATCTCCCCTCCGTTTCGTGGCCATGCCAATCAGAGAGAGGAGATCCATTTCAAACCTCAGTTGTACATTGTGCGCTTGATAGCTTCGACGTAGTCAATCCCTTCGGACTCGACCATCTTCAGAGCTTTTGCGTGAGGATCCAGATCTTCCTCGGCAAACTGGAAGGTTCCGCCAGCGATCTCACCGTAGGAAACCATCGAAGGAAGCTTGCTCAGAAGGCCAAGCAGTTTCGTGGCAGCCGTTTCACCCTCGGAGAACTCCAGGGTTCCGAAGTCAAGACCTTCGCAGTAGCTTTGAAGCTCGGACTGAGGCATAATGCCGTCGGTCAGGCGACCATCTTCGTAGATAGACTCAACGAACGAGGCGATTTTCGCTTTGCGAGCGTTCATCTTCTCTTCAGCGAAGCGGCGCTGGAGTTCGGAATGCTCTTTCTTCAGGCGATCCAGCTCCTCGAAGATGGCGGAGGGGAAACCGTCTGGCTTGGCTTGGGCCATTGAACCCATGCCGTAGTCCATACCGCAGTGGTCAGAGGAAAGCTCGTTGAAGTCTTCCTCCTCGTCACCTTCACCGTCTTCGTCGTAAGTTGAACCGAACCCAGTTTTGGTGTAAGGGTTCTTCTTCTCGCCGTGCTCTTCAGCGAACACACCTCCTGAACGCTTCGTCTTCTGGTTAGGGCCACCGTCAAAGTCGCCGCTCAGATTGTCCTCGGCGAATGCACCGTCGGGACCAACAACTTGGGCAGCCTCGTCGATTTCATCCATCGCACCGGGAGTAAGTTGCTTCTTAGAAGATTTCTTCTCACCTTCGCAATCCTCAGAGAACACACCGCCGGGTCCGGTGATTTCAGCCACACCGCCTTCGAAATGACCGGGTTCCAGTTGACCTTTCTTGACTTTGGCTTTGCCTTGCGTCAGGTCGTCCACTTCGCCCATGGCAGTTACGCCCAGCTCAGAAGTTGTCTCATCCGCTTCAGGCTCAGCGTAGTTGATCTTACCGCCCTTGGTGGCTTGACGTCCGGTGCTGCTTGTCTGACGCATTACGCGCATACTTCCGTCTGACATAACGTTGATGGTGTTCACGGCGAACACTTCGTTGTCAGGAGATTCTTCAGTTTCGGTGGGAATCTTGGTGTCAGCATCTGCGCGGCCAGCAGGGTTTGAACCGGAGGCAGTCTTAGGCTGATTGGGCTCAGGGTAGCTGTCAGCGTCGGTGTCGTATTGATCACCGTTCATGGTGCGATCTTCACCATCAGCTTGACCCGCCCAGCGAGATTCACCAGTTGCGTTATCTGAACCGTCTTTGGCAGTTTTCTTCCGGTCGGAATCTTGCTCAGAGTTCTTAGAAGAGCTGACGCGATCGGCCTCCTGCTCTCCACTCTTGGCGGTGTTCATGCGGTCGTCGCCAACGCCGCTTTTGCCTTCTTTACCGGTCTTCATGCGGTCGGCGTAACCGTTGTCAGACGAACGAGCTGTGTCATAGCGACCAGTCTCGTCATAATTCATTTCGTCGCCTTCTTCCATTTCGACCTTTTCGCCAGGGTTAGCCTTGGCTTTGGCCTTCATTTCTTCGGCTTTCTTTCTGAGTGCCGGGGGCAGCTCTTTGTGTTGTTCGTCGTAGACATTTTCTACAACTTGAACTACTTGGCCGTGGGCACCTTTGGCGTGCTTACGGCTGATTTTTCCGTCTTCCATAAATTGTTCCTCTGGGAATTGGTCTTCAAGTTCAGCCGTCTGCTGAGTGATTTCGTTGGTTTTGATGCCAGGCTTGGTTTGTTTTCTGCCTTCGGTGAATTGTTGGTTTTCCCCGGAGTTGGCTTTTTCAGCTGGAGCTTCTGCACCAGCCGCTTGATCCACGTTGGTATCCTGTTGAGTGTCGCTTGCTTCTTGAAGATCTTTGACAGCGGATGAAACATCTTGTCGAACTTCTTCAAGTTTTTCGCGGAGAATCTCAAGGGGGCTCTTTTCAACGATCAAGGTTGGCCCAAGTTCGTCGTCAAAGATTTGATCCGGGGACAAAGTTACAGCGAAGTCAAAACACCCTTCCGCCTCATTAAATGAGAAAGGTTCGAGTCCTTTAACCGCAGGTGGTGATGCCCCCAACAAGGCCAGGTGCCTTGCGCTCCATTTCCCCCCGTGCGGGTTGATTTGGCTGTCCGGAGAATAGAAGGAAATCGATACTTTCCTGTAGTGACCATTCTTGACTAACTCTTTTGCTGTGTCTGAAAAGGAGACATCAGCATAAAGGTTTTGTCCTTCTCTTGAAAATCCTTGGATCCACCCGAAAGAAGGCAAACTGTCGTTATCCCCCTGGTGGCCAAGAACTATAGGAGCTTCATGGATCGAGGGGTCGTATGTGTCGACAACTTGTTGAAGATCGTCTGGAGAGAATGTCCGCTTAATTCCTTGAGCAGAGGTTTGATCACCCGCACGAAATACGTGAATTCTTTTAGTGAACACAGTCTATAAGGGATCTGATAACATTTTTTACCCTTCTTCTTCAGCGATCTGAATTTCCTGCTGATCTGCCGATTCCTCTGCAGGTAGAGCAGTTTCATCAACCGCAACTCCACTTTCATCTCCAAAAATTGAACCAAACAGGTCCTGATCTTCCTCAGGGTTGAAGGTCGTTGCTGAAGCGGTGTCAGCCGGCCCACCACTCTCTTTCTTATCGTCCAGTTCAACGCGGAAGTGCCGCTCTATCCATTCTTTCTTTGGTGTGAAACCAGATTGAATGAGCAGAGAAACGTCCGGCATTGTTAGAGTTGACTCCTCAATCCGAAATTCTCGTGTGAGAACGGGAGCAGCAACGTCAGTTCCGAAGTTCAGATCGACGATCCACCGAACAAGAGTTTGCGTGAGATTCTGTGAGATAATCTCAGAAAGTTCCGACGCTTTGACAATTCTAACAACGTTCGCAACTTGAGAGGAAGCACGAGAGCCAGCCTCGGCTTGACCTGCTTCATTCTCCCCACACAGTAGAACGCTAATTTCTTTGTCAATATAATCGATCAGATTCTTGAACACGTCAGGGCTTCCGGTTGGTGTCACGAAGTCTAACTCGTAACCTTCCGGAAGAATCATCGCCGTTTCTTGGCTCAGGTTGGAAAGGTGATCGTACAGGGTATCGATTTCTTTCGTGCTTGCGCTCAAAGGTGCTTTCGCAACTGCGGTGGGTGTAGCATACCGGTCCCCATAAAGAACGTACGACTCAATCGCCCTGCGACGAAATTTGACGAGTGGGTACAGAATGCGGCCCAAAGATGAGCCGTAGGGGTCACCGTTGTGAGACACCCAGTAGCGGTTAACGATGAATTTGCGCGTCGGAAGCTCCACACCCTCGAACATTCGGTTGAATGTCAGGCAACGCATTGTGAATCCCGTCTGAGCATTCTCCTGTTCCTGGAAAACGAAGCGACGCTGATCACGCATACGAACGTCAAACGGAACCACGCCCCTTTTCGTCTTTTTCCACATCACTTCTCCAACGGAGAAGCCGGTGATAATTGCTTCGGCTAAACCTTTATAGATCTCATCTAGAGGGATTTCTTCAAGAACTTCGCTTACAAAATCCCTTACGGCAATGTCGCCCGGTTTATCGCTGTATTGCTCGACGTACCATGGGCGAGACGTAACTTCTTGAACAAGTTTGGCGAAACAGCCTTGAACCTGCTCGTCGTAAAGAAGGCGCTGATATACAACTAGGGCGCGGTTCCCGCCCTTTTGAATGAGGAGATCGTCGTTTGGTCTGACGATTGTGTTACCTTGACCAGTGAACGGGCTGCTAGACCCGAACATGTAAATCGAAGATAAATTATAGGGATCAGAAGTATAACGTGCTACTTCTCCCGATGGCACTGGGGCTGTTTTGAATCTTTGAGCCATCCAATCCTCTGGTAGTTCTAGTCCTTATTGATAGTTTTACCCTCGACGGAGTCTGGAAAATTCTGCGAGATGTAATTTTCTAACTTTTCCAGGATCCGAGAATATTCGTCGTAAAGGCTTTCGCTTGACGTTTGGCCCATGTAATTTCGGCAAGCCGAGATTAACCGGTAGATATCTTTTTCTTGTAATGAGTACATTAGTTTGCTAGAGTGAATTGCATTGGTGGTTGAGGAACACCGTTCACAGAGTACTGGATAAATACATGATACACACCATCATCTCCCCCAGTTTTCCAGTCACCTGTGACGCTTATATCCGACAGTCCGGGCACATTTGCAGAAATCGAAGCCTGCAACTCAGAGTTGACTTGGCCCGGATCCATGACATCCAGAATCCGATCTGCAATACCGTAATTTGCTCTAATCACCCGTTCGAAGTATCGAGTTTCAACTACGCTGCGCACTTGCTGAGTGATTAACGCGTAATCTACACTTGTTGATAAGTTCCCGTTGACAATCGTCAAAGGGTACGTAAGTCCGCGAATACTGGAGGATAAAGGTTCTGTTACGCTCATCGGTATCTACGGGAAATTTCAAATTCTAAGTTGTTCAACCTCCTGCGTATATCCTCGGCGGGAAGGGAACTTTCAATGACTTTGCTGACCTCTTGCCGCATTCCGGTGTGGCTCAAGGATCGATAGTAGGAAGGATCAACCAGATCCTCTTCTTGTTTTACGCTGGAAAGAAGGGAGAGGCAAAGGGTTTCGGTTGAAACCCCTTGCGCTCTAGCCCTTAGTTCAAGCTGTAGTAGAAGAGAGTCAGGAATCAGTAGCGTTAATTCCTTGTTCATTGTGACTCTCATTTAGGTTAGAAACCGGTATTGTTAGTTCCCAGTCCTTGAGCATTCAGCTCATTCTGCATCTGACCAATAGCAACCCGGATCAGATCGATCTGGATTCTTTCCAGTGTTGGAACAGGAGTTACGAACACCTTAGCGTTGATAATTCCGTTCTCGAGTGAGGCAGGAGGGTTAATCCGAGCATCACAGATAACCTGGAAGGCATCACTTGGGCGAGCGCCGAACAGAGCACCTCGTGAGTACAGCTGGTTCAGAACGCTGTTGCCAACCGAGATGATCTGGTTGAACGCAACGCCGAAGCCGTCGATCACGTTAAAGATCTGGCTATCGAAGGCATTTCTCAGCGAACCGTAAACAACGTTCAGAATGACGCGGGTGTTTACGAACTGATACAGGCGCTGTTGAGCATCGGCCGAGTTGACGCGAGTTCTTCCACCCCAGACAAACACCGCGCTGGTTGGGTAACCAGGCAGGGTACGGATTGCGTTGCAACCGTCTGGATTCAGCAGGTTCTGCTGAGCCGAGTTGATCGGAATCTGGGCAGACACGGCGTCGGCAAGTTGATACTTGACGCCGGCAGGTGGGAACTGGTAACCTTCAGCACGGTAACGACGCAGGGCGATTCCAGTCACGTAAGGTGAAGGGGGAATCCACTGACCTGAAGCGTTCTCGATGTAAGGACCGTAGTAAGCGATGAAGCCAAAGGGTTGGAAATAACGCTGACTATCTGTGTACAGACGGTTCACGTTGTCTACACCGGCTTCGATGAACTCAGCCTGAGGAACACCGTTGAAACCAACTCCACGAAGAGCATCGTTGATGATTTCTGTGGAGGTGATTGGGTCGAAACGCCAGAGAACACTCGGGGGAGTTGTCTCAGGTGTAAAGTTCAGACCAACCTGTGAACCGTAGCAGGGTTGACCAACGGCAGTTAGATCGCCAGTAGCAGAAACAACCGTCCAGTTATAGACTGAACCGTTGTAAGTAACCGCGACCCGGTCGCCGGTAACAACGGGGGTTGTTCCGTCAGGTGCAGTACCATCTGCAGTAACTTCGAAGTAAACACCTGTAAGTTCAGCGATTTTGTTCTGAACAAAGTCACCGTCGCTGCCGTTCGTAATACCGGTGGCATCAACATAATCTGTAACACCTGAAACAGCACCTTCAATCGAGGGTGTGATTGTAGCAACAGGCACGGTCAAACTAGAACCACCACCGAGCAGAGAGCCGGCAACGGAAAGTGTGTCACCCGCAGTGTAACCAACACCGTTACCGGCGATAGTAACTGTGGAAACAGTGACAGCAGCTGTGATTGTAGCAACAGGAACGCTGGAGCCTGTGACACCGCCGATATCACCGGCAGAGATTGTCAGGGAGTTACCAGCAGTGTAACCAGTGCCAGCGCCATTCAACACCACGGTCGAAACGGCAACGGGGAGAGTTACCTCATCGACCAGGAAGGAGAAACCAGTTACTCCGCCAATGTCGCCTGTTAAAGCATCCAGGCTATTGCCGTTGGCGTAACCTGAACCCAAAGCAACGATTACCACATCAATGACGTCGCCACCCGCGCCAACTTCGATATCGGCAGTAGCGCCAACACCGGTGCCAGTGATATTAGTAAGAGCCACGCCAGAGTAAGTTCCAGGTGTGCCACCTGTACCACCTGTGATAACGCCAACGCTAAGGGTGCCAGCAATCAGAGGACCAACTCCTGCAGTTTGTGTAACAGTTACGTTACCAGTAGCAGCAGAACCTGTACCACCATTCAAAGCAACAGCGGTGTAGGTGTTGGTGTAAACAGCAGCAGCAACATCCACGGTGCCAGCACCAGGAACACGTGTTCCAAGGGTAGCAATAGGTCCGGTCGTGCTAGCAACTTTAACAACGTTAAGAGTTGCGTCAATTCCAGTTCCACCGGTAGTAGCAACAACGTTGTAAGTCCCAGCTGAACCGCCAGCACCACCGGTTGAAGAGCCAAGAGTAGCTACAGGACCTGTGGTTGTAGGCGCAGAAGGATCGTAATCTCCCCCAAAAATTGGGTCGATTGAAGGAACCAGGAATGCTTGCGACGCAAAGTTCTGATCAACGGTTGGTGTGCAATACCAGTTTTCCAGCGTTGTGGAAGCGGAACCAGGAGCTGTAAGAATAAGCTCAGGGAGCCACCCAGCGTTGGGGTCTTCACCGAACGGGGAAACAAGACCAACACCAAGAGCTGTCAGACTATTGCTGAAGAAGATTGAAACAGCAGGGTTAGATGCCAAAGGTGCGGGGGAGGAATCAGCCACAGCAGCTTCAGACGCAATCTGACCGCTGTTTAGACCGTACTTTCTACCACGGACAAACGGAACAACCGACAATTCAGCAAGAGTAGCCGAGGTTTCCTCACCGCCAAGAACCTTCGTGTAGAAGATTGTGGGGCTGGACACCAAGGAGGCTGTGCCGTTCGGAATTGTTACAAAGGAACCGCTGGTGTAGGCAGTTAAACTTTCAGCCAGACTAAAGGTGTCGGCATCTACCACGTTAACGTAGTAAAGCGTCTCAGAAACTTTAGTCGTTGCGCGGAAGAGGCTCACTCCAGCGTCTGTTTTCACCGCTTGTGTGAAGTACAGTTTCTGACCATTTGCCAAACCGTGACCGACACAAGTGATCTGAGCCGTACCTGTGTAAGCTCCAGTAGAACCAGCCACCGAGGTGTCGGGATCCAGGATTGTACGAGATACGAAATTCAGGCGGTAGTTCGCGGTAGCGTCTTGAAGGCTAGCGGGAAGGTGCAGTGTGTTTACATACTGAGCAGAGCCAGTAATGTTCTGCAGGAGGTTTGAAGTTTGACCGTTGATCGTCTGAGGTAGGCTGTAGAAAGGAACGACGTAAGTGAGGTCACATGTTCCAACGCTTCCGCCGAAGTTAATTGCGTCTACCGGTGTTGTCAGGTTAACTGATCCACCAGCAGCAATAACTTCGTTTAGAACAGAGACGGCGCGGGGGGCGTCGTAAGCGAAGAACACGTTATTAAACGAGTAATCACCGGTCGCTGTCAGATCGTAAGGGGGTGCAACCACGAAGATTGTCCCGGAGGCTCCAATCTCGCCCAGAATGTCGCCAGTAGCATTGCTAAAGGTAACTTCCTGAATCTGATATGAAACAGGCCAGTAGTTTTGAACATCGAGGACAACCATTGTGTCGTCGACGATTGAATCAACCTCAAAAGAGGCGGAATCCAGGAGACCGACTTTTTCGCCAGCGGCAACCGGAGTCGCAGTCGAAGACTGAGTAACGGCAGTTTCTGCAGTAGGTGAGGCGATCAGAGCTTGATAGGTGAGCTTATCGTAAGATACATCTGCACCAATCCACTCGTAAATGGCATTGTCAACCAGGTACTTTAGGCCAGTAACTAGATTAGCAGCAGGCTCATGAGGATTGTATGCGCTGTACTTGTTTACGTCCGTAATTAGGAAAGGACCGGGATCAGCAAGTGCCATCCACTTGTAGTTGTTATTGGCGCAATGATCGGCAGCAGCAGCTCCAATCGCAGCACGACCGTCAGCGTCAAACTGCGCGTACGCGGTAGGAGTGATCAGGTAACCTTGATCTTGCTGACCGTCGAAAGCAGTGTCGATGCACTGGATGTAATCCTGAGGAACTCTTTCCAGATTCTGTTGTTGACCAACAATGTTCTGGATGTCGTACACGTTCTGCATGAGAACGTACTGAGCTCCGATCGGCAGCACCAAGGGAACAACGCTCACATTGGAGTCAAAAGTTGTTCCAGCAATGCTTACGAAAGCATTCTCTGAGTTAGACAGGGGGTCAACCGAAGTTACAAGGCCGAAATCACGAACGTAAACCGAGCTGCTGACGCTGGGGTTACTCTCGATAGCTGCTGCGATTGCAGTAGCAATAGCCGAAGAGATTCTACGGTTGTTAACCTCGTCGCCAGGAATATAGTCCACCGGAATTGTAACCGGGACACCCAGCCACTCTCCATCGGCAGTGTAACCTGTAGATCCATCGCCTGCTACGAGACGATTACCGTTGATCACAAGCTGAGAGTAAACAACGTCTCCAGCCTCTAGATTTGAGGGAAGACCTGCGTTGCTCAGCTTGGTTCCGCTTGGAAGAATCTCGATTTCGACGATTTGGTCAGGAGTTCCAACGCGAACAACGCGCAGATCGCCAACCTGTGCGTTCTGGAAAAACTCGTTGATGCAGTTGTAGCTCAGCAAGGGGATCCGAGCTTCGGGAACACTTCCACCAACCAGGGCGAAATAATCGTTCAACGAAGTGATCGGAACAGGTGTGTTGAAAGGGAATACTGTAACCGGCACTGTTTCTGGAGTTTCCACCAGCATGTAAACAGTGCTAAAATTAGCAATGTCAGCGTTTGCAACAACACCGGCACGTTCGTTGATGTATACACCAGGAGCGCCGGGGGTTGTTCCACCGCCAAGAGAGAATGTGGCCATTTCTATAAGTAAGAGTTCCTTCTTTCCCTTCAACAGTGTAGGCAAGGATGACTCCTACGTGGTCTCCGTGGAGCTGCTGTTGGGACACGAATGTGTACTTACTTTTACCCCTTACTGAACCCCGGTAATTGCGGGGAGGCTGTCCGAGCTGTAACCGTTCAGGGATTCCCGTAGGACAACACCCTGTAAAGTATACCGATCAAGAGAAGCATTATATTCGCTTTCTGAGTCAAAGGGGAAGATTGCGTCGGGATCAGTTCCCCCGGGATTTGCGGAAATGAACGTCGCTTGTTGAAGACTCCCCGAAGGGCTCTCAGGATTGGGCAGAAGAATTTGAGCACCAAGGGGCGGAAGTTCAGTAACTGTCCACTGTGGGTTCAACTCAAGGACGGCCCGATACTCAAGGGAATTGGTGTAGTACTGATACCCAAGTTTCCTCCAAGTGAACTGAGGCTGAAAGGGGAGTGTAATCATCTTCAGACCATTTTACGTGAGCGAGCTAAAAGACGAGCGCCGATTGATGTTCCGCGATTAAGGGCAAATCCTTCTTGCTCTGCAACTTTCTTAGCGGCAGCCTCAAGAACAGCTGGGCTGGTGGGGACGAAAATGTCCTCTTCTTGTGTGCGACTCTGAAGTTTTTTGCGAACGTCGGTTTCAATCTGCTCTTTCTCCACAGCTGGGGGAGCAGGAACCGGCTCTTCGCTTGGTGTTTGCAGTTCGACCTTCGCAGGCTCGGGTTGTGTTTCCACCTTCGCAGGCTCGGGTTGTGTTTCCACCTTCACTTCGGCTTCAACTTCAACATCGGTCTTTACTTCTTCGACTTGCGCAGTTTGCGCATAAGCCTCATTAACTTCGGGAGTCGTTGGATTGTCGGCGGTGAATGTACCGTCTGTATCGTGAGCTCTTTTTCTAGCCATGATTAACGTTTTTGTGTGAGAATGTTTTTCCAAGCGATCGGAGCAATCTGCTTGAGTGATTTGTCCGGAATACCCACCCATGGCCTCGCAGCCATCTTAGATGTTCCGTACTGGTGATATACGCCATACGGGGCGGCTTTCACCTCAAAGCCTTCCCCTTTCGGTAGAATCTCGGCTTCGTCTTGCATGTATCCCGTTGCCCGCAAAATAGGTTGCCCGGGATGTTTGCGGAGTTTCGCAAGTGCGTATTTTGGCGTGAGGGAAGCCCACGGTCTTCCTGTCGTGGGGTCGGCTTCCTGCCGCCACGGAACGATATGATCTTTCAAGAGAATAGGAGCCCACTCTTTCTGTGTGGGTTTCCACCAATCTAAATTGAATTGGGTGAAACCATCCTTCTTAACTTGAAAATTGATCACTTCCGCCTCGAGCTCTTTTTAACCTCTTGCTCTTGCTTTTCTGCAAAGTTTTCAACAATGTTAATCATTGTAAGAACTTTGCTCATTGGTTGTTTCTCCAGCCAGTCTACAGTGCTGTCCCAACGTTGTTTACACAAATGGAAAGAAACCTCAAGCCAGTTTTCGACTGTCAGAACTTTCTCATTGATAACCTCTTCTCCGATCCAGTTGAAGATTTTCTCCGTCTGCGGGAGAGTGAAATAAGCCAGATCGTCCACGTTTTGTATGAGGCGAGAAATCATTGGGAGCATCCCAGTCTCTTTATTTCGTAAAAGTTGCGCGAAATAAAAATCTTTCGGGCAAAGCTCTCGAACGTGAATGAAGGTGCCCCCACCAAAACTCAAACGGTAAGAAAAATCTTCAAGATCTTCAACGATTAGTTTGGGTCAGAGTCATCCTCCGTTCCGCTTGCCTTGGCAACAAGATCGCTAAGCTTCCTGAAATCTTTAACACCGAGGTCAAGGATTTCTTCGTAAGTGATTTTGTCGGAGCCCACAATCAGGCGCTCAATGATCTTCATGCCACGCTCAACGTCGCCAGCCTTGCCAAGCTCTTTCTCCATATACAGGAGGTCTCGGCCAGTCATTTCACGGATCTGAATCTCACGACCATCCGAAATTGTGGTGGAGAATGTTTCGACTATCTTTTGTTTTGGTTCGGCTGCTGGAGTTGATTGTCCAGCATCTGTTGAAATGGTTCGCATAGTAATTGCTAAGTGAATCTGTCAAGTTTTACCCTCGCTTGGAATAAAGCACTCTCAAGCTCTTCATCGCCCTCGCCGGGGGGCAAGGTTAAGTAAATCCCCTGGGCTGTCTTCCAACTGTAATTGGCCCCTTCTATGTCGCTTTCGATTCGATCGGCGATATCGCCTATCCAGGTCCACACTAATTCCCTCCGAAATTGAGGATCAATTGGAAGGGGGAATGGCGTCATAGAGCTTGGGAAATCGTGAACGCTTGCTGAGGAGAGAAATACTCGGAGTTGTAAGCGCAATGGACCGAGGAGGGAATTTCCCTTCCCTTCTTATCATAGGGAGTGACCAAATAGTAAACTCCAGCGATGCCTACCATTGTTTCCAGAGAAGCTGATGCGACGCGTGACTTGCGTGACTTTTTCATTTAATGAGACCTTTTTTAATTGCGTTGTAACGAGTGTGAAGCTTTTCGATCGCGCCAATCTCAGAGAGTTCTTGCATCGAGTATTCCACGCCGGACGGCTCTTTATCGCCACCAGGATTGGAAGGAGTGACAGTCTTTTCCCGAGGGGACTTGCGAATCCGGTTGTCAATCGCCACGCTTGAGAAGTACGCTCGTGACAAGGGTAGTTCCGGAATGCCGACTGAGGACTGAAACAGGGACCAGGTGTACATGTGAGCGATTTGAAACAGAACCGCAAACTGCTCAGCGTATCGCTCGGGGGTCATGAACCAAATCTCGTCATGAATGCTCAGCATGAATCGCGATGGAATCTTGTACTCCTTGGCAAGCCAGTGGATTGAAGTAAGGAAGATCGAAAGGATTTCCGCACCCGAAGATTGAATCGTCCAGTTCACTCGGCCAGTCTTGAAGTCGGACCCGACAGCAGCAGGTCGCATCGCAGTCGAGATCTTGGTGCCCAAACAAGGGAGTTGAGGCACACGAGTTCGCATTGCGATCTCTTCCATATAGTTGAAGCAACCGGAGTCGGAACCACCTTCATAGAGTCCGGACCGCTGTTTGCCCTTCTTGCCTTCCAGAATCCGGTAGGCGAAGTTTTTCACTTCCGTGGGCGACTTCTCAGGGTATTTGCGGCGAATGTAGGTCTGCACAGCACGGACACCAGCTCCGTATAGAACGGCAAAGCCGGCGATCTTCGCTGTGTCCCGATCCACCCCTGCCAGCTTGGCGAGGGCGCTGTGCGGGTCCGTGCCTGCCTCCTTAGAGCCACTCAGAACGTTATAACCGAAAGGTGAACAACCGACGTGACCACCCTCCCACTTATCGCTGTAGATTGAAGCAATCTGCATTTCCTGACCGTCAAAGTCAGCACCCACAATCTTCCAACCATCTGGAGCTTGAACTCGGGTTTTGAGCTCAGTGCCGATGCGCCAGTTCTTCGTGGAGCACATCGTAACCATCAACGATTCCACGGTCCTGCGAGTTACCGTGCCGTGGCAAAGGATCTCAGGCAGAGTTACCAGCGAGTCCTCGCCGTGCGGATTGTTGGCCCGCAGGAAGATGCGGTCCATCACACGCTTACGAACGGAAGTCCAATAGGACACAGAGTTGGCAATCTCGAGTGCGCGTTTGGCTTCAGGAAGGTCGCTGCTGAGACGACCAACCGCCATATCTTCAACGAAATCTTTACTCAGCACCCCGCCAACGTTATCGTCATTACCTTTCGGGTGCGGAATCTTTGTGAGATTTGCTTCCTCGTTGTGATAGCACCACCCTGAATCCTTTGTGAAGATCATTGGGCTCCCTTCATACTTGAGTTTTAGCATTAGGTGGGCCAGGTTAGACTTCACGCCAATATGCTGGTTCTCGTCTTTGATGAACGGACGCAGCCAGTTCGGAATGTGCGCATATTTACCTTTCGTAGACTTGACTTCCCAGTCGAGCTGAGAAACCCAAGGATCTTTCCGAACCCACCGCTGAGCCGCATCGGGATCGTTGAGATACAGAACCCGCCAGTCTTCGTAAGTTTTCCACACCAGATCCTTACAGATCTGCGTCATCTCGTCGTTGTATTCTTTGTAGACGCGCTCGACATCTTCAATCCACTCAGACCAGTTGTCTACGAGGGGGATGATTGAACCGTTAAGATGGTAGTGACCGCAGAGGGCAACCATCGAGGGAGTGCTATCCAGGTATTTGGGCCACAACGCCTGAAACAGCTCGGCAGTGTAGTAAGCATCTTTCAAAGCGTAGTCAACAGCGTCAGTCAGAACCTGACGAATCTGGGACAAGTGAGTCGCATCCACGAAGATGTTACGGACCTTTTTATCCACGGCGCCAAGCTCTTTTACATCGTTCCCGAAATATTTCTGTACGGCAGCAACGTGAAAGTTGTAACACTGCACAAGGCTATTCGTAGCGCCTTTGTCAAGCCACTTCGGGGCAAAGCGCAGTTTGCGCTTTTCTTCCGGAGTTAAACTATCTGGGTCCTTTCCAGCAAGAACGTAGAGCCAGCGTTGCCCGCTGGCCAAACCTGACACGCCGATGTGAGCGGACAGAGTGTCGAAGTAGAAGTTTTCCGGTGCGGTTTGATCGAGATTGTAACCTTCACGAGCACGAACACGGTCGTAGCTAATGTTGTGACCGGGAATGAAGCGGTTGGTACCAATCGGAATCAGTTCGTGTTGGTCCCACTGGTTTTCCGGAATGGTTGGGTCGATTAGTTCCGCAGCCAGCCACACATACGCAGCTTTCTCACTCAGGGCGGTGCCAATGATCGGAAACGCACCGCCGTGCACATAAGTCTCGGTATCGAACGTGAACGCTTCCTCTTGGGGGAATTCCACTTTCTCGATATACCAGCCACCGGCAGCTTCATTTTCAACCCACTCGTATCGGGTCCAACCCGCTTCAAACCGAAACTCTTCAGGAGGGGGGAGTGAAGGAAGTTTGCAACGGGAGAATTGATCACCGAGCTCTTTGTAGCGGCCAACTTGATCACTGGCAATCTTTTCGAAGTGATCGCGCAAAAAATCACCCTTCAAGTCTGGAAGCGGCAGAGGGCCATCATACAGACCTGCAGGGTGATCAACAGGAACAGAGATATTAAAGTCTTTTAGCAGGTTTTCTGCTTTCTGAATGGATAGACGAGACATTTTCTGTGGCTTTTCGGTGCCAAAGATTTTGTCATGCAGATCGTCTGACAGAACGGGGTATCCAAGTTGAGTTTTCTTCACGGACGTTAGGTTTTTCATGATTTATTTTAGTGGTTTGCCTGCCCAGTAAACTCAGTACGCGGTCAGGTTGTCGATCGGCGGGGCAGGAATTGAGCCGGTTGTGCCGCAAGGAACGATCGCTCTGATTGGTTTCGTTGGCAAGAATCCTTCGGTGTTAGTCCACCAAATGTTTGTCGGTCTGACGGGGAACCATCTGTATCGCGGAGTACCGTCTGCTTCATAGGAGTAGACGCAAGGTTGACCCGCGAAGGGTGTCCCAGGGTTAAACTGCAGATTGTCAGTCCGTGTGAAATAGTTTGCGCTATTGTTTGCCCACCCACGCAGGAAGGGGGCCAAAATGTTACCTAGAAGATCAGTATCAATAGATCCGGCGTCGTACTCGGCGACGGCTTTTGCCATCTGAACAGCACGGGGATTCATACACTTTCGTCACAGTCAACTAATCTTACCCTAAAACACACAGTCCCAACAAAGTTTCCCAGGGTCTTCATCGTACAGTCCAAGATTTCTAGCATCGTTAATTGCCTCAAGGATTTCAACGTCATTCTTCAGGCGGCGATGTAACCGAAGGCGCCATAAGGTGTACTCGCGGGCATTTCTCTCAGTTGGCTCAGCAAGATACTTTTGATATCTGTTCTCAACCGTTTGAACAATGCCGATACCAACTTTCTCGATGAGGTGGTCAACTTTCTGAAGAGCTTTTGCCATTAGTTTGCGGAGTTGAAGGAGAACATTTTGAGCTCAAAATTGCGAACACCCGAGCTTTCGTAGACGATATCTTTGTTCTTCTTGTAGATCTCGTAGGCGTCGAACACCGGAGAGAAGTGCATCGGGCGATCAGCAGGGCTGTTCCGCCAAAGAAGCATTTCTTGAAGCGAAAGCGGGACATCGATGTCCCACTGCTCGTCTCGCGAAGAGTACAACAGGGGGAGGGCGTCATTCCGCCACCAGTCGCAGATCTGCGAGCTGTACTCCTCCCAGGCCAAAGGATCTGTCAGGTGGGTATCGCAAGTTTCGCGTATCCAACTCACATACTCACGACCTCTCTCAACGACAAGTTTGGCGCTCGTAGGAACTTCTTCCAGGAAATAAGCTTCCTCATCGCCCTTCACAACCCGCTCAATAATTGCAGGGAACAGGAAGGACTCGGAGATAAGGCGAAAATCTTCAGCACCTTCGCTAACCGACCGCAGAACAACCTCAAGGATTGACATGGTAGTCGCAATCTGAAGCTCTTCACCCGAAGCAGAAGCCTTCGGCTTTTCGTTGGACAGACCTTTTCGCAGAAGACTCAGTTCCCGCTCGAGGCGACGAACCTCTCGACCCATCTCCCTCTCGAGTTTGTTCTTGTAAATCTCCGACTGTGTGGTTAAGTTGTCAAACTTGGTGTCCAGTTTGTCTAGCTCGGCGTCAAAGTGTTCAACGGAAACTTTAAGATTGGAAAGTTTCTTCTTGAGGGAAGTGACCGAGGAGCGTATTGAATTGGTTGCGTAAAGTAGGTTGTCTGCAGTCATCAGATCGGGCGAATCGTTGCTCTAAGTTGGTCTGTGTTCACGTCGATCACCTCGACGTTAAACGAGTATAGGCGCTCAGGCTCGCTAAGTAAGTGAAAACTTCCTTCAAAGCGGTCGCCATCCCGAGAACGCAAGTAAAAGTTACCAGGGGTAGGCGGAGAGCAGAGTGCGATATTTCCGGAAAATTCCGGATTAGACTCTTCAATCGCTGCGACAAGCCTTTGGTAAATTGCGGAAGCGGCTGCCATCTCACTGTCATCTGAGAACTGGGCTCTCATTTCCCCCTCAATCGCCTCTAAGCTGGCTGCAATTCCACTGTCAAGTACAATCTCGAAAGCAGCACCTTCGTCCCGTGCAAGAAAACAAACTTCCTCGGAGTCAAAGGCACATTCGTCGGGATCCTCAAAATCTTGGAAACCATGCTCCAGAAGCTCGTAGAAGGTTTCCTTCAGAACGTCGGCGTCAGGGCCACCCAAGTAGTTGGAGATGGCGTGAAAAATGCGGGGGTTGGCAAGCAAACGAGCCACCGGATAAATAAGCTGTTGTTCGTCCATTACAGTGCTCTCACGAAACAGTATAGCGATAACGCCGGTTGGTAATCGTTTAACATGGTTTTACCCGGTGTCACAGCTTAACCTCCTCAAGGTTGGCCACCTTGATCCCTTTCGCCCCAGGTCGACCTTGCTTCACAGTGCTTACACTCAGCTCTACCTTCTTCTTACGGGACGAAACCCAAGCAACAGGGTAAGAGCCTTCACCAAGGTACACAAACTCAGCTTCAGAAGGGAGAAACAGTTTGCCCTTGCTGGTTGCCTTGCACAGATCCTCACCGTTGAGCACAACCGCTTTTAATTGGCCCTCCAGTTTGAAGACACACAGGTACTTTCGCTGAGAAACTTCGACTTCACGTTTTGCGAGGGCCACAGGACCATAGCCTGAAGAGATTGGGCCTTTGAAAGTTGCTCCAACCTTCTTTAGTATGCCGTCTTGGGTCATTAAAACCACTTTTTCTTTTGCGTCGACTACCATCGCACCCCGTGGTCCTTTGGCTTGCTCAACAACGCCTTTTTTCAAATCAATCTTGAGAAACCGTGGCTTAGGCGAGGCTGGAGGCCTCTTTTGCCCGGTCGTGGGGCCGACGGCGACGCTTCCGGCGGGAGGGTCCACCAGGGCGCTCCTGCGGGCCTCTCCGTGGCGTTTGGCCAGCTCCGTGATTTGTGTGTAGGCCCACTGGTGACGCACCTCTTTGTTCTTTACCAGCTCGTCAAGAGTTTTCAGTTGTTCCTCAAGGGTTTGCTTCTCGCTTTCTAGCTCAGCCTGGTCAAGACCAGTTAGCTGACGAAGGCGCATCTCGAGGATTGCCTCGGCTTGATCTCGAGTGAACTTAAACGGGCGGTCAACAAGGGCAACCAAAGCTTCCCTCTTTGACGCCGACTCTTTGATCTTCTTGATGATCGCGTCAATCTTATCGATGGCTTTGATGAAGCCCATCACGATCTCAAGCCGCCGTTCTGTTAGGTCTAGCTCTTGAGAGAACTTTCGCTCCAGGCGAACCATTCGCCACGAGAACCATTTCTGACAAATTTCAACTGGGCTGAGCTCAACGGGTCGCGTACCGTCAATAACCAGCGTTTTTGCTGAATAACGAGTGTCAAGATCGGTGTATGCGTAGAGTTGCTCAAGCAGCGGCTCAGTTCCGATATTGGCCTTCGCAATAACTGTGACACGGTCTCCGGAGAGATCAGATTCGTCGATAACTTCTGCGATACCGTCGATCTTTCCTTTCTCCAGAGCGTCGCGAACCTGCTCACCGAGTTTCTCAGGGTTGACCCCAGGCGGGAAATGCGTGAATGTAAGTGTGAGGCGATCTTTTGCCTTGCCACCTCGTTTCTGTACGCCTGACTCGTGCTTAGCGCGGCAACGAATGTTGCCAGAGCCCGTTTCTTTGTACCTTTTAAGTTCTTCGTCATTGACAATGTCGCACCCAGTAGGGAAGTCGGGGATTAGGAGTTCGCGTGCTTTTGCCTCCTTTGGGGACTTAAGATCGCACGCAAGTTTGGTTGCCTCCACAACTGCTCGCAGAGAGTGCGGTGCCAGCTTAGTTGCGAAGCCCACGGCAATTCCTGTGTCACCGTTTAGTAACACGGAGGGAATCGCAGTGTTAAACCACACTGCCTCCTGACGGGAACCGTCGTAGTTTGGCCTTGTTTCCCAAGTTGCTTTGTCCTGTAAAAGCAATTCAACAGCGGAGGGTCGCAGTTTACACTCGGTGTAACGGGCGGCGGCGGGACCGTCAACGGTGCTACCGAAGTTGCCGTGCCCGTCAACCCACGGAACGTTATTGTTCCACGATGTGGACATGTTGACCAGGGTGCCGTAACAATCGCCGTGAGGGTGGTAGTAACCCATCGCAAGGCCAGTTACGCGGGCGCACTTCACGTAGCGTTTGTCGGGCATCAAACCCTCCTCAAGCATCGTCTGAAGGACGCGGCGCTGGGCAGGTTTTAACCCGTCATACATGTCTGGAATGGCTCGCCCAAGAAGGACGGCCATTGAGTACGCCATGTAATCCTCCTTCATTTGGGAGGTTAGGCTGGTTGTCGTGAGCTTTTCTGTCATTCGGTTTTCGGAAGGGAGCGAATTCGCTCGATCAGGGTGTTTACATCGTCAACAGTGCAGAACCGAATCACATCAGCTGTGATATCAGTGTCGCAGGTCAAGTGCGAATGCCTACCCTCATTATGGGTGAGCACACCAACTTCGTAAAGCCGCACCTCGGCACTCTTCTGTTCCGGGATAACGGAAATTCCGTATCCGTTGTCAAACAATTCTTTGTATTGCAATCCGAAACGGTGAGTGAAAGTTTGCAGGTCTTCAAGTTTCATTCTTCAAACAACTCCATGAATTCTTCCTCGGTGGTGTTATCTTCAATTGCTCCAATCAGTTCTTCGTCCGTGTAACTTCCGAGGTAGTCCAGTTGGATATCGCAAAAGAACCGCTCAAGATCACGGTAAGACATTCCATCAAGATAACGGTCAACAAGAAACTCTGCGAGAGCGGAACGCTTTTCAAGTGTTAAAGAAGTCATCAGAAGCAGGTGCGAAAGTAGTGGTCACCGTAACGGTCGACGTCGTGGTCCAGGAGGTACTCCGCAGTCGATTCCCAATCTACTACGATCATGTAATACAAGCGATCTACTTCGTGCTCAAGAAAATCTTCAGCCATTCGTGCCGGCGAGGAGTATTCGCCAATGTATGCGGTGGCGAACTTGTCAAGGTCACTTAAGTCCGCAACGTCGTTAATGAAGTAGTCGACCGCTTCATAGCCGTTGTCTTCGCCAATTTCTACGTATTCTGCGTAGTACTCGAGAAAGTCTTCTTCGTAGTACTTGTCGATAAACTCCAGGATTGAGCCAAGGTTGTAGACCTCGTTCTCCAGGAGTCGGTCAATTTCAAGAAGAGTCTCTGGGGCGAAGATTTCGCGGTAGTTTGAAGTGAGAGTGACAGTCAATGTTGTTTCAGAAAGTGGTTTACAGGTAACAGGCAATTAGTTGCCGTTGAGGAAATCGTATATGGCTTCCTGATATTGCTCGTAGGTATCGTAACGATCCCGCAAGTTGGCGGGAACACGCTTGTCAGCGACAGCGGGAGCCCGACGGATTTCGGCCAGGGTGTAGCCCTTCTGGACCAGGTATTCTTCGTAGCAGTTAAGGTTCTTCATGACTTTATTATGGCTCATTTTGTCGGAAAAGTAAGGGGGGTAACCCGCCCTTCGAGGTACGGGAAACCGCCCTATTCCCCGAGGATCTGACCTTCCAGCTCGGCGGCGATGGCGAGGAGTTCTGCGCGAATCCCTACGCACAAATCGATGCAGCAGTCCCAGCCGCACGGGTCGGGTGGCACCACCTGATCAGCAGCGGCGCGAATGGCGGCGGCGATTGAAAGGGGAATGTCTTGATAATGGTGATAAGTAAAAGAGGCATTCATCACCGCCTGAGCGGCGGGGGATAGTTCAGCCACGGTCGTAGTCCTCCTGGTTAATAGTGTTGTTTGGGGTGTGCCCCAGCAGGCAAGGACGGCGCGAAATACCAAAGCAATGTCTGATACCTTGGCTGATCTAGGGTTGCCAGGGTTGCCAGCGGTAAGCAAGTAACCTTGATGTTGGTAAAGAATTCCGTGACTCATCAGGATTTTGCGAACATCCTCATCCGTCAGCTCA